TGGAGGGCGAGATGGGAAAGAGAAAACATAAGGCTCCGCAAATGCCAGCTTGGTTTTGGTACGGCATTGTAGACGGCTGCTGGTGTTGCAAAAATCGCCATAACTGCAACCAGTGTAAAGAAGTTCGTAAATACCGCAAGCAGCATTTTCCACCCAAAGAAAAAAGTAGGCATGGCAAAGCCGATCATGATGATCGAGGAGAATAACCATGAGAGCAACAAAGCAATTCAATAACGTAGACACCCAGAGCAAAATCGCAATCAACACTGACGAGCTTCAGGCCATGTTGAGTTGTGGCCGGTATTCTGCCATACAGATTGGCGAGGCTGCTGAGGCTCGTATCCAGATCGGGAAACGAATCTTCTGGAATGTCGAAAGGATCAAAAGCTACATCAACTCTATTTCTGTATAGGAGACTGCTGTATGAACATTTACCTGACCATGATGGTGACAGTCTTAGTCTTTACTCAGATTGTCCGTATCGTTCAAAACACCATTCAGCTCCGCCGGCAGTATAAGCTGTTTCAGGCTCAACTCGGACAGCTGGATAACATCACCCAAGAGGATCTTGATATGCAACGTAGAGCATATCGCTTGATCGTAGATCACTTTGAACACAAGAGGAGTGAGGCGTAATGACCAAAGAAGAGGCTATCGCTGTCTTTGAATGTTTGGCAACAGAAATGACTGCAATTTTGGCAGGAATCCCAAAAAGCGAAGCCGCAGCGGATCAAATAAAAAGGTACATTGATGCCTATGATATAGCGATCTCCGCTCTTCGTATCCAGCAGAAGCAGGAGAGCGAATGTACAAAGTGTAGCGGCATTATGTATCGTCAAACAGACAGTGGGAAAATCATCCCAGTTGGTCAACGGTGTGGTGCAAAAATTACACCTCCCTGCTACGTGCCGGATGGAGATGGATGTGCTTATCAAATCTATGGAGACAACGACGATGAGCCAATAGGCCGTTGTAAATCTTGCCCATTGTGCCAAAGCGATAAGATCAGACATAAACAAGAGTCTGTACACAATGATCCTCTGGTGCTTGATGAGCTACGACAGATGCGTGGTGAACCTGTATGGTGTAAAGAGTTAGAATGCTACGGCATTGTGAAGATGGAGAAAGTCGGAAGTTGGGCGAACGAGCTATTTTTGGTTGGAACATGGCATAATGGCGATGCCGCCGTAAACTTTGAGTACGACATCAAATCACGCGGTCTTACGCTTTACCGGCATAAGCCGGAGGAGGGGGTGGTATGAGCAAGCCCATGAGCGAGCAAATGCAGAAATTGGCAACTCGATACGAAAAGGCGACTGGTAAGAAGTTCAATGCGAAAACGAATGCACAGAAAATCCGTTCCATGACAGACGAGGAGCTGGCGAAATTGTTTGAAGAACTTTGCTACGACAGCATGGCGCATCGTGCCAAATATTGGCTACACTGGCTCCAGCAGCCAGCGGAGGAGGAACCGAAATGAACTTTAAGCAGTTTATCCGGTGGAGATTGGTTTGCTTTGTTCAAACTCACATCAGGCATTGCCAGGAATGCCTTGGCAGTAATGGGCACTGCCAAGAGTGTAACGACTGGCACCACTTATTCCGCAGAGACTGGCAACGGACGTATTGGAGAAGGAAGTGCTGATCATGAGCAATAATGCGAACTGCATTACCTGTAGGCATAAAAAGGACTTCTTAGTTCCGTGCGATTGGTTGAAAAACCAAAGAGCAGTGATTATGCCGCCCTGCCCAAGATACGAGTCCGAAGAGGAGGATACCGATGCCCGAATTAAACTTAAAGCCATTACCTTGCCTAATTTGAAACCGTGCTATGGGAAGTGCAATCTTTGCATTTGGAAATACAACGGCGGATGCTCTGAATGGAACGGGTGGGGCACTAATTAGAAAATGCAAAAAAAGAGCGTAGGTGAAAACCCTACGCTCTTAAAGCTTTAGATTTCTTCGCCATTATCATTTCTGAGAAATCTTCCTTCAAAATGACAGTCCAGTGCATTGGCGATCTCTGCTAATTCCTTTTCACTGAAATTATCACGTCTGAATTTACCACTAAGATTTTGAGAAGTACAGTTAAGCCGCGACGCTAATTCTTTCAAAGTCATGTTACGCTTGATAAGTGCGATTTTGATTTTCTCGGCCATTGCCATACTAACACCTCACAATCTTTGCTAAATCATTATAAATTGCTAAAGCACAAAAATCAATAGACAGTTTTCAAAGTAACCTATTAGCGATTTTATCGCTTGACTTTAGAAATCCCTCAAGATATTATGTAACTGTAGACTTACCATCGAAACAAAGGAGGATGATAAGTATGGCTGGCTTAAAACGAACAGACAACAAAGGTCGTATCTTAAAAGACGGCGAAACCCAAAGGAAAGACGGTACCTACCGTTTTACTTACACCGACGCAGATGGTGTTCGGCATGACGTGTATAGCAAACGGCTGGTTCCAACTGACCGCCTTCCTCCGGGCTGCAAAGACGATCTCTGCCTTAGAGAAAAAGAACGAAAGATCAACCGCGATCTGGAAGACGGCATCAAGGCTGCGGTCGAAAACAAAGCTACGCTCAATGATCTGTTCGAGTTGTATATGGCAAACAAGCCCGAGCTGAAAGATACCACTCGTAGCAATTACCTTTATATGTACAACAAGTACGTGCGAAACGATATTGGCAAGAAAAAGATAGCCAGTATCAAATATTCAGATGTCAAGGCTTTCTATAACAAGCTCATCAAAGAGAAGGGCTTCAAGCCTAACTCTATGGAAATTATTCACACCATCATCCACCCCATATTTACTCTGGCCGTCCGTGATAACTACATCCGTATCAACCCGGCTACCGGAGCGATGGCGGAAATCAAAAAGAGCCACAACTGGGAGAAGCCAAAGCGTCACGCGCTGACCATCGCAGAACAGACGGCATTTATTGACTATATGAGAAATCACAAGGTTTATAATCATTGGCTCCCCTTGTTCACTGTCTTGCTTGGTACTGGATGCCGTATCGGTGAAGCCATTGGTCTGCGCTGGGAAGACTGCGACTTTGATGAAGGAATCATCAGTATCAACCACAATATGGTCTACCGAAAGTATGAGGCAGACGAAAAGGCACGTTTCCATATCGTAACACCAAAAACAAGCGCGGGTGTCCGTATTGTGCCTATGTTGTCAGAGGTCAAAGCCGCTCTGCAAGTAGAATGGGAAACACAAAAGATAGTCGGGTTCAATGAGTCCGTTGTCGATGGGTATACTGGCTTCATCTTCCAAAACCGCTACGGCGATCCTCTCTCTCCTCATAGTGTCAACCGAGCTATTGACCGCATTTGTGCCGCCTACATCGAAGATGAAACGGTGCTGGCCGATCAAGAGGGGCGAGATCCTGTATTGATTCGTCACTTTTCTGCTCATAATCTGCGTCATACTTTCTGTACGCGGTTTTGTGAAAACGAGCGGAATATCAAAGTCATTCAGGAAATCATGGGTCATGCTGATATTGAAACTACCATGAACATCTATGCCGAAGCTACAAAGGAAAAGAAGAAAGAATCGTTCTCCAACCTCGAAGGAAAAATCAAGATCTCTTGAGGAGGATTTCAATGGGAAAGCTGATAAATCTTACCGACCGCACATTCGATATGCTGACCGTTATAAAAAGGGTTGAGGACAGAAAACCAGGCCGTCCTATGTGGTTGTGCCAGTGTGAGTGCGGCAATACCGTTGTCGTGTCCTCTACAAATCTGCTACGAACCAATAGTACAAAATCATGCGGCTGTCTTCGGCATACTCCCTCTCCCACCCTCATTGATTTGAGGGGCAAAACATTTGGCAAGTTGAAAGTAATAGAGAAAGACCCAGACTCAAAACCAGGTAAAACGAAATGGATTTGCGAATGCAAATGCGGAAATATCGTGTCTGTCCTCTCCGATAGTCTCCGCAATGGGAAAACCAGATCCTGCGGTTGCGCCCGATCTCAGATCAAGCATGACCTTACAAATCAGACGTTCGGTTTTCTTAACGTAATCGAGCCGGTAAAAAACGAGAGGATCAAAGGTAATGAAACTCGCTGGAAATGCCTCTGCCAGAATTGTGGACGCACCGTTGAGGTTAGCAGCTATTGGTTGAGGCATAGCGATCCCTATGGACACTGTAAATGTACCAGATTTAACAAACCTTTGTAAAAGCCATCTACAGCCCCTCTGAGCGCTTCAAATCTTAAAGGTGAAACTACCCTCGAACAATTTAATCGCCGCTCCTGCGTTGCCCAGCGGCTCCGCTGGCAAAAAAATAGGGTACAGAAATCCATTGTGGAAATCTGTACCCTATCTTAATTCTCTTATCAAAAAAACAGGGAGTCAGCCCGTAGGCCAACCCCCTGGTAAAAGAACCAACATTCGATTAGTCGCAACTTTGTCAATATAGATACTTCACAAGATCATCAGAAAGAAAATCTTTGATAACCAATGGAGGCTTTTTATCTTTATCAGCGTATGTCATTGTAGAATACTTGTCCACAGAAGCATCCTTAGAAAAGATAAAATCAATGAACTCCGCGTCAGCGCTACTCTCAATCGCTTTATCCTTCACGCGCAATGTTCTGGGTAAAAACCAATCGTTTATCTTATTTCCTTCCAAATCAAGATTCTCAGACAAACCAATCGTAAAATCTAAATTGGTTACACCGATTTTATAAGTAAGGGTGACAGTCTTCATATCTTTTACAACGCATACAACATTATTTGTCAGTGCGGGCAACATCGTCAAGCACGGAAGTTTTCTCTTCGCACCTCTGTATGTATGCTCCCTGTCATAGAAGATCTGACCAGCAGACAGCATTGAACTTTTTGCTTTGTCATAAAATTCTTGAGCACTGATAGAAGAATTTACGCCAGTCAAGTGCCTGAAGCGATCTGTCGGAAAAACTACTTCAAAGTAAGATTCTCCATACACATATAAGAAAACTCTACCAGCGAGTTTGTCCCGATACACTTCTGAGGCAGTTATGATTTGCTTGCGGATCTGTTCGTCCTTGATATTTTTTGTATCCATATCTCTGCCTCTTTCGACAAACATAATCATAGAAAAGGAGGAATAGCCAACGCTATTCCTCCTTAGCTGCTTGGGTAGAGAGTTTTCTGCTGGTTGTCAGCCGCGACGCCCAGTTAAAGCGTCTATTGGTGCGGAAATAATTAAGTCCCCCGCATGGACTACAGCAGTTAATTCCCGCTGCCGGACGCGACACCCAGTTAAGATGTCATTCGGCGTGGGTTTTTATCCTGTCCCACTCCCAGCACAACTTTTTACGGTGCTCTCACACCGGAAACATTACTGTTTCTATTATCATTATAGGCGGATTTCTCTGTTTTGTCAACAGGAAACTTCATCCACATAATGCGCCATTTTTTGGCCCCCACCGGGGTAAAACCGTGGTATGTTCGGCAAATGTGGTAAAGCTGTGGTAAAATGAAAATCGCTTCTCAAATACTACAACTTTTCACTCTTAAAACAGGCGTTTTGACTTGTTTTTAGCCCATTTCAGAACATTTTTCAAGCATTACTCTCCGAGAGGCTTCATCGTCGGGACGAAAGAGAGCGATTTTGCGTAGTTTTCCATATTACTGTATCCTCCATCATTTTCGCATTTTGCGAATTTCCAAAAGATATAATTCCGTGTAAAAAAGTGTTGTTTGGGTACTGTTTGGCGTAAATATTGGTGTAAGTGGTGTAAGCCTTATTGTTTCCCCTCGCAATTTAAGAAGTCCTGATGTTCCCTGTGCGGAAACATCAGGACATTATATATTTTACTCAGCTTTGAAGTATAAGTCAAGTCCCTCGAACTCAGAACGCTTCAATTCTTTTGTCACATCGGTGTAAATGTTGAGTGTGGTAGAGATGTCCTTATGACCGAGGGTATCCTGAATTACCTTGACATTTACCCCCGCTTCACACATTCTCGTTGTGAAAGTATGGCGAAGGGAGTGGCAACTGAAATGCGGAAGCAAAAGGTCTGTGTTTTCATCTTTGAGCAACTGTTCGTCGTTGCAATCTCGAATTATGCGACGGAGCGCCTTGTTTAGCGTTCCCTGATGTTGCGCCTGTCCGAAACGGTTGATAAAGATGAAATCGCTATACCCATCAATTCATCTTCGGTGTTAATACGGTTTATTTCATCAAGCAGTGAAGCCAGTTTTGCCGTATCAAAATGCAAACGGGAGTAATAGTTATCTGGCAAAGCGCCTTTCAGAGCAGGATTGTTCTTTTCTATCGTAAACAGAGCAGTATCAATCTTCAAAGCAATGTCGTCCTGCTTTGCGTTCTCGATAATATAACTCCAACGGCTTTCCTCCGGCAGATAGAACACGTTTTCCTGCGTATAGAAAGGTTTCATATCGGCGTATTTTTCGCCGTGGGTTTTAATGATCTTCTCTCTGCATTTCACAAATTTATCACTTGCGAATTTAAGGAAGAACAAACTCAAAACAACGTGCTTGTATTCGGCAGGCTCAATAGCGCCACGAAGTTTATCCGCACTTTTCCAAAGAGCTTCCTCCATAGATATTTCTTTTTTCGGTTTTGTTGTCGCCCTCGCCATTCTTGCGACCTCTCTTTCTGTATAGTTATCTCAGCCTTATTTTCTGTTATTTATCTTCCGGTAGAATTTCTACGATGTCGTCGAGTGAGCAGTCAAGCGCACGGCAAATCCTTACCAATACATCGGTAGTCACATTTTCACCACGGTTGAGCTTTCTGATGGTGTAATCGCTTATATGTGCCAATTCAATCAAGTCTTTTTTCTTCATATCTCGGTCAAGTAGTAAATGCCATAACCTTTTGTAGCTTACTGCCATATTCGTACCTCCCGTCCTGATACGCACTTATACATAGTTATTATACCACGAAATTCGATGAATTTCAACATCAATCAGAGCGAAAGCACGGTTTACTGTCAACATTTTTGTGAACAATGTAAAATTAAGCTTATATGTACTCGATGGGCGCTCTGTATCTGCCTTTGAAAGCAAGGGCTATGATTTGTATTCAGTTGTGGTCATACGCCTTTATGCGGCGTTTGGGGAAGAAAAAAGCGTCCAAGTTTTACGCTTGAACGCTGTGGTTAAATTTTTATGCAGTGGTAATTTCCGTACAAATGGGAAATTATGAAATAAAAGAACTTATTCCTGAGCAAAAAAATTCAGCACATAATCCTCACAACTAAGAATTAGCGTATCTCTTGCCTCTGTTCCATCCTCATATTCCGTCACACCCTTCACCATCTGACATACTGCGTCCTCAATAGTCGCTTCATAAATACTGCTTGTATCGTCACTGTCCAAGAGTCTATAAGTACCGCTCCATTTTTCAGAGGTTTCGTTATTCAGTATTTCTATGCTTGAACCGCTGATATGACAAGTAATATCCCGCGCATCTGCTCCTACATAATGGTTCTTTTCGTTTGCAGAACAATAAATGACAGCCCCATCATCTGCTCTTTGAATAGAGGACATTACCCATATTGTTGGTTCAATAGATGCTGAACTTCCTCCGTCACACGCACTTAGAGACAAACATACCACAAACGTCAGCATGAAAGCAAATACTCTTTTCATAAGAATTCCTCCCACAAATTTCATTTGTTTGAACTCCGCAAACGGAGATTTACATTGTAATCTTATGACTATATCATATCCAATTCCCATTAAACGCTGCTGCCATAATTGCTATCAATAATATAATAATCAGAACACATACTACAAGGCTAAATAAACAGACTATAAGTCCACTCGTCCATAAGGTGGGATACAGTTTTCTGCTCCTCCTCGTAATAATGGAAACAATCACGCCAATAAAGGATAGTATCGGTCCTACAAGTATAATGTCGGTATATGTATAGGGGGCATGGTTTGCACTGTAAAAATAAAGCGCAAACGTGCAAAAAGAAGAGATTCCCAGTATAAGCGGTAACACCATCAATTTTTTGTTTACTGGCTTTTTATCTTCCATTCTTTCTTTCCCTCAAATCCCAATTTGCCGTCCTCATTTTCTTCTCGACAAACGAGAAAATCACGACTTTTTCCTTTTCAAAAAGTTAATCGTTCTTTTCACAATAAATATTACACATATCAACCCTACAACTCCACAAATGATGGTATCCTTCAAGTCTGCAAAACCGCCTGTGTACCGCATCGCATAATAATAAATTGTCCATATCAGCATTAACACGAAGGCACTAATACTTAACCAATAAGATTTCTTAGTCATTTGATTTTTCTCCCATTAGCGACGAAACAATAATCCACAAAAAGCTCCGATAACAACTACCCCTGTCAAGTATACTAAAAGAACTATGCTATGTCGTCCTGCTTTACATTTGGTTTTCGTTTTATTCGCCAAATAGCATATTTAATGAAAATGGGGAGTAAAGCAGGTAAAACTGAGAATAGCAAAGCGTGTACCAAATAATCAATTCCCCATTTTGTTCCCCTAAGCACAGGAGTTGTAAGGTAAGGAATCAGATAACTGACTAAGGCTGTTGCAACACAGACAAATGCAATACTTCTTAGTCTGACTGATTGAAACAGCCTATTGTTTGCAATGATGCTGTAAAGAATAAGATTTGTGATTCCAAAGGTATGAATAAATGAAACCCCGAAAAGAAACGGGTTTTCATTTAGACTTTGTGGCATAAGTTCATCTACAACAACGATGAAAATACTTATTGCGGGCAACAGCAGCCCTATTAGAATAAAACATAATAAAGGGTGTTCAGAAAATCGCTTTTTCATATGTATGTTTCGCACCTCATACCTTCATATGAAGAAATATTATGCTAAAATATTGCCGGTACTCGGTTTACTCGTGTTGTTTTCCAATTAGGTTACGGACTACCTTCTAACCGGCTACTATTGGTTGTAGCGTTTTTTATTTTACCACCCAAATATGAAGAAATCTACAAAAAACAGAGATTTTTCGGTGAGAACACCCCCTTCGATGTACTACCGTTTCTTGAACACCCATAAAATATGTACTTGATGGCTGCCCTTGCGGACAGCCATCATATCAATATTGCGGCGCTCCGTAGCCGAGTATCTCGTAATGCCCTACGGCATATTGATTTATACGGCAGCTATCTCCTGAGTTACCCTCGACCGTGTAAACGATACCATTCTCGACCTTTTCAACGATACCCGTATGGTCGGATAGTCCGTCCTGCGGACCTGACGAGCCTTTGTTATCCCAATCAAAGAAGATAATCATACCCGCCATCGGTTCCAGCGAGCCGTCTATCCATTGCCCTCGGTCTTTGAACCACTGAACGCCGTTTACGCAACCAGCGTACTTCGGAATGATACCTGCGTCGATATAGCCACACTCATTGGCACACCAACTGACAAAGCAGGCGCACCATTCCACTCGGCTGTTAAAGCCGTACCAAGACCAGTACGGTTCGCCGCCGACATTTCCGACCTGAGACAGCGCAACCGTCACGATTTGGTCATCGCTGTATCCGATACCGTATAAAACGGCAGACCATAGCGAGTTGTTTTCCTCTTGGAGCAATTCGGCAAGGTATTCCTTTTGCTCCTCGTTAAAGCCGTACTGCGCTGCCATTTCGTCTACTGTCTTATGCGAGACTGTAATATACAGAAACGTCTCGGTTACTGTCGTTTCCGTCTGCACGATATTCCCGTGTCCGTCATCAGTCTCGGTTATCTCCGTATGCAATTTTGTCTCGGTTCGGCTGCTTATCTCGTTCATCTCCCAAAAGATGTCTTTGAGAAGTTGCTTCTTTTCATCGTTCATCGTTGCTACTTCCTGAGCATTGTCGGGATCGGTATTGACTTTGACGGAGTAGACGGCAAGCACATCTTTCCAAACCGCACGGCTTCCGCTCATTTCAAGCTTGTCATAGCTGACGGAGTTCTTTATCTCTTGTAGCCTGCCATCGTAATCAACATTGATTTCCTGTACGACCGTCTGCATATCGCTGTTCTGCGTAAACAGTTCCGTATATTCCGGCAGAATGGTCTTGGTCTCCGTGTACTGAATAGGCTCGGCAGGCTCAACATTCTCATCGGGTTCGGTTTCTACAATTTCTGCAAGGCTGTCATAAAGTGCCTCCTGCTTTGCCGACTCGGTGTAATGCTTAATAATAAAACCGGCGCTTACCGCAAAAACAAGGATAAACGCCGTTAAAATCGGAATTAAGATTTTCTTATTCATAGGTTTTCCTTTCTACGCAAGGCGAGGGGTCAAACGCCCTCGCCCGGTTTGGTCGTCATCAGCTTGTAAAGCTGCGTGTTCGTCGGGAACTTGTTTACGAACGGAACGAGCGAGCTGCCCACCTTAATCAGCCCGTGTCCCGCTTCAACATTCGTGATATACGACATTTGAAGGTCAGAGATATTCAGCAGCTTCGCAAGTTCAATTCGGTCGGTCGCCGCCTGATTGAGCATTATGATGAACTCCGAGTTAGCAAGCATTGTCCTTGCTGTATGGCTCTGCAAAAGGTCGTCCACGTTCTGCGTAATACCGGACGCATAAGCGCCGTACTTTCTGACACGCTTCCACAAGGTAAACAGAAAGTTTGCGGAATACTCGTGTTGGAACAAAAGGTAAATCTCATCAATGAAGATGAATGTTTTCTTTCCTTTCGCTCTGTTCTGCGTGATACGGTTGAGAATAGAGTCGAGGACTACAAGCATACCGATAGGCATAAGCTTCATATCGTCGAACCTCGTTTCGGGACATTCTTTGAGAATTGATAGCACCTTGCTGTCAACCGTCTTTAACTTGTTCATCTTCTGACCTCCAAAATAGAAATAGGGGCGGGTTTTTTACGCCCGCCCCACAATGGGTTTTCTTACTTCTTACGGTGTTTGACCTGTAAAAAGATAAAGCCGCCTATGATAAAGGCGACCAAAACGATAGCTATGATTGTCTTAGGTTCCATTATTCAGCGTCCTCCTTTTTCTTCTTTTTCAAAGCTACAAAAGTAGTTGCCGCAATTCCGAGAGCCGACAGACCCGCAAGGGTGAACCACAGACCAAGATGGCTGTTATCGCCAGTCTTAGGAGTATCTCGCAGCTCGTTGTGCATTGTAACTACGGTCGTCGAACCCACCTTAACGGTTGCGTCCTTATTGGCAGGCAACACATAGTTTGCGGAAGCCTTGTCGGAAACCTCGGAAATCGTGTACTCACCGATACGCAGGTTCTCAATCAGGATTTCACCCTTTGCGTCGGTCACGAAAGTCTTATCGTAACCGTTCTCTCCCGTGACACGGAAAGAGAAGCCTTCCACTTTGCCATCGGAAGAAGTCTTAACGATTTTCAGACTGCCACGCATAGCGTCGTTGATAAAGCCAACGCCGGCTTCATTCTCTACCTGATAGGTCTTTCCGTTTTCCTCGATAAAGACAGAGTAAACGCCCTCGTCCAGTACGAAGCCTTCGGGAGCTTTCGTTTCTTTGACAAGGTACTTGCCGTAAAGCAGTTCCTTCATCTCGTAAATACCTTTGTCGGCTTCCTCAAGCTCACCCAAAAGCTCATCGCCGTCGTCCAGTTTACCGTCGCCGTTCAGGTCTTTGTAGACCTCAAAGACTGCGCCGGAAAGCTTGTTGTCGGGGAAGTCCTTGTCTACCTTTGTAAGAGAGATATTGCCCCGTACAAACTCATCGGTCACGGTTATCTCGATAACCTGTTCGTCCTCGTTGACCGTTACCTGATAGGGCGTACCGTCAAGAACATATCCGGTCGGCGCTTCGATTTCCTTTACGACCCAAACGCCGTAAGGAACATTCTCAAAAGAGAAGCTGCCGTCATCGGCGGATAGCCGTCCATTCGTGTCCGTGTTCGCACTTCCATATCACTTTCTTGTGAGAACCGACAGTAACCTCTGTTGGCTTAATCGTGTTTTTCTCTGACCACTCTGATACCAGTCTCGGATTTATGGTAGCAAAATCGTTAATACCTGCAACAACCCTTGCTCCCGAACAAATGGGGCAGCCTTCGCCTTTGGAACGAGCCTTCACGCTCGCCTGCCATTCGTGACCGCAACTCCCTTTCCACCAAACTCTCTTGTTTGAGCCATATGTAATATCATCAGGAGTAAGCGGAAAGTTCCTTTCCGCCCATTCCGAAACAAGCTCCGGATGTACTTTCGCCAAACTAATACTCATAGCAAAACCGCTCCTTCCTCTCTGTTTTGCATTTATTATATTGAGGAAAGGGTAATTGGGGTAGTTTGCGAATATGGGGAGAAACAAAAAAATAACCTTTGAGAAGGGTTCTTCCTTTCTCAAAGGTTAATCAAGTAGAATACGAATTGCCGTGTATCGACCTTCTGCTCATTTCAAGATACAGCAATTCTACTCTCATTATTTTACAACTAAGTTGTAGTTGCTGTCATAGTACAAACCAAGTTCCCTGCATAATCTTTCGTTCACCTTATCCAATGCTTTTTTATACTCCGCATAAGGCGGAGACAGAGCAATAAGGTTGGGAATGAATATATCGTTGTATCCTTTGTCCTGCAACTCTTTCAGCATTTTTCTCTGAGCGACAAACGCCGGGTGATACTTCATAATTCCGGCTTTCAACTTAACCCCTTTTATTACCCGTTCTCTCAATCGCCGGTATTCGCTTTCGCTCATATCGCGATAATAAGCCGTCATCTCGTCTGCGGTTCTTGTATCCTGAGTAATCCCGCTTGCTATCTTCACACCTATTCGCATAAGAAAAGGTATTTTCAAAGTGGTCTCATCGCAATATTTCAATATATTCTGCAAGGCTTGCTTCTGTTCCTGAGTCTGCAATCTTACATTGAGGAATGGCTTGAAGTGGCTTTTGAAATAATCTGACCACCCTTTACCCGGCAACAAAGACTCAATCGCATTTTCGACGGTTTGATAATCAAGTAACTCATTTGCCTTGTCGGCATTGCCATCGTCTATGAATTGCCTTAACGCCTCGCATTCTGCCTCAAATAAAACGCTTTCCCGCATTTTTTCCTGATAAATACGAAGAAGAATGCTTTTGTCGCCACTCTTCAAAAGACTTTGTATGTCTTTTATGCTAATACCCAGCTTTCTGTAAACTGAAATCTTTTTTAATGTCTCCACGTCCTGCGGGGAGTAGTTACGATAACCGTTGCCGTCTTTATGCACTGACAACAACCCTTTTTCTTCATAATACTTGACAGCACGCTTTGTCATTCCGGTTTCTTTTGCAATTTCATTCAACAGCATAGTTAATACCTCCTTGTGATGACAGTATAAGCGTGTACGCTGCGTACAGGTCAAGGGATTTTTTCGTTTTTTTACAAAAAAACGGGCGACCCCGAAAGGGAATCGCCCATTCACGCTTTGAAATTATGCGATTTTTTTGCCTCTGCACGTTTTCCTACATCGATTGGTGTAAGTTTGGTGTAAGGTGTAAGGTTTTTCGCTTCCTCTGTGTCCGAAAACCCTTGATATTACGGGCTTTTTCGCGTTTCGGTCAATCTAAGGGTTTCATTGTCGGGAATATTATCTCGGTATCGTCGTAACTTCTCATAAGTTCTTATAACCCCTGTGCCACAACGTTTTGCGGACATTTGCGATAACGCAACGTCTCATAAATTCTTATAACTTTTCGGTCAATTGGTGTCAAAACTGGTGTCAAACCCAGCTCAGGACACTCTGATTTTCCCTTCGAGATTTGCGAAGCTGGACATCTTCTTTTCCTTGGTTGCTTCGTTGTAGACATCCATCGTTGTCTCGATGTTTCGATGTCCCATAATTTCTTGGATTACCTTTAGGTTTGTTTCGTTCTCGCAAAGGCGAGTACAGAATGTGTGTCTGAGATTGTGTGCGCTGAAGTGTGGAAGTAAGACCGGCTCTCGGTGTTCTTGTTCCGCTTGCTCCGTCTCTTTTGCATTGTAGTCACGAATAATTCTATCAAGTGCTCTGTTGATGACGTGCGGGGTGAGCATCTCTCCGAACCTGTTTTTGAAAATGAAGTTCGTGTACCCATCGACCTCGCACTCGTTAAAGCCTTCCTCCATATGCTTCAATCGAATCTGGAGCAAAGCTGCTCTCACATCAGAGAACATTGGAATGATTCGTGTGCCCGCTCGTGTCTTCGGCGTAGTGATGTGGAGTTCCATCTTCCCGCTTTCTTGTTGACGATATATCAAATTATGGTTGATGTCAATAATATTTTGCGTGAAGTCACAATCTTCCCACCGTAGCCCAAGGACTTCTCCTATACGAGCGCCCGTCCCAAGCATGACCGTGAACAGCGGCATCCAATGCTTGTACGTTTTTGAGCTGGACACAAAATCAAGGAACTTATCTTGCTGCGGTTCTGTCAGTGCGTGGCGTTTAGGTTTCTCCCAGTTGTGACTCTTCTTGATTTCAGCCATTACGCCATCGGTTGGGTTCGTTCTGATGAATCCGTCCCTTACAGCCACATTAAAAACCGGATGGAGGATAGTATGAATTGTCTCCATACTGTTTGGCTTAAACCCAACGTCTTTAATGAGGTGGATGTAGAACCGCTTGATATCGCTGTACTTGATGTCGGCAATATTTTTCGTGCCTATCTCGTCACGAACATATTTCCTGTACATATACTTGTAGTTGGTTCTTGTTGATGCCTTGAGCTCGTACTTGGTTTCGATATAGGCGTCGTAGAAGCTGTTCAGCGTCATTTTGTACGCCGTATAGGAACTGATGCCATCATCCATATCCCTTTGGATACGCTTTATCTGAGTCCTCAGTGGCTCTGTGCTGCGCTTGCCATCGGGTGCCTTGTCCGACTCCACAAGCCTCCAACTATAAATCGCTCGGCGTATTCCACCAGCGTCAGTATAGCGGTACATATACTTCCCGTCGCTTCTTTGTACTTCTCCTTCTCTCAGAATTCTGCCTTTGTTGTCTTTTCTTTTTTCAGGCATGGCTGCTCCTTTTGTCTGAAAATGAATATCAACATGGCGTTTTCAATATACCATAGTCTGGATTCACTTTCAAGTTAGATATCATATAAGGTTGAGTTGGTCAACAAATCGCTCGAATTTTGTACGTTTAATCTGTGGGCGTGTGCCATTCCAAAGGACAAAATCAGCGTCTTTGTTTTCGCTGACAATTTTACGCAGCTTATTTTCTCCGATACGGAAGTATTGCGATGCCTCCTGAATTGTCAGTGTGTACCTCTCCCAGAATGGGATTTGCATGGTACTAATGATTTCACCTCCCTGTGAGCTGCGTGTATGTAAAAAAAGAAAGGGCTGGCAATAAAGCCAGCCCCGTGTCTACCGTTTCGGTAATTGTGGAACCTAATCGATGATGCTGATTACTATGTAGGCGATGACTACGATAATGACCGGAATCCAGATAGGTGCAAGTACCCACCACCAGCTCCAGTCAATTACGCCAATCAGTTTCAGGACGACAAAGACCACGGCGAGTACATCGCACAATCCAAGACCTTTTGAAGATGAGTCTTTCATGCGTGGTTCCTCTTACGCTTTGCCATCCGTAGAGCCCATGCCGCCGTTTCTGACGCCTGTTGCATCATCGGAGTATGTAATCCCATACGGAATAAAGATTGCCTGCATAAAGCCGTTACCGGCTTCAACGTGCACAATCTTTTGGCTCTTGCTGTCGTTTGTAATCTTGGCGAAAATGTGCCCCTCATTGTCTGAGAAGTAATAGTCGCTGTCGATAACGCCCATCGTATTGTCAAACTGCATACGGAACTTGAAGCCCAGACCACTACGCGGCAGGCAACCGAGCCACCAGCCCTCGTCAATCTTCACTCTGATGCCGGTGGGAATCTTCATTGTCTCGCCGGGGCGCATCTCAAAGGTGAATGGTGCCTTAAAGTCATAACCGGCGGAGCCAGTTGTTGCTCTGCTGGGGAGTGCAATTTCCTCCCACATCTTTCTGAGGTCATCTTCGATGGCAGGGGGCAACTCCTGCCCCCTATAAAATTCATCTTTCATCGCGTCACGGAACTGTTCAAAGCTGACCTTCTCAAATTCTCCAACTCTCTGCATTGTGTCCTCCTTAGCTATTTGTTTTGCAAGTACAAGACGGTTCGCCCCACCAAGGCTTAACTGTTTCTTGGTAGGTTTGGAACGGTGGGAAGTACATGGTGTCGTCATCTTCAGTTGTCTCTGTGACCGTTTCTCTCACGACTTTCCCGTTTGCGTCGTACTCGCGGACAGTCTCCTTGATTGTACGTTTAATCATACGCCCTCCTTATTTACGCTTGATTGTCTTTACAATCAGGCAGGCGGAAGCGATGATGGATGCAATACCAGCAGCACCGGTAATAATGTCCAGAAGTGAAGGCGTCGGCTCCTGAAGCTCAATCAGACCGTCGAGCATTTCAGCGATATCCTCGTCGCTCGTGGTGGAAGTAGTGACTGTGTAACCGGCACAATCAGGCTCTTCTCTCGTCTCTGTATGAATCTCGTGGGTCACGTTGCCTTTCTCATCGAACTCTCTTGTGGTCTCGTAGGTGGTTGTCAGTTTGTTCATGGCTGTCATCATAGTTAATCCTCTCTTTATTCCGTTTTTGTGTAGAGACCGCAGTGGCAGGTTCCACTTGCCATCTCTCTGAATTCCTTGCACATACACTTTGTATCCTCGTTCTTTTCGAGGGAGCACGGGCAGAAGCCATTATTGTCTTTCAATGCTTTGCGCATATCGTTAACGAACTCTTTGTCTGGATTGATGTTGATTTTCATTGATGTCTTCTCCAATATGTTTAACTGTCGAACCGCTCTGCGTATTGATTATCAGAGGCGAGTTCGACGCCAAGCACTTCATCAAATATGTGCTTTTGGTTTGGGATGTATCGTCCGAACTTTACAATCACGTTCCCATAAGTGGCAAGCTGTTGAATCCATTCAGGGACTTCTTCAAAATAGTAACCCGTATAAATGACAACGTCGTCTTTACACTGGAATTGACCGCGAAGAACCTCAAGGAACGAACACAGCTCATCAAATTGTTCAAGCGGTTCAAGCCCACCAAACACGATTGATTCCGTAAGCGGATTATTCAGATACCGGAGGCACAGTTGCTCGTCGTCAATACTGATGGTGGCGCTTGCACGCCACCCATCATTTTGACAGACCGACAACGGGATGCCTGCTTCGATACAGCACTTACCACCACAAGAAATTGTTCCAATGAACATCGCTGGCTTTTTATAATTGGTGAAGTCTTCATCCACGATTGTCTTTATTCTCATTCGCTCATAGCCTCCGCATAGCTGTACCACTGTCTTGTGTTGAACTCACGGAAACGGTCTTTGGAGTAAGCCCTTGATGGGACGAGATATCCAACAATGCGCTGGTATGTATCGAAGACAGGCTCACCGCATACTGGACAATGGTCAGTGCCGACAAAGCCGTGATGGTTCTTGCACTCGTTGATACGGGTGTTAAACGCAAAGTAAATCACGCCAGCCTGAGCAATCTTGTTCAGCATCTTCCACGCTGTTTCCGTATTCGGGAAGTTGGATTCCAAATTGATGTGCGCGATGCTGCCGCCAGAACACTTCTCATCAAGGATTGAGCTGAGGCGGAGCTTTTCTTGAATGGTGCATTTCGCAGACAGCGGAATCCACTGGTTTGAGTAGATGAACTTGTCATTGTGGTCGTACAGAACGTTGTCTTTCTGGCACAGGATAACTGCCGCACGCTCTGCAGGGACACTCTCGATGTTAAAAGAGTAAGCATCGGTGAAGTTGTCCTTGACTTCATTCAGCACCTCAAAGATTTTGCTTGCAAAAGCGATGCCCTCATCGGTGTAGCTGATGTAACCGAATTCATCTGTCTTGGTGTAACCAAACGCCTCAATGACTTCATACAGACCAAGGATACCCATTGTGCAGTATTGCTTGTCCATCTCGACCGCGCCATCCTGATAATTGGGGAGCAGCCCCTTCTCAACGTTTCTTTGGATGATATGGCGAACAGTATCGAGTGTCTTACAACACAGCAACGCACGCTTTTTGAGCAGAGCAAGATACTTTTTCTCGTCGCACTCAGTCTCCAACGCAATCCGCATGAGGTTGATTGTGTTGACCTTTACAGAACCAATGGAGAGCGCTGTACCGCCAATAGAATTGATGAATGCATTGAGTTTTGAGGTATCGGATAACAGACGGCAGCAGTTACTCAACGTGTTTACATCGCCGCTGATGAAGAAGTTGCTGTCATTCCACGTCACATTGTGGTCGGAGCACCATCTGGCGAACTCTTCATCGATGAATTTACCATCACGGTAAAGCAAACTGTACGTCAGCACTGGGAACGTAAACATATTCTCGCTTCTGATTTGCGAAACGACCTCCATAAAGAGCTTTTGATGCTCAATCAGCTCTTCAACGCAGTCAATCACATATGTCCCGTCAGGATACTGCACACCGCCGAACAACGCCTCAATGTAATTACGGTCAAAAATTGACACATTAACAAAAGCAGTCTGGTCGATGCGCATAAACGGCTGGTTCAGACGGTAGATAAACTTCTGGAAGCACTGCTTGATGTAGTATTCGGGGTTCTTAATGAAGTGACCGCTCTCACAGTCCTTTTTCCAGAAGTAATATGTCCAGATAAGGACATTGGGGATGCCTACAGCGCCGGAACTGCGGTTGCTCATATAGCTGATATACTCAATTACGTCATCCATGAACGTTGTGAGATGCTTCGGAGCCTGATTGTTATAGTTTTTGAGGAAAAACAGCCCCTCGGTTGCCAGTCTGGTCAGGTCATAAGCGTAGCAGTATGGTAGGTATGTAGAAGTAGACGCATCATGCAGATAGAAGCCGCCGTTATACTCTGTTTCAAGCCATTCACGGGCTGTTTTCAGGTTGTAGCGCTTCTTCATCTCATAGAAAATCTTGTTGAAAGCGAACAGCTTATCGTGAGACTTGCCCTTTTCATTCAAAAGACTGCGAATATCCTTGTTGGATGCGTTCGCATTGGCATCGATGGTTACGTCGGCGACATTCTTGTCAATGAAGCCATCGATGAAATCAGAAAAGTTCAATTGTGTCTCGTGGAAACCGTTCAGGTACTCGAAATCTTCGCCATAACGCTCATTGAGGGTGGTCATAGCCTTTTCAAAGTCCCTGTTCATTTTGAGTGGAATGTTCATTGCTTAATCTCCCTTCGCTTATTGTTGGTTAACCCAGTTATTTGCTGTCGAGAAGTCAAGCAATTCATTGTTCACACTAAGAACGGGCACCTGACTGATTCCAAGTGACAGCATCTCATCCACAGAATTATTCTCTGTGTATTTGATACCCTTTTCTTCCAGTTTCTTTTTCAGAACCTTGCACTTTGGACATCCTGTTGAGTACAAAGTAATTTCCATTGGCACCTCCTCCCAACCTTTAAGGTCATCCTCCTCTGCAAGAGCCGTAATCGCTGAATAGACCTCAGCCCACGTTCCCACACGGAGCATTCCATTGGCTTCTGCATCATATTTTTTATTGTGATGCGCAGTCATAAGGATTTTGAAATAGTTCCCACCCTCAAGATTGTGGATGCCATCATCGATGAGGACATCACCATTCACAAGCTGTTTGTGGGAAGTGATAATGACATCGTTCCATGTTAGGAATGGGAAGTATTTGAATAATACCCGCTCCATTTTTGATGCGAGCGTATGGTAATTCGATGTGGTTACAATCAAGACCTTATGCCCATCTGCAATAAGCTTTTGCAAAACCTCTGATGCACCATCAATTGGTTTAACCCAATCCCAGAAATCATCCTCGAACAGTGGTGCATACACCTGTTCATTCGTGAGTGTCGGGAACGCCTTAGAAATATCCCAACTGGTGATGTCTGTCAGCTTTGTAGTCGTCCCGTGGCGGGTGTTCAGGTAATCAACCCAAGCACTTGCCAGCGACTCAATCGTGTCATCCATATCAACCAAGATTGTCAGATGCTTCATTTAACCTCCTTATAGCTCATCAATCGTCATCTGATGAGAGCCAAGGTATTCGACCAGCCAATCGATGACATTTCTTTTCAGGTCAGTCAGTGACCCATTATTCGTTATGTAATAATCTGGCTCAACATCGTCGAGCGCTGTCTCAGAAGGGTGCGCTTGCTGTTCTGGGGTAAGAGGGCTCTTGAAGTCCTTTCTTACAACACGCAAATTAACTGTGTCCAATCCAGCCTCTTTGAGATAATCAATCTCATTTGGGAATCTGCAATCAGGAATCAGCACATAGTCCCACTCATTTGGGAATAACTCCAAAATCGATGTGACAAACCCAACCCAATAGTCAGGGCGCTTCTGCCGAATGATGTCCGTCCCGACATATTGAAGAATATGCCGACCAGCATCATCTTTCTGTCCGTCCCATCCAAAGAACTGTTTGCAAATATATTTGAGCAGGTCTGCGTAATGGGTAATCAAGACTTTATATCCGTCTGCTTCTAAAGCTGCTTTAAGCAATCCAGCAGTGGTGTCTTTTCCGTTTTGGGCTTTACCAGAAATCGTAATAACTTTCACCTGTCAACCTCCTTTGTGTTGCTTCGCATACTTTCGGAATTTATCTATGGCTTGCCGAACATTCATTGGCGAATCTGGCGGTCGCCACTTGTGTTCACCGCCGTAATACAGCTCTCTGACCTTGCAAAATGCCGCAACCACAGGTTTGTCTGTATCATCTACTTTGTGTTCACAAACAATTGCGACTGCCTTCTTACCAGCCTTTGTAAAGTCATCGACCATTCTTTGGATAGCAAGTCGTTGCCCGTATGGGACTCTTGCATCCTTGTGTTTTACTTCGAGGAGTATGTATTCTGAGTCGTGATACTCAATTAACCCATCGATATCTGTGGGGTATATCCCGTTATCAAGTTCAAGCCCTTTGAAGTCGATGAGTTGTTTCATACGTTTGGGGTTCAGTATCTTGCTTTTCATAAGACCTCCAGATTTAAGCAGGTCTCGGTCGGTTGTCGTCATTGCCGAATAGCAATACAGCCGCAAGAATCACAACGACAACTGTAAGCACCCCATTCATTGTTTGCGCGGCATCATACCGCAGGTCTTTTTCTCCGAGCAAAAACCCATGAGTTTGCATTTTGGCATGAAGTAGTGGTCTACGATGTACTTCCATTCCTCCGAGTAGTTTCCCAAAGCATCGCATACATCGTTGAATAACCCCCTATATTCATGGTAGGCTCGATTGCACATTCTCTGATGCGACATATCCATCAGGTTGCGCATATTGTGCTTACACACAATTTTCGTCTCCATGCCAAGCGGAAGTCCTAATGCTGAGTCCTCACGAGGAACACCAATAGTGTCGAGACTCTCTAAATATGATTTGATATGTCCCATCAAATCCTCATAGACCTTTTTCGCTTCTGGATTGCCTTCGATGCTTGGCGGCGTAACATATCCAAAACCATGTTCGTAGTCGATATATCGCGTACTCGCCTGAAGGCGTGTGGGCAGACCACCGATATGGGTGTACCACTCACGGATAACCCGTGCCGAATACCCTTCAAGAGTCAAATACACATCAGGGAACTCAAACGTTCTCCCGTGTCCACTCTCAAGACAGTCAATGCCTCTGAGATAATTCTTCTCATCATTACTGGTATTTGCTCCCCAGCAGATACCTGCCTCTACGCCAATCATCGTGATTGGCTTTTTGTATGTATAATCTTGAACAATTACTTTTCCCATTCGTTACTTAACCTCCGTAAAGTTCTGGGTAACTGCTATAACACAAATAGGTATAGCCGTAATAGCTGCTGTACAGTTCAAGATAAACGCCGCTACCTTGTACCCCACCAGACTGGAATACGACTGACGGTTCATTCAAAACACGTTCGCCGCTTAAAAGGCGAGCTGCTGCTTCAACGCAGGACTCAAACGGAGTCAGGTTTTTGAAATAGTCTGTATTCGCGTTAGCATATTGTCCTTCTGCGTGGATGACTTCTTTGATTGTATCTGGGAACTCTGGGGAATCAGCTCTATTGATAACCACCTCGCCAACAGCCAGCTTCCACTCAAAGGGTAAGCGCTCGTCACCACATTCATCCGTGAGAATCTTTGATAACTCAAGCAAATCTTCAAAGAAGACCTTTATCACGTCCAAGCCGAGCACATCAATTTTCTTGTTTCGGGCTTTCTCTGCAGCTAAGCCCGCTTCATAATCACCGTTTAAGCAACTCTGCTTCATTATGCTGAGATAATCAATGTCATCAGAGAAGCCGTCTACTTCCTCCGTGTGGCACACTACATCCTCTTCAGGCTCCTCAATCGTCTGGTTTGCGTCCGTCGCTGTGATAGCGGTTTCCAACGCATCGACTTCCGTTTTCTCCTCAATGGTTAATGGTGCCTCTTGTCTGGCAGATGCGCTACTGCATCCGCAGATTGAAACGCACATCATAGATACCAGCAAGAAGATAGTGAAAATTTTTCGCATTGTTCTACCTCTCTACTGTCTACGAAAAAAGAGCTCCAGAGTGTTTTACTCTGGGCTCTTCCACATAGTATGTTTAGCCTCTTACTTTTCTTATGCGTGCTGGAGAGTTTCTTTAATAGCAAAACTGTCAAGGAACTCATCCAGCATTTTTGTATCGCCGGGATTCAGCGGTTCTTCTGCTCGTGACGCCATAGGGCGTGCTGGTCTCTGTGCCCGCACTGGACGTGCAGGTTCGACAGTAGCAGCAGGAACCGCACCAAGCCAATCAACCGTCGCACGACCAATGTTATTCCAATTAAGTCGTGCTGTCGTTCCCACAAGGTCTTCCATTTCAAGCACCCCGTGTTGGAGGTCAATCGGGATTCCATCGACAAATAACTGCCCATCTCTATAGTTCATTTCTACTGGACGTGCAGCATTAACCGCTGCAGCAGTTACTGCCCCCGCCGCATTTGTCTCATCGATGGCATCAACAGCGGTATTTGTTACGGTTACATTGGCTGTTGCCCTTGTACCATTCCCAAAACTGGCGGTCAATCCCATATCCCGGAAGCAAATCGGCTCTCTACTCTCAAGTTGGAACAGTCTGTTCTCATCGCCGACAACGATAATGTCATTTACCTCCATACCGTTGTAATACTCCATTCCGAGCATAGCCGGTTTGAGAATATCGCTGTATCCCTGCTCATTAACAATACCAATTCTGTACCCATGATAAATACCGTGGTCAGTATTGCGAACGTCAAACGTAACACCTGCGTGTTCAGAGAGGAATCTATAAACGTCTCTCGTTACAATCAGCGCAATTTCATACCTTCCACCCGTATAGGCTTGCGCTCGCTCTGCCTTTCGAATGGCATCTTCTAAAGCAGTGTTGAACTCTGCCCTCGTCACTCGCCATCGACCTCCTCAATTGGAGACACGTTACACTCACTTACAATCTTGTCGAAGCAGTCACAGCAAAGTTGCAAATCAACGTTGTCTCCGTCATGGATACTTCCGTATCCGATGTGTTGTCTATGTATAGAGAAATCTTCCTGCAGGTCAAAGAGGTCGAGCTCCTTGCCGCAATAATTGCAGACACGTTTGTCTGACAAGTTTTGCACCTCCCATGCACTTATAAAATCTGTGTTTTATATCACCCTTACTGCCGAAGCAGCAGGTTTGATTTTGAAACCGCTGAGGAAGTTGTCCAGTTCCTCGCCACCATATGTCCCATCGGTAAATCGCAATGGCTGTTCACAGCGTTCAATCTCAGACAGGATGACCGCGTTCAGGTCGCTTAGATATAGGATGCGATTGAATGTGCGTCCCTTGAACTCCTGCGTGTCATATGCGGTAATGAAATACAGAACGGATGATTTCTTCGTGTTTAGAATGGAGTATGTTTTAGAAAAGGAAGCTACATCAAATCCTCTTTGCATTACCCATCCCGGAAGATTCCCCAGTTCTATTTCCCTCCAAAGAGTCTTAACCAGCTCTTTGGTATTACGCATATTATCAAGTACGACACACACCGAAACATTCTCTTGCTGAGAGCAGAACAAAAGGGCTTCTGCAAATGTATCTCCGGTTAATACTTCCATGTCTCCACCTCCAATTACAGAACCTTGTCATACGCTGTCAGCTTGAAATACTCACCATCACGCTGGTAGCCTTTGCAGTAAATGATGTCACCGACTTTAACCGGTTCTTTCTTAAACTCACGGTTGAATAACGTGAATCTACTTTCTTTGCCGCTACCGATTGATTTCGTAAAGACGCTGTAAGCAAATTGCTCACCATCTCTTCTCCGAACCAGTGGCTTCATATCTGTTATGTATAGCTTGCGTCTGTCCGCTTCATTGCCAGACACATACCCGATATAGCCCATCACATCATAGAAGTTACGGACTTTGATAATATCGCTGAGGTCATCCATGCCAACTGTTTTCACCGCGTCTTCTGCGCCACGCAAAATCGACATCACATCAAGAAGTGTATAGCTCTTAGCTTCGCCACCAGATTTTGTAACACCGACCGCATATCGCTTCACAATTTCTTCGAGCGGTGTCCCATCAACTTCAGACTTTTTGATTTGCTTTGCTTGCCCCCTCTTGAAGGTATTGAAGAACAAGTCAACCATCCGAAGCAACTCACACTGATTGCCGAAATCGGAGAAGAAGTCCAGCTTAATCAAAATGTCAAGCTGCCTTGAGTTAATACTCGTTTTCTCATCGAGGTCTTTCAGCAAATCCATAAAGCAGGAATACTTGTTTTTCGCTGCGAGGTCATACAATTCATCGGCAAGACCAGCACTCATATACTTGATTGATGTGAGACCCTTGGCGATGATTTTCCGCTCTCTGTCGAAGAAGTATTCACCTCTGGACAATCCCCATTTAGGCAACGTCACTCGAATACCGACCTTATGGGCATAGCTTGTAATGTCAGCAGTCTTGTCCATATTGTCGCCGAAGATGTTCAACGCCGCTGTTAAGAACTCCAACGGGTAATAATAGCGCAGATAGCCGCAGATATAGCCGATGGATGAGTAAGCGTCTGAGTGATTCCATGAGAAGCCATACGCTGATGCATCCAGAATGATTTGCAGGAACGGCTTGATAACTTCCTCACAACGCTCTGTGCTCATCTTGTATGCCTTTGAACAATAAGCCACAAAACGTTCTTCAATTTCCGGCAAGAGCTTTTCTGTTCCTTTTTTCTTGGCAATCGCTCGGCGGACATTGTCTGATTCTGCGCTTGAGTAGCCGCAGAATTTAACCAAGAACTGCATGATGGTTTCTTGCATTGCAATTCGTCCCGCCTCTGGAGCAAGGAACTCATTCAGTGCATCAAAACCATTATCGTAAAACTCACCCTTGGCTACACTATCACGGAAGCTGGCACACGCAGGTCGGAGCAAACCGTTACCAAACGACATCCACTTTAGCATTGAGAAATTTGGAATCTTTGACCGAGCAATATCGAGCGTGGCATCAGACATGAATTGCTTTAGATAATGTTGTGCGCTGTCAGACTCCCATTGGAAGATAAGCGTCGTATCGTCTCGGATGCTTCTCCACACATTCATGTCTTCCATATCAGTGTTATCTGGCGTCAAGCGCTCAATCCCAAGCATTTTACAGGTATCGTTGATAACACCGATATTGTCCAAGCCGAGGATATCAAGCTTGACGTACATCAAGTCGTCCAGCTCTTTCATGTTAATCATGGATACCGGATACTCGGATGTAGAGATACTGCACAGACCAACTGTTTGGTCAATAGGCAGGTCACTGATAAGGACTCCACTCGGGTGTGTACCGATGGAGACAATTGTTCCATTAACGATGTCTACATATTTGAAGACCTCTGGATACTTCTTTCGGATAGTATCCTCATGGAGCTCCACTTCTTTGCAAATGTGGTTTGCCACATGGAGATAGTTCATATCTGCGCGGTCTTTATAGAGAGCTCGGCAAACATCGCGGATAGCGCCCTTGAGCGCGATGGTATTAAAGGTAATAATTTCTGCTGAACGAATACTCGGCAGATTCATCTTATCTTTAAGCAGGAACCGCTTAATTGTTTCTCTGTCCTTGCCCGAATAGTCCGTATCAATATCGGCGTTTGTAACACGGGACGGATTCATAAATCGGAAGAAGTTTAAGCCATACCGCATACTGTCCATTTGCGTAATTCCCAAGAGATACGCAATCATGCTACCCGAGACTGAACCACGACCATAACCACACTGGATACCGTTTTGCTTTTCCCACTCCCGCAAGTAAGTTTGGAGCAGCATAAAGTCAATTGACTTCGTTGCCTTATAAACATCGAACTCTTCGTCGATGGTTTTCTGCAACTCTTCCTTTGTGTGATGCTTGAGTGCATATGGGTGGTTCTCAACCGCTGTTTGAATCTTGTCGTGGAACGTCTTCTCTGGTTCAGAGTAGATATGTGGGTACTTCGTCCCTCTATCCAATTCAAACGACTCGACCATATCTGCCATCACGTTGGTGTTTTCAATGGCTTGCATATACTCTGCTTCTGGAAGCGCCCCTTGTTCTCTATATGCAGCGACCAACTCGTCGTAAGTCTTAAACTTCAAGTCCCAATGTTCCTCACCATCAAACGTAATGTTTTTGGACGCCTGTAAGATACTTCTTCCTTTTTCGTGTTCTGCATTGAGGACGTGCGTATCAGTTCCTGCAATCAAGGGGACGCCGGTGCTCTTGCTAAGCAACAGCAGTTTTTCGTTGTAGTTGACCTGCTTCTCATCCATGTGGTGTCCGACTTCTAAAAAGCAGCGATGCTTATTTCGTTCAAGGAAATCCAGATAATATTGCTGAACCTGTTCGTCACCTTTTCCGAGAACACCACCGACACAAGCCGTAGTGATGATAATGTTGTCAGATGTCGCAAACAGTTCGTTGAACGTGATTCGTGGAACGTAATAAAAGTGGTTGTCGGTTCTGCAGAAACTCTTAGACACAAGACTGTTGAGTTCTAAGAACCCATCGTAGTTCTTCGCAAGCAAGACGCAGTGGTAGTTATCTCTGATTTTTTCGTCGAGGTTAAGTGTAAGATACGCTTCAATACCGTGAATGTACTTCATCCCAGCGGCTTCGATAGCACTCTTCTTGTGCCACCACTCAAAAACAGAGCCATGCTCCGTAAACGCCATTGCTTTCATGCCGCACTCTTTGGCACGCTCTATGTATTCACCATACTTTGTAACGGAGTCAATGTTGGTAACACCGTTTGAAAGGTCACTATGCAAGTGGTATAGGGTGTATTGATTGCTCATCGCCATGACAGCCTCCCGTCGTAGAGTTTTTTCCAAGTATCTTGACCTCTATCGACAGGACTGTCCTTATCGCCAAGCAAATCTTCCTTGTCCCAAATGTATTCAACGTTTACAAACTGCTTCAACCGCTTGATATTGTGGTCATCCCTGATGCAAACGTCCTTGTCAAGGGCAAAAACTACCCTGCACCCAAGGGAAACCAGCAGTTTCATCTGATTCGGATTAAGATGCGATGTCAAAATCGCACCTGTGTTGTGTACCCCATATGTATCTGCGAGTAAAACTGACTTACATCCCTCAAAAAGGATGATTTCACCTTTTTTCTTGATGTCCTCCATGTTTTCTGCAAGCCCATAGATAGTTTTCAGCTCGCCCCATGCCATAAAGTAGGTGTATTTGCGCAAGCCCTTTTCTTTCCATGCCGGGTCAAGCGTTCTACCGCCTACATTTACGATTTTTCCATCTGGATTCCGTATTGGATAAACCAATCTATCCGAAAAGCTGTCATAGTACACATCAAACTTATCGAGCGAGTCTTTGGATATGCCCTCGCGCTCCCAAACGGCTAACTTGTCCGGTCTTTTTTCGTACCGCTCCATATAATCGTCTGGAAGCACAGTTGATTTTGACTGCTTCTGCACTTTTTTCGGCGGCATAAACCTCTTAGCGACCTCAACTGTCGCTAATTTTTTTCTGGCAATCACATTGCCATCAACTCCGCTGTAATTCTTCAGTTTTTCGATAGCTTCGGCATAACCACACTTGTCGTAATACCGAATGAATGTCAGTACGTTACCGCCGATGCCCGATGAAAAGTCGTAGAATGAGTTTGTCTCCTTGCGAACGGAGAAGGAGGGAGTTTTCTCATCTTTGAATGGTGACAACGCCCAATATTCTCCGTTCTTTTCTGTGAACTCCGTATATTGCGAGATGTATTCAAGGATATCGACTGATTCAATCAGCTCAGATAGCTCCACCCACACTCCTCCTTCCGTATTTTATTTAATTGTGTTAACTTGTTAAAAAGGTGTCTGTGGAATGTGCTGTTTTGCCTGTTCATAGAGGATGTGATTCCCGTCGAACAGCAAATCTATGTATTCGTCCTGCGTCATCTGCATACCATTACGGTTTACAGTTACGCGGAGTTTCTTGTTGCCACACTCGGCACCATCGGCTTCGATTTCCTCTGGGGTTTTATCGGAAATCATTGCAATAGTTGAGGCATTACGAGCAATCTTTGCACTATCGGCAAGCTTACCGGTAATCGTTGCTTGAGCGGCACCAATACCAGCAATATTCATCTCGCCGCAAATCTGGTTCTTCACCATATCTACAAATCTGCCAAGCTCTTGGTAGCTGTCAAACGCATCGCCCTCGCCTTTGCCCTTAAAGTAATCAACAATAAGAACATCAAGCCCCTGCGTATGCTTAACCTTATTCACAGCCGTAAAAATGCTCTGCTGGTCAAACATTGGAATATAGATATGGGTGAACTTGCGCGTTTTTAACCACTCCTTTGCGTCCAGAATACGCTTTTCCTCTTCGTCGCTGTAATTGCCGGATGTCAATCGCTTGTACTCGATGCCAGATAGGTGTGCCAAGATTCTTGATGTAAACAGTCGAGTGTTTAGCTCACTATCCAGATAGAGGACTGCGTAATCCTGCTTCAGCAAGTCAACTGCGCAATTCAAAAGCATCATACTCTTGCCTTGCTTTTGCTCTGCACCAAAGATAAACAGTTCTCCACGCTCAATGGTCGCATAATCGTTCAATGCAGGGAACTTAAAAGGAATACCTGCGTATCCAGCGCCCTGTCTGCCCTTAATTTCTTCCCAGCATTTATCCACGACATCCTTGTACGGTGGAACTTCATTTGTCGCCGAGAACTCCATCATCACATCATCCAGCATTTTGTAGATTTTCTGCTCGATGTTCTCTTCGGACGGCTGCGTACAAAGCTTCTGACACTCTTTGAGTTGCTGGAAAGTATCTCGCCTAAAAGCTGCATCCATAACATTGTTGACAAGCAGTTTGTACTCCTCAACAGTATTTCGGGCAATGCTATCACTGTTGTCCATCAATGTATAGAGCTGGTCGATACTGAGCTCATCCGCAAAACGCCTTGTTGCTTCCTTAGCAGACAGCGCTTGGATAATGTTATACGGGTCAATCGTCGTAATTCCATCTCGTGCAAGAGAACAAATCGCTTGATAGATATAGCGGTTCTCCTCGTTGGTGAAATGGTTCGGCAACAGTTGCTCTGAATAATACGAGAACTCAGGGTGATGAATCAGCGTAGCGATAATACCAGCCTCACTCTCAACCCTTGCCATGTCTTCACTTGCTCTAATAATTCATCACCTCTTTCTCATCAGCTCGTAATACTCACACATATCCTGCATCTCACACAGATGCGTGCATTTGAAAAACTCTACTGATGGTTTGAAATCTGATTCCTCACGAATCTTTCCAATGCTCTTTGCAAGCCATTCTTTAGATTCAGCGTATGCCTGCTCCTTAAATGGCTCTATGATAAACAGCTTATCTCTAAAACAATTGAAGCAAAGACTCTTCGGTGTTTTGCCATACTCTTCTTCAACTGCTGCAGAGTAAATATAAAGCTGCCTTAAATAAGCATCTAACTCTTCATCAGCCTTTGTTGGTTTCGCTCTGCTGCTCCGTGGTTTCAAAATCCTTGACTTATTATCTACGACATATAGGTCATCATCTTTTCTCCCAAGGAAGTCTATGTATCCAACAAACGGAATGCCGTTTACCACGAAGTCAACTTTCTTTTCAACACCAACCACGTCATACGGGAATGGCTGAAGTGTTTTAAGATATTGCAAGCCGCCAGTAAAGTAACTACTGAACACCTTTCTGTTTGGAGCACGCCCCACAACTTCAGTTTTGAAGTCTTGCAAGTACATATCAACAAGCTGTCTTGGTGTCTTTTCACCTTTGTGGTACAACTCAATAAGCTTGTGCATGAAAGTGCCATAGCTTGAAAAGAACATATCTTTACCATGAAACTTCTTTATGTACTTCAAGTACCACCTATAAGGGCAGTCTTCAAAAGCCTTTATTCGTGAGTAGCTCCACACCATGTCATCAATGAGTGGTGCGTAGTTTACTTCTCCCATAGGCGATTACCTTAGAATGGCAACCGGCTGTCATCAATTTCGCCATCATCAACCGTAGGCTGAGGGTCTGTGGTTTGAGAGCCACTCTCATCGCCCTCAACTTCAAAGGAGAACATCTTGAAGTTGGTGTACGTCACCTTTTTCTCCTTGTCATACTTCGTTGTGACATCAACGTCTCCGAGCTTAATGCGCTCGCCCTCTTTCAGACAAGCAGCTTTCTTTGCTGCCGCAGTCCCAATGGCAAGGACAAAGCCAGAAAAGTCTTGCTCATACTCGTTGGTTTGCTTGTTCTTTCTGCTGACCGACAACCGAACCTTTGTGCTCGTGTCGCTCATGGGAGTCACTTCCCAAACCTTTGCATAGGCGCCTGTACGAAAACCCATAGTGTATCACTCCTCAATCTTAAACGTTTCCTTGAAATCCGACAGAAGTTTTCCTGCCAACACGGATTCCGTAATTGCAAAGTAATTGCCGCCCTTTGCGTATTTGGACACAAACTTCTTAACATCGTCTGTCTTATCCTTATTCGCATTAAGATACGCCTTCAGCGTCTCATCAAAACTTTGAATGATTTGCTCGGCAATCATTTTATCTTCTGCCGTTTCCGCCGCTCTCTGTTTGCTACGGAATGCGTCGGGGTCTGCATCGGGTGTAGCAATGTTGAAGAACTTGAGCAGGAAATAGCGATTCGAATATGTCAGACCAGAGCCGAATGCCTGAGAAGCATCACCCTGTTGACCAACAAGCGCCCATTCAACGTCGATACGCTCTTCCGGGTTGTCGTTGTTAACCCAAGACCATGTCATATCCGCGCTAACCAAAACCTCGTTATTGTTCTCCTCATAGATGTCACCCTTACCGGTGGTCTTGGTTTTCTTGTATGTATATGGGGACACAATTGTGCTGCCCTGCTTGATGTTGGGAATCAGGGACAGACCATACTTGTCCATAAACACTGAGATTTTTGCGAGAATCTCATCCTCGGAAACATACTTGTAACCGTAGCCACTCTTGTTCTTTTGGATGACCTCCACTTGCTTTCTGATTCTGGCAAGTTTCTGATAAATGTTCATCTGTTCTGCCATTTCATCCCTCCATTAAATATGTTGCTCCCATGTCGGCAAGATGCAACAGGAGCGCCAGTTTGCTGCGCTCAAAAATCTTCCCAATGAAAGCGTTGCCGCCCTTCACTGCGGTGTCCCAACCACCCATATGAGCACGAATCGCCAAGATTTCTTCTGGTTCAAGACGAATGAAGTTCTGAAGGATGATGATAGACTTATCTGCGTGTTCTCCGCAAGGGAACTTCTCATCAACCTCATAGACCTCTTTCTTATACCACTGTCCAGTCTCTTCATCCTTGACATTTCGAAAACCCTTTTTGTAGTAGTTGACTTTACAAAGGTCGTGCATCAAAGAAACGATTGCAATCGTCTCCTCACTGTAGTCGCCTTGTAATCCGGCTGCTTCGATTCCAATTTTCAAACAATCATAGACATTGAGGGAGTGTTGCAAAAGTCCACCCTCATAGCATCCATGATACTTTGTTGAAGCCGGTGCCACGAAGAAATCAGAATGTTCGAGCCAGTCCAGTAACGAATCTGAACCGGCTCGCGTAACTGTTTCTTTGTAGACCGTGAGGAATCTTTCCTTTAATTCGCTCAATGAATTTCCTCCTTAATCAACGCACAACAGCTTGGCGAAGTTCTGCATGATTTTTTCGTTCTTGTCGTGAGTGGTGCTGAGGCTGCTGCGAGTGTCATTCAACCGCTGCATATATGTATCGATTTCATCCATCGTGGTCTGGATGTCGCTGTTGACCGCTTGCAGATTATCAATGGTGTTCTGAACCATCTGAACCGCATATGCAGACTCTTCTGTCAGTTCAGCCAGACGCTTTTCCTTTTCCTGCAGCAAGTCCAATGCCTCTTGCTTTGTTTTCTTGAAAGCCATACACTTTCTCCTTTCTTTCCAGATTTATACCTAAGCCATTCGGCGTTGTATGTTATTTAATTATGTTGATATATGTAAAAGAGAAACCCACTTTTGTGGGAATCTCTTTATTCGCTACGTTAGATTGAAAACGCCAACTTCCAACGCTGGTAGTCTTCCATGTAATCTCGCTCTATGCGATTCTGCTTGTGCTCCAGCTTAATTCTTCCATTGAGCACATAGGTTCGGTCGGATACGAAGTTAGTTGCTGCTTCTGAGAAGTCTATTGGAATACCAGCTCGTTCTCTATCATACATTCTGTAAAACAATCCAGACATCCACACTCGGTAGAAACTAAGTTGTTGCTGGGTAAGCCCTTCTTCAATAGCCTGTGCCGATTTCTTAGATAGAATTGAACGAAGTGTTGCGGTTTTTGTTACTGCACGAATACCACGCATCAATGTGTCGCCCGGAACTCTATCCCGTATAATCGTTCGGGAGTAATTTGGATTCTTATAGCGGAAGCTATTAAGTTCTGCTGCTTTATGGAATGCAGGTAATGCTTCACGATAAAGCGGAATGTGTGTATCCTTATAGGCAATCTCCATGTTGGCGAAGTCAATATCCGATGCCTTCACAAGAAGCGTATCGTCTTCTTTGATGCCACCAAAAGCCATCCAATAGTAACAGCGGTAGATGACATCAATTGTCTCTTCACTCTCTTTATCAAAAACTTCGTCCAGAACACGCTGGAGATGAAGCGGGCTTGAAATCATTTGGCGCTTAACTTTGGATAGCCCTGCCGTCTCAATGCCGAGCATCCCATCGCAAGCATTAGGCACCTTCATAGCAATACACCACTTCACATATTCCTTTAGAATTGTGAGTGACATCCACTGGCTTCTGGCGCGTAACGCGAGTATCTCGTCAATAGCCGGTTGGAGTTCTTCTTTGCTCTTAGTGCATAGGTCTGCATTCCACGAGATTTCATATGGTTCAAACGCTTCAAACACCGTTGTTGCAACGTTAGCTGTGTTGATACTCTTGGTGTAGTCTTTAACGAATCTTGATTTTAACTCCGCATTGTACATAGCGAGCCTCCCACTTTAGTATGTAGCGTTATGCTGGTACAACAGCGTTTAGGGCTGCGGCTTTCTTCCATACAGCAAGCAGCGCTTCGATGTCCAGATAGGCGATTGCGCCTGTCGCCAGCAAGTTTGCCTCTGCGACCTGCTTCATATATTCCTCGGACAATGTGGTGAGGTACTGCCCGAGACGCTCCTTGGACATACGCTCCGGGTTTTCGCAAAGAACCATACTGTCTCTGCGAAGACCGCTGTCTGCTGCTTTGACGATAACGTGCGTAGGCTGATTCGTCTTTTTGATGGAACTTGTAAGCGGGAGGGCAATGATGTTAGGACTATGTGCGTTCCCCACGTTGTTCTGGAAGACAACGCCCGGACGCCAGCCGCTCTGTTCACTGCCGCTGCCGCCAAACTTCATCAGATACACGTCGCCAATCTGCGGAACCCGCTCTTTGTTATTCTGAAAACCCAATATGCTAAACCCCTTAAATACAATTATGTTGATGGTTGGAGTATAGCACGCCCAATATGGCAGAGTCAAGTTAATTATATAGACAACATCAAAAAATATTTAACCGGCTAACAGGGTGTAGATGATTTCTTGTTCTTTGTCGTTTCTACCTCCACAAAAAACTGTGAAAACAGTTCCAATCACAGTCATTTCAGTGTTTATCTCGACACAACGTACTCGGTCAAAACATAAGGTATTTGCTCCAGATTTTAAGCAAATCAAGTTTGGGTTTTCGTATATCAACATAATCGGGAATGACAACTTGAATTTGCATGGGTCTGAAACGCAATACCAATTCTGGTTCTCTGTGTAAAAGGAAATCTGCTGAGGCTTATGGTTTTCACAATACTCTTTAAGTTCCTTGACTGAGACTATCTTCTTCATCCTGTAGTAAAAACCTCCATTGATTTACGAGAAATCCCGTGTTATACTACAAGCGAGTCATTGCTGAGTGGTGTCAGTGATGACTTCGACCTGTCAAGCACGGGTCGCTGCACGCTGTTGTTATGTTGGTATTCATGGCAGTGTGCGTTTCGTGGTAGCTCGTCTATACTGGCGAGCTACCTTTTTTACCATTGACAGAAACAGTTGTTTATGTTAAGCTGTCAGTAGAAACAGTTGTTGCGGTTTTTATGCTACCACAAACACAGTGGTCTGTCAACATCAAAACTTGAGCTTATTTTTTGGAGGACTTTAACATGGACTTCGGACAGAGGCTGAAGAGCCTTCGTGTAGAGCGGAATCTCACTCAGCAAAATCTTGGAGATGCAGTAGGTGTTTCCACCGTTACAATTCGTGCTTGGGAACGCAACACCAAGAAACCCGCAATGGATGCATTGCTTTCTCTCGGGCGTGTTCTCAACATATCGATGGACACCTTGCTCGATTTCCGCTTAAATAATGCACCAAACTACACTTTGGTTCTTACTTCTTCCGAAAGAAAACTTCTGTCCAGCTATCAAAGCCTTGACAACTATGGGCAAAAAGCAGTTGATGCAATCTGTGCGCTTGAGAAGGAAAGGGTTGATGCCACGAAGAAACCTCGTGTTATTCCCAAAGTCATCGATTTGCAGCAGGTTAAGAGCGAGCGCTACATTCCTCGCTATACCACTCCCTCTGCTGCCGGTAGCTCCGTACCTCTCGACGGGGTTGACTTCGAGATGATTCTTGTGGATAGCTCCGTGCCAGAAGAAGCAGATTACGCCGTTGATATCCAAGGCAATAGTATGTATCCCTACATCCATGATGGCGACATGGTGTATGTAGAAAAAGACGCCGAGCTCACAATTGGAGATGTCGGCATCTTCTGTGTTGACGGTGCAATGTATTGCAAGCAATACTATCTTGACGATAATAACAATCTGGTTTTGGTTTCTGCAAACCCAGAGCTGCGTCATACGAACATCTTCGTCTCGGCGGATAGTGGACGCTCTGTAAAAGCCTGCGGCAAGGTACTGTTGAAAGAAAAAATTGACCTTCCAGATTATTTGTTTGAGGACTGAAAAAGTAGGGCTTACGCCCTACTTTTATAATTCCCAATGAATATTGCCTGCTCCATATTTCCCGATTGAAGGAACAACAAATTTATTTGGCACGCCGTGCTCTTCTACAGCTTTTGCGCACCAGATAAGAACATATGCCGTTAATGGAGAATCGGCAGAAATACCACTCGACATTACGCTCGGACTATAAGACGCGCTTCTGTCTGCATCATAGTCTAAAATCTTACCGTGCTTTGCCATCATAATCCTGAGTGCATTCTCCGAGTTCTTCATGCACATTTCTTTTTGAACTTGCTCGTGATATTCTGGTGACCATCCTGCTTTTGGTTTACACCAACGCTCTTTTGGAAACAACTCACTAAGCTGCTTACCAGAAAAGATGCCCTCATATACAGGAGCGACTTCTTTAGAAACTTGCTCTTTGTTTTCTGGGCTCTGGATAAAGCTTTTCAACCGCTGCTCAAGGCTACGGTCTGTCACTACACTTTTCCACTCAGAAATCTTCTGCTGCTTCTTGTCATACTCATCCCGAGTATTCTTCACTGCGGATTTATCCGACCCAAACTTAACGAGCAAGATAACTCCAAGAATCACAGCAATCACAAGTTCCATAAAGCCACCACTACATCAGCCTAACGCAGACTGGATATGCCCTTTCGCATCGTCTATCTTTTCGAGCGCATCGCTGAGACTATCAACCGCGTCTTCCATACGCTCAAACTTTTCTGTTCCTTGCAAGTTTTCAGGATAGTTGTCCATACAGTCTTGCTCACTGTCGCAAACTGTTTCCACAATGGATGCAGCACTGCTTAACATTTTCAAGGCGTCTCTTAGCCGCCCTCTTCTTTTTTCATTCACTCATACGCTCCCATACATTCGAAATGTTCAACTCGATTTTGATGAACTCTCGACCATGCTTTGAAAAGCTAAAAGAGTTCAGTTTTGTAATGAGGTCGAAGAACCCGTTAGTTCTTCCTCCGTGAAGCTCAAGCTCGTCACAAACGATGACAATACGAAGTGTCTTCGTTTTCTCCTCGATATCTGCATGGACACTTTCGCATTCAATTTCAGACACCAGCTCGTCTACTCCGTCGCAAACCTCATCGATTTTCGAAAGCATCTCTTTGGAAATTTTATAGTCGTTTCCAAAGGCCTTAGAACCATCGTCAATTAACTCCATAATAGAGTCTTTACAAGTTGTGTATTCCATTCCAGCCTCCTCTTATTCAATCGGTTTCGTGAGACCGTGGAATGTAAATGTCAAACGGACTCGGTTCTTAACCAATGGATAAACCTCCATGTTGTTTGCAAACTCTGCCACTCTCGCAAACCACTCTGGTTTGTCAAAAGCCAGCACTTCTCCCTCAACGCTGATGCTTCCCATCGTTTTGAACGGCGTATTCAATTTATAGGAAATTTCAACATCAGAATCCCGCGTAATATACTTTAGTGCCGCATGAGCGAACTGCATCTGCTGCAGCTTGATTGGATTCAAAACCGTTGTCTTTTCTTCATCCGCTGCAACATCATCCTTAACACTATTGACGAACTCGTCCATTGCGTTTTGCAGTTCCTCATCAGACATAAACTTCAAGTCAAAGCTGTTATCCATTTGACCACTCCTTTAATTCAATTCTATCACAAAGATGCAGATTATCAAGGCAAATCAACCAAGGTTACACACAATTTCAACCTCTCCAACTGCATTGTCGCCCAAGATATGTACTAAAGAATTTGCAATCATACTGACATCAATTCTTCCATTAAAGCATAATGCGAAGCGCATCTTCTTCAAAGCGTTCATCAGGATTACCGACACAACGAATAACCCCTGCTTGTAAATCGTCTCTCCCGTGGAATGGGTCAATCAATCCAGCACTGTTGTATGCCATAGCGTTGATGGTGAAGTCTCTGCGAGACAAGTCCTTATAAATGCTCTCAGTAAACTCCACATAGTCAGGATGTCTCCCGTCTGTGTAGCTTCCGTCAATTCGAAATGTCGTGACCTCATACTTCCCAGCAATGCCCATGTCAACTGTTACTGTCCCATGCTGCAGCCCAGTGTCGATTGTCTTTATGCCACGACGATGCATTAGTTCCTTAACTTCGTCCGGTGTGGCAGAGGTGCAGATGTCCCAATCTTGTGGTTCTTTCCCAAACAAGCTGTCTCTGACACATCCGCCGACCACATATGCCTCATGGTTCTCATATCGGAGATTCAGCAGAACTGCTCGCGCTCCTTTAGGGATAGAAATCTTATGCATCAATCGCCCTCCTGTTTACACTAACAACGAACTCCTCAACTTTCTTCATATCCGGTGTATCTGGGAGGCTTGTGTTTTGCTTTGCATAGTTGAGTCGTTTCTCAAAGTCAGAAACCATTTCAAAAAACTCTGGTCTATATGTCCCATCTTCCAGTTGATAATCGCCCTTGCGGATGCTCATCAGCAAAGGCAGGTCGTCACCACGATATGTGACAATATCCTCTTTCTCCAGAATATCCAAGCAGAGAAGATACAAACGAATAAGATGCATCGCGTGTTTGTTCAAATGCTCGTCATCCTTCTTGTGGTTCCTGTGATTGAGCTTCTCATACGTCCCGATAACATTCGTCAGGTCGTTGATTACACTATTGAACTCTCTGACCGGATACTTTTTAAGCTGGATATCTGCAAAAATCTCGCGGTCTAAATCCTCTCGCGGGCTCTCATCTGTATAAAGAACAATGCTGCCGTTTTCAAAAATCGTGTATCGACTCTCAAATGATTTAACGGCGCCTTTCATAGAGTTGAGGATATGTTCCTCTCTTCTTGCCTGTGATAGCCTATCTCGCGCAAGAGCATTTTCCAAACGCCGAAGCTGTTGATTCGCATAACCTCCAAAAGAATGGACTGCTCGCTTAGACAGAAACATCTTTCTGTTGGCAATCATTTCTCTGCCAATGTCTGAGATATAGAAATAGTGCTCCGGCTTACACCCAAGCATTTCAATCGTATTTGGATTGCAATTAAGAAGCAGGTTCACCAGCTTATTAAAAGCATAGATTGTCGTATCCGTTTGTGTATTAACGACCTGCTCAAAGCTCGTCAGACCAAGCAAATCTGATTCGCTGTTCAACGCACATCCTCTTACATCAACATCGGATGTTTCGACATTTGTTCCATAGGAATAGCTGCCGCCAAGCGTAAGAAAGATAATCTTGCGCCCGAGGTGCTCGTTTGTTCTAAGGAAATCATAAGCAGAACCGTTGACCATCTCTTTGATTTGCTCAATCGTCATAACCTTACTCCTTTTCTTCTCTCATCCTGAGCGCTGAAATGCACCCAGCTAAAATCTGTGCGGCTTTTACGGCTTCGTCAGCCGTGTTTTTCTTTGAGAACGAAATCCTGATGGAAGACCGAGCTTCATCTTTAGACAGCCCCATCGCAGATAAAACATGACTTGGTTCTGCTTCGTGGCTCCTACACGCAGACCCGGCAGAAACACAAACTCCCTTACCATCCAACATAAGCAAGAGCGTTTCGCCGTCAACGCCGTCCATTCTCAAGTTGATTGTCTTTCCGGGTGTAAGAATCGACATACCATTTACATGGACACAGCCTTCATCGCCCGTATCTTTAAGCGCTTCATTCAGCGCCATAAAAAATCTCTGTTTCAATGTGGAAACCCACACCGTATCTTCGTGCAAACTTTTCGATGAAATCTCGCAAGCCCTTCCGAATCCTACGATGCCAGCAACATTTTCTGTTCCGCCCCTCAGCCCGAATTCTTGCTCTGAACCACCATAAACAATGGGGGTGAGCTTAGACTTATCCCTTGCGTACAAAGCTCCAATGCCTTTACAACCATGAATCTTATGTGATGACACCGAAAGGAAGTCGCAACCGATTTTCACCACATCAATAGGATAGCACCCTGCAGCTTGCACACAATCTGTGTGGAACAGAATCCCACGCTTCATGCAAATCGTTCCAATATCTTCGATTGGATTGATTGCGCCTGTTTCATTGTTTGCAAACATCACTGACACGAGTCCTGTGTCTGCCCGTAATGCGTTCTCAATGGCAGCAGGAGAGACTCTGCACTCATTGGATACCGGAATATACTCTATATGAAACCCGTCTTTTATAAGCGATTCTGCGGCTCGTAGGACGGAATCATGCTCAACTGCCGATACCAAGATGTGTGTTTTTCCGACACTTTTCAGGTAGTCCTTCAATCCATGAAAGACTAAATTATTTGCCTCACTTCCACCAGATGTAAAAATGACTTGCTCTGGTTCCGCATTGATTAAAGCTGCCACTTGCGCTCTGGCTTTCTGCACAGCCTCATTCGCAGCTCGTCCAAACTTATAGAGGGTTCCTGCATTACCGTACTCTGTTGTCAGATACGGCATCATTGCATCAAGAACCCGCTCATCCATTTGTGTAGTGGCAGCATTGTCCAAGTAAATCACAAGTGACCACTCCTTTTGTTTTATATGATGCACTAATACCACTCATCAAGCGCCTTTCAAAGCCTTGTGGCACAAGTGATTCAAGCCGTCATTTATTTCTAACAGCCTCGTTATGCGAATTTGCCGCGATGATTTCATCAAGCGTCCGAGGAGTGTAATCCATCCACGGCATCATCACCCCGACATTGAACATTTGGCAGGGTTTCGTGTACAGTTCCTCCATCAAATACTTGTCGTGTTCCATCATGTTCCACTCGAAGGAATTATGGACATGACCATACAGGTGGAAGGAACCATAAAAGTGATTCTTAAAACATGGAATTGGGTAGTGGCAAAGAATCACTGTTCGACCGTTGTCCTTCACTTCGAGATACTCTGTGACCTTAACAAACTCCCGCAAGAACTTGTTGTCATTGCACCGGTCATGGTTTCCTTTAATCAGAAACTTCTGTCCTTTTAAGGAACGCAAAATGGGGATAGCATCTTGTGCCTTACACCAGAACATATCCCCAAGAACATACACGATGTCGCCCGGAGAAACCACGGCATTCCAACGGTCAACCAGCGCCTCGTCCATCTCCAGAAGCGATTTGAACGGACGATTATCAAAGGCAATCACGTTTGCATGACCATAATGCCAATCTGAAATGTAGAACTGTTTATTGCTTTGTTCTTGCATTTTTTAACTCCTCGATTCTGTCTGCCGCAAGAACGAGCAGCCACTTTGGAACACGACTTTCATCTCCCATTCGCCCCGGTGCAAGCGTTGTCCCGTATTGGCGGAGGAGAATGACCACTTCGTCATCCAGAATTTGTTTAGCTACATCGTGCAGGCTTCCGATTGCCTGTAATCTTTGCGGCTCGTGCGATTTTCTTTTAGGTACTCCGGCTTGCTTGCTGGACATTCATAGCAAGAATACATCTCATAAATACCACAGCCACCGTCTTTATAGCAACTCATATTTTTCCTCCTTAGAACGGAAGGCGTTCGTCTTGCTCAACACGAATAAGCTCCCGAACCCTTAACAAAAACTCTTCCTCATCCAGAGCTTGGATGTCTTGATATCGTAGGTACTCAATCAATTCATGGACAGCCGTTGTCAGGGCTATATCGATTTTGTTTTCGACATCTGTCTGCTGGCTCAGGAGTCCTTCTGTGTGTTGCCTGTTTTGTTCTATTGCGGTGCCTAAATCTCTTTGTGTGTTTTCGAGACGGCACTCTAAGCGTCCGATTTTCTCATAGATATCGCAAATACAAGTGGCGACTTCAGCCGGTGTCATATCCATTTTTCAACATACTCTCTTTCTTGCGAAAAAATGGGAGGTTCTCGGTCGATAACCCAACGGTTTCTAACGACCTCAACCATTTCGGTGTCGCCTTTATCGTTGAGAAGAGGGGCAGTCTCTTTAACCTTTGTTTTGTAGCAAGCAGAACCACGCTTACAATCAACGGGAAAGTCATTCCAATTGATGCCATGTTCTTTCCACAGCATATCTTGGATAGAGTTGCAGCTCTTACCGTGGAGTTCTTTCTGACTAAAGTTTGCTTGTCCGACTGCCTCAATACTATTGCGGGTCGCATCTTGCTGGCGCCAAATTAGGCAGTTGCAAACTTCGTCTTTGGGAATAGAAAAAACTCTGGCATCAAACATGGCTGTACCCATCTTTGCGACCAGAGTTTCAATGTACTTATTTGTGCCATTATCACTGCTGCGCATCGATTCGGGGAAGTTCTTCCACAGCTCAGCAGTATAGGCATTTGAAAAAGCAAGCGTAGCCATTGAAGCGGAAACGCTGCACATCTTTTGGATGTTGTATCCGAACCATGCATCCGTTGTGATTGTTGCATAGTCCGTAAGTACCAACGTGATTTCATCTGACTGCGTATATCCAAAGACACAGCCCTGAATGTTTTCACACAGGTACTTCATTGTATTTTGCATCGTTGTCATCAGGATGCGGTCAAATGGCTTTTCCATACCTCTTGTGAATGTATGAAACGCCTTGCCGTCCACTCTGATAATGGTTGGAATCCGACGAGTCAAATAGTTGCGAGCAATATTCTCGTAGCCTTTCATTCTGTCGCCAAGTGAATCATATTTCTTACTCAAGTGGGTTCACCTCCAAAGTATGTATGCAGGCTTGCACCTGCAATTATGATGCGAAGTATCCAGACGGCATCTCAACAAATGGATATGCCGGAGTGGGAATCAGGCACAGACCAGTTTCTGTGCAAGCATTTGGTTGGTTCATGTCAGTTGCTTGTTTGAGGTCGAAGATGATGACGCCTTCATCTGCGAAGCGAACACCCGGCGCCTTTAACGGAACATTCATCTCGACACCAATACCGGCTTTTACAAGCGCCGTCAGCGCACGATTTCCAACCGGAATCATTCTCTTCTTGGGCTTTCCGTCTTTCGTAGAATCCGATGTAAAGAACTTCATCGCGTTCGGCGTTTCTTTGGCACAAGGCTGCAACGCAATCTGCGTTTTGTCTCTGCTGATAAACAGCCGCACAAACGGCGGATAGCCAATCTCGGAAGCTGTTGCAAGGTTAAAGGAGATGCGGTTCTTCAGGATTCGAACCTCTGCAATACTGAATGTACGAGGAACACCAACCACATCAAAGTTGTCTAAGATACTCATTGTTTCCATCCTTTCGAGGTTTAATTACAAAAAAGCCATCCAATATCCGAGGGACATCAGATGCAGACAAATCTGCCACCTCATCAACTGATGGAACCGGAACGACATTTTCGCCCTTTAGAATCTGTTGCACCTCAAGCCAAAGTTCTCTCGGAATAATCGCTTCGTGATAGCCTTGGATAAAAAACTGGTTAGCACGTCCGTCGTTCCGAATAGAGCGATGCGAAAAGATATCCACGGTAACGGTCTTCTGCATCAAAACGTCACCGGAATATTTCTCATTTGTCAAGATTGTCTTTACCGTAGAGTATGTCCACTGACGACCTCGTGGGGATGGAATACCTTGCTGGTTTAAGATGTAGCAGATTTCAGGAATCGTTTTGTCATCGTAGAACATTTGATAAATCAGCCGCACAACATTCGCTTCAGGTTCGTAAATCTCCAGCAGCCTCTTATCTCTGGTGTACCCATAGAGGTCTGCGAGCTTTGGGAGCCCCTTCTCAAATCTTTTCTGGAACCCCCATTTCACGCTCTCAGACTTTGCTTCTGACTCGCCTTGCGCAATAGCAGCCATAACGACCATCAGAAGCTCGCCGGTCTGTGTCAAGGTGTTGATTGCAATATCCTCAAAATAAACAGCAACCGGCTTGTCCAGTGCCTTGAGCATACGCACAGTGGCAACGCAGTCAACAACATTTCGTGCGAACCTTGCAATGTTCTTCACGATAATCATGTCGATTTTGCCTGCTTTACAATCATCAATCATCCGTAAGAAGTCCGTGCGTTTCTTTACGGAAGTCCCAGAAATCCCTTCATCGGCGTAGATGTCATAAAGCCGCCACCCCGGATGCTTCGACACATATTCTTTGTAATACTGGCACTGCAGCTCGTAGCTTGCGAGCTGGTCTTTGTTGTCCGTACTGACTCTGCAATACGGCGCGACCACCAATGGGTCTTCTTCGCTGTGCTCAGTAGTCTTTTTAATCGAAGCGGGAATGCACTGGACTTGTGCGCTATGCTCATAAGCATTGCGTATCTCATTTTGTTTATTTGTTTCCAACTTGTGTCACCCCTTTCGAATATGTATCTGTAACTTAGGGTGACCTATCGTGATGCGGGTGGGGATTTGCACCCCACAACCATTAGTCGTGCACTTTCAACACGATTGACGTTTGCAACCGCCGCGCAGTATGTCTTGCGCCGCCCTGACTGCCGTTTCTATGGGTGTTTATTAACACCAGCAGCGCGTCTACCTATTCCGCCACCGCATCATCGTTATCTCAGGGTATTGAACAGAGGAGGAGTTGTTACCTGCGCAGGAGTATCTCGCTCAATGGCAAAGATTTTTCAGTCAAAGTTCTTACCATACCGTTCAGCCCACGCAATGTCCTCAAGAACCACAGCGTTCTCATTCAGGTCTTCGCCTTCAAGATAAGACTCTTTGACTTCGTCAGGAGAGATATCGTAAACCTCAGCGACACGTCGGCACATCTCATCATGCGCCGCATCGTGCGTATCGAAATACTCAGGCTCGGAGATTTCTCGCTCCATTACTTCAATCAGCATATACTTCATAGCATTTTCTCCTTATAAAACTCAGGTTTTATTCGTAACATACGAACACATGACCCACGAAATCGCCACCGCCGATGAGATACGAGCCAACATATTTCAGCTTGTCTTTCTCGTCTTCTCGGATTTCCTCGCCAGTCATCTTTGTTACGACCTTCATCGGGTATGTCTGGTTTTCGGTGTCAACCATGCACCAAAGGCAAGGTCGAATCACGTCTTGAACATCCACATGAAGAACTTGCTCGTTGCATCTTGCAACGCGGTCATCGAAGTACAGCATCGGGATATTGATTACCTGTTCTGCTGTAATCTCCAATGGATACTTGTAGATTACTCTCACGTTTACCTCCTATAGATTTAGAGATTCCAAAAGCTCTCGCTGCGGTGAGAACTCTTTATACAATTCGACCTCCTTGGTCAGTCGAGCCAAGACTGCTTCTTCCTTGACCGCATATCTGCCCAAGTAAACTTTCTTATGGTTATAAGTAATGCTGGCAACCCACTTCTTACGTTGTTTGTCGAAGTAGACGCCAGCGACACCAGATGTATTGCACGAATAAAGGCTGCGGTTTCTGTCATTCTCAGAACGCTCACAACACCGCAAGTTTTTCTTCCTGTTATCCGCTTTGTTTTTGTTAATGTGGTCAACGCATTGACCGGGCTTCGCGTGCATCACAAGCCGATGGAACCGGACAAAGCGTCGAACACCGTTATAGAAGTAGCTGCTGACAAGATAACCGTCCTTGTCACAGTACCAACTGTCATGCTGATATATTATTTTGAGGTCTTCTATATCGAACAAGAAGTCTACCTCTCCGATGCGAAGAGCTCCGTATGTTTCAAACAGTTTAATCTTCATCATACTGCTGCAAAATAGTCTCGGATAATACACGACACGACATTTCTTCTGGTGTCAGCAGCGTATCGCTGTCAATCGAATGACACATTGCATCATCCATACTTTGTCTTAGCTGTTGGTCTGTCATTCTGGATATGTAACTTGCAAAATCCGCAAGCAGCTTATTCATATCCATGCTCAATCCACTCCGGTTTGAATACGTGCAATACATGAAATGCCATCTCGATAACTGTCTCCAGCCTAATTCCAATAGTGTCTGCCATTGTCTTATTCACACCACACGCCAAGAACCTGTCGAAAGACCCGTTCTCTTCGTAATCACAAATGGCATTCTCAATCAAGTGTTCTGCATCACTCATTCTCCACCACCTCCCACAACATTGTTTGTAACCGCTTTCCGCATCGGTCGTTTTTCTAAACCCCTCAACCGATGTGCATGAGCATTGGTCGTAAACCAGAACTCACGAGCGTTGCTTGCAATGCGAGTGAGTAAAAGAAAAACCGCCCGCGTAGCGGGCTTCTGGTTTACGAGCATAGTGCCGAATTTTTACTTTTGCCTTTGGCGAAAAGCTGCTGAGAGAAATATGTATAACAGCAAATCTACAAAGCGGTCGTTGTCTACATCCATTCGGAGACAGTCCAATATGTCAAGCTGCCATCCTCTTCGTACTCGTACTTTGAAATAACCTCATCCACAGAATAGTAATCGCCATCGGCGGGAATGAGCTTCTCGCCATCCCAAGAACAATAGCCAACCAACAATCCCTGTTCAATTCTTTCGCTGCTTAGATACGGCAAAAGGCTTTCTGGATAGTTGGTTCTAACCATGATTTCAACTGGATGATTTGGAAGGATATCCTTGACTGTCATTGGTTCTCCTCCTGTTAATTACCCCATCGATATGTCCAACTTTAATGAAGCCTTCAGGCTCGTCCAAGTCAATCGCATATCCGTTATTGATTTTAATGAACGATGTACCATCCACAACCCACAGGTCGCCGAAGCATGGATTCAGATAGATGTCACCATCTTGGTATCTCGCGCTCTTGTGTTCGTTGTACCCAGTCATAACCACACCTCCAATCGGTCATCTTAAATGTGGGCGAGGATTTGCACCTCGCATGGAAAGAAAATTGGTTCGACGGGTTTATCAGGTCTGCAGCACTGTCTTTCCCACCCGCTCGGCGTCTACCTATTCCGCCACCACATATGTTCTATGCTCAGCTTAATCCGTCTACAAAATCCCACTCGATATTGTAACGGAATTCATCGTTCAAAATTCCGTCCAGCAGTTCATCGATGTATTCCTCATCGTCTCGGTCTGTCGGGACGGGGATAATCATCTCAAACTCAGGAGCAAACGTGGACGGTTTCACCCAAATCGTTCTTTTCTCCATAGCCTGAACCTCCTTGTCGCATAAGGGACAATACCCTGTAGTTTCGCCAAACTGTATATTTACATGATGCCCGCATCTTGGGCAGTGGATAATGCCGTTCATGCAAATCAACCTTTCACAAATCTCTTCCCGCACAGCGGACAACTGCGTATTTCGACAATGTCTTGGGTTGTAAAACCGCCGTCATCGTCAAGCACTCTTACTCTCAACATCCCTTGTCTGTTTACGGACATCTCAATGCCGCTATATTCAGCGGTCTGGTTCATTGGAACAAAATCATTTGTCCCAGATTCACAATATGGACATTTCATCTGACTACCCTCGTCTCTCTTTGCAAAAACTTTTTAATGCAGCCTCCACAATCATAGCTGACCTTGCAATTGTTCCCGCAACAATCGCCATCGCTCACAAAAGAGCAAAGCACATTCTCGCAAGTATCACCGCCGCAAAACTCTATCAGCTCATCGGTATTCATAGTGGCTATTTTCCTTTTGATTTCCTCGAAATTAGTCATCGAATTAACCTTCTATATCCTTCCAATAACAATACAGGCAACCGTGTGGGCACCTTGCTTTGCGTTTCAATAACTCTGTTTTCCCCGCATAACACATACAGCCATTGCGTTGATAGCCAACGCCATTTGCTTCTGTGTCTTTGGAAAGTCCAAGTAAGCTGAGGTCATAGTCAGAAATACAGCCGCAGGCAATCGGCTCCGTAAGACCGTGCTCTGCACAAGACTCGATTCGGAGAATTTTGCCGTTGTTCAACCCTTCCCAAAACTGCTTTGCTTGCTGCAGCATATTGTCAACTTTCAAAAGCTGTGCTTTTGACGGAGCAAAACCACTGTCACCATAAGGTAGTGGTAATCCAACTTCTTTGAACCGGTTTCTTGCGTGTGGATACATATCGATGACGCTCACTCTGTATCGCTGAAATCCCATCTCCATAAATGAAATCATTGTATGGTACGCAACGGAGAGCCCCTTTTCTGTTGGAATAATAGGGTCAACACGAACAACAATTCTGCTCATAGGGAATCCAGCTTTGACCAACTCCATAATTGCTGCAAACTCCTCGTATGGAGTTGGCACATTTGGCTCCAAAATAGAGTGCCCGTATCCGGTAATTGTAGTGTGAATAATGAGCTTATCATTATGTCTCAAAGCAGCGTCGAAGAAATCCGGCGACACACACTTCGTAACAAGAACAGCGGCATCGACATCGTCCAATTTCTCCTCCCAAGACAAGTCAACCCCTGCGTCGCCTGCTTCTGTAACTCCTATCTTATATAACGCCATATCAAATCAGCCTTTCACATCAACGCAGTAACACTTGCACTCTTTATTCCAGCAGTCTGTGCTGCAATGAGATGTGCTCTTCCGTTTATAGTCTTTGGGAGCGATGATGCTTAGAACAATTTCTTTTTCATTTGGGCAAGAGCCCATGTAGCACATCTTTTCCTCGACCGCCTCCGCAATTTTTCTGCGATACCACCTTAAAAACATCTCAGCACCCTCTCATTTCACTGGGACAACCGTAATTTCTATCTCGAATTGTGGTGTCATTTGCATGGTGAGCGGTATAAATTCACTGTCTGCAAACCTTTGCAAGTCCTGCTCGCTCAAATGCTTTTTGAAAAATGTGTCGAATTCTTGTGTGGTAATCACCAATTTAGTCGCGTACATATTTCGCCTCCTACCACTCATTCTCCAACTTGTTTATCTGATATACTATAAACAAGTTCTTTCCGTAGCTCATCCTTTAGTCTGCGCTTAGCCAACCGCTTGTTGGATTTTTTAGCCTTTGCCCACCCATTGTGGTTGTTCGCCCAGCAAGCATATCTGTGGCTGAACTCGGACTGCCAGCCGAGTTTTCCTTTATAAGTGTTAGCCCTTTTCATAGGTCACATCACATTTCTGCTCTGACCCGCATAAGGATTTTACCAAGACGATTTTCTCCAACGCCATCACAGACGCCCCAGATGCGGTCGCCCCAAGTATTTCCTTCAATGAGTTCGGCATCCTTGGTCGCAGCAAGCTTGTCTGCCAAATCAGGATTCTGTGAGAACTTTGCCTTGCAAATCTCATACATAACGGTATCTTTGACCGCCTCCCAGTCACCACGGAGCTTAACCCTACGCCCAAGCTTCTTTGCCTCTGACGGATTCAGACAGCAAAACTCAGCCATGCGCTCTGGGCATTTAGCCGCTTGAAATGCTGCCTCGTTATTCTCAAAACGCATTCCGTTATAGGTAACGGGTGCCGAGTAGAAGTTACTCAGAAAGTAATACTCGCCTCTAAACTCGCTGATACTTACTCCCATGTAATTACCTCCATCATTTCGTATCGATATATACAGAGCATATGTCCGGTTCTTTTGTCGTCAGATGCTGTGCCAACCACTCTTTCCCGATGAATTTATCGAACAGAGCGCACGTTACCATGTCGGCATTAACTTCTCGTACAAATCCAACCGGTGTATAGTCCACAAGGACTGGAATTCCCACTGCTGATTGACTGTATGAACCATCGTTCTTAAAAAATATATCCATAGCGGCTTAGCTCCGCCAGCATTTCAGGTCTTCATCCCACCACTCCGTAGTTGTGTACGGTGACTTTTTACGGTAAGTTATCCTGTGCAGATAGTTCCGTCCACAGTGATGGAATTCTTCAAAAGCACGCTCTTCATCCGGGAAATATACAACATTGCTGTACGTTGACCCGGAGCCAAGGATTTCTGGCTCCTCAATGCCAGTTTCATAAAGCACCCTACAATCAGAGTCGGCGTCTTCCTCCTCGTCGAAGTCGCAGTTCTCTTCATCGAGCTCATCGCTGTCTGAAATGTACTCAAGTTCGCCAAGGTTAATCTCGTCAATATGTTCTTTGGCATATTTGATTGCCTCTTCAAACGTCAGTTCGCGTGGAACCATAATGCTGCTGTTATACACAGCCATACATTGGACGGTCACATTGAGCTTCCGCATATTTTTATTCTCCATTAGTCAACCTCCCACGCATAATCGAAATGTCTCCGGTACGAGTTTCCCTTACGAATATTGCCCTTATAGCGTCTGATTTTCCTGTTGGAATATGTCTTCCAAAACGTCTGCCTGTTTGAGTTCTTGGGGTACTGGATGTAGTTCCCGACCGGCTGATAAACGCCGTCTTTCCAGCCCCAATCTGTATAGCCGATGCCTGACTTATATCCGTAGGTCATAATACGCATCAGCCTTTCTTTCTTCTGCTTGCGCATCTTGCGCCGATACGCTCTCCCAGTTTTCCTCGGTTCACACAGTTTGCGCTGCGGCTTGTCCATCTCAAAAGCATCACTGCAATAACCACTGATAAAAAACTCAGTCTGGACTTTATCGCAACCGCAGTATTCAAGCTGCGGTTCGTAGCCACCTTCTCTTGCAGCCCTGAGCCTATGCTCAACGCCTTCACAAATTGGGCATTCATCGCAAGTGAACTTTCTTCCACAGAACTCAAGCATGATTGACCTCCTGCTGAAAAGTCTTACTGCTTCGTCAAGATATACTCCGTATTTGCTGTTTGGATGGTAATTGTGTCTTCGCCGTTTCCCCACGGAGTAAAATCCAACACAGTAGATGTATGTAGGCAATGATACCGGTCATCATAGTCGGGCAAATACTTGATAAAGCCACGCTCTCCGACCTCCAAGTAAACAACGTATGCCTTTCGCCCAAGCGCCTCGTCATGCAACGGATTCGCCCTGCCATTCTTGCTCTTAATCGATGTAATCGTGTAATAAGCTACTGGGACGTATGTCCTGCTTAATTCATATCCCTTCCACAAATCCATAATCATCCTCCATCAATTGCGGTTTCGTCCGCGCCCCTCGCTTTGCGCTGGCGTGTCTTCCTTTTTGCTTCTTCTCTCCGAACTCTTTTACATATTCACGGTTCGCCTTACACTGATTGCAATTATTTCTTTGTTTGCAGAACCAGCACCCGTCTTGTCCCCACCAAAACCAGTCTGGCATTGATGGTCTTGGTTTCCTTTTCGCCTTACCCATAATTATGCCTCTCACAAGGAAACGGGCAGCTATCGCACTGCGAATAGTCACAATCATTTTCATAGTCGCACAGGCAAAGACACTTCAACCAATACGCAAGACCGCCAACGACTGCCACTGTTGCCAACACGAACAGAATTGCTCGAAAAATCATGCTCGTCACCTCACCAGCAATCGTAGTCAGTAATGTCCTTTTCTTCACCGCAGGCAGGACACTTAATTGTAATCGCCGTTCCAATGCCCGTTCCGGTCAGCTCGTACAAATACTTACCGCCATTCTTACACGACTTGTAGTGGCTATCCCTGAAAGCTCTTTCTGCCTTCATTTCGTTATCTGACATCTTGCATAAGGAGTGGGTGCGATTATACTCAGCCAGCTCAACTGCCTTTCGAATCTCTTCGTCCTTATTCCATTCAGCAACTTTCTTTCGCAGGCTCTCATTCAATTCAACGAGGGAATCATATTCATCCTGCGCGGCTTTCAATAGCCCCTTGAAATCTCTATGAACTCTAAACATTTGCGCCACTCCTTTCGATTCTTTTCTTCAAGTAATCATGGACTTGATTGCTCAAAGAAAAGAGCCGAATAACTCGGCTCCGTTTATATGTAAGCGGCTTGTAATGAACCGCTTTGTTCTCTTCGTAACATTCCGAGAAGCCTGTCTGCATCTACGTCTGTCAAAATTTTGTACCATTCAGAATGGAAGAATCTCTCCAGACTTTTTAACAATCCCTCGTCTTCATTACGAAGTGCCGAACGATAATCATCCGCTGCAACTGCAACAATGGCGTTTGCCAAATTGCGCCAAGGGTCATCGTTGCTTTTCCTCAACCGCCCAAGGCTTACTGATGGTTGTGCCATTGCTCGTTCCGGCATTTCGCCTTGCGGAACACCTCTCGGCAAACACCCGCAAGATTTTACAGCACCATTTTTGAGGAATCTCCCATCAACGATACAGGTCTTGCCACATCTGCATTCGCACAGCCATCTTGGTTGACCACTGCTGCTGTTCTCAGCTCGCTTGACCACTTTTAATTTCCCGAATGTTCTGTTGGTCAAGTCTGTTGATTTACCGCTCATAAAAATCAGTCCTTTTCTGCGAGAAGGAAGTCAGGGTTGATGACCTTGAAGCTGATGTTGCTCTGGACATTACGCATGACTACGCCTTCTCGTTTTTGCTCCTTACGAACCACTGATTTCCCCTTGGAATACTCGACCAGCTCAGCGATGGTTTCGGGCAGGGTCTTGTCCTCATCGACAATCGGGACGGTCTTAATTCCATACGGCTCAAGCAGCTTCTTGATTTCTGCCGTGCCACACTTATGGTCTGGATAAATCAGGTTGAAGGCAAACAGGTCGTACCCACTGATGTGGTACTTGTTGCCCTGAATCTGGTTGCCGCAAATCTCACCTTGTAAAACGATGGTTTCATAATCACCGACAAGGTGTTTCAGCACATCTTCGATGTGAAGCTGGCGTGCAATCGTCCAGTATGAGCTGTTGTCAGGCGTGCCAAGGTAGATATTTCGGCTGCAAACGCCAAACTCATACTTGCGTTTGGAAACTTTACGCAGGTAATACGTCGCTGACTGCCCATCAACTTTCTCTGTGACAGAGAACTTCGTTCCCTTGTTACGCTCCATCTCAAAGAGCGTCGTAAGGTTTTGAATGCGGGTCTCATCCGTCTTGGCAATCCAGTCGGGGAATCCTCCCTTGCGCTTGGGCTTCATAAACAGTTTGCGATACCACTTGAATCGCATCAGGAAGCGAGCGATTGCGCTCTGCGGTTTTTGCGGTTGCTTCGTCAAGAGCTGTGCTTCTTGCTGCGCTTCTGGGTCATACTTCTTAATGCCCAAAGCGTCTGTCACATCGGCGCCAAGAATGGCAGGAGTACCATTCGGAAGGATTGACAGTGGGAGAACCAAACCCTGACTGACCTGACCGCGCAGCTTAATGGTGCGGACTCTGAACTTTCTGTCTCTCAAGAACTCGAACTCTGGGCGCTCTGGGACGATAGAATCGACCTCGATGTAAACGATATGCTCTCCTGTATGGAACTCGCCTTTCTGAACCACACATTCCCAACCATCGACCTGCGCAACTTCAATGCGGTCAGCTCCTGCAATCGGGCGAAGAGATGCAATCTCACGGATTGTTGCCAAATGTCGCATAGGACACCCTCCTTTGAATTATTAAAACCATCGTTTTTAGCTTCTGCTGATAACTCTTTTGAACTTCAATGAGCTATTTGCGATGTAATCATCAATCAGTTTGCTCTGTGCTTTTGTCTCTGCATAGGCAGTGATGGTGATAGACTTTTTGCTCCAGTCCAAGGTATAGCTGTCTGCAGCGACATTCGTGATGTGATGTGTTGCCAGAAAATCTCGAAACTCTTGCATTGCCTCCAAATTATCCGACATAATGACGTTCACATAGGTCTTGTCTTTTGAAAACCTGTTGCTTAATGCGACAGCTAAACAGCAGCCAACACCGCTTGCAATGGAAACAGTTGCAAGGGCGAGGCTGCTGTCACTTGTTACGATATCTTTTGTGATGCTAAGGTAGATAAAATTTGACAAGCCGAGAGCGACTCCGGCAAGGACACAACGATTTCTCTGTACCAAGATTGTCTTGGCTGTACCAAGCGTGTTGTCCAGCACCTTAGCGAAAAATAAAATGACCAGATATACGGCTGTCAAATAATCTCCTCCTTATTTAGAAATCAAAAAACTCTTGGTAAGCCCATACGCCGACAAAGATACCAGCGGGGATGCACCACAAAAGCAGAAAGGCTGGGTTATGCAGCTTGATGCTCCAAACAATTGGCATAATCATCGTAAGAATGATTAGCGCAATCAAGAGGATGGAGACAACAATGCAAATTAGAACTTTAACCCAATCTTTTGCATTGTCCCACCATTTTTCCATCACGGTTCGAGACTAATGATGGGCGTTGAGCCAGTCACCGTAGGCAGCTCGCCGTTCCACTGCTCATACTTGATTTTTTCAATCAACTCATTGGTAAGTGAAGCCGCAATCTTGCGGTTTGCGTCAGCTTCTGCCTCCGCAGCAATACGCAATGTCTCTGCTTTTTCCATCAGCTTACAGAAGCTACTGATAGATTCTGAAAACTGTGGTACCGCCTTTACTTTACCCACGCAAGCCTCCTTCCTCAGCCATAGCTGACCTCGTCTTTGTCTGTTCGGATAGAAATAAACACCGGGAACTGTAAGCTCTCAGCACCGGTGTTTTTGTCATACGATATTTCCTTGTATTTTACCTCGCATAACCGTCCGGGCATTTCATCTTTAGCCGCCCAAAAAGCTGTACGCTGCTCATCGGAAAAGCCAGACCCAACATTTACTTCGTTGCCTTTATAGTCCAGCACAAATGCGCCCAGCGTTCCTGCAAGCCTGCCGCTTCCTTCTTCACAGCGCAAGATATGCAAATCCATAGTGTAGAAGCGTTTGACTTTGAGAATTCCGTTGTGACGCTTTCGCTTATATGGAACATCAAAGTTGACCATTAAGCCCTCTTTGTCCTCCCGAACCATTTGCTCTAATAGCTCATCGATTTTTGTATGGTCTTTACCGTGATATAAAACAGGGAGGATGTTAACTCGACCATCTTGCGGAATGAAGCGATGAAGCTGGTCTAAGAAAGACCGGCGACACCCATAGCCGCCCTCGCTTACACCAGCATCGAATTCTTCTGTCGTAAGCACATCAAAAATGGTGTAGCAAACTGCCGTTTTATCAGTGTCTTCTGAGTTGATAATGCCCGTTGCCTTACGGAACGCCTCATTATCAGACAGTTCGCCTTTATCTCGTAGGGTAAGTTCTCCGTCAAAAACATAGCTATCGTTCTCGTCGATTTTGAGCGCGTCCAGAATATGTCCAAGCCCTTCGTAGGGAACTCCGCTTCTTGCGAACAGTTGCCCTTTGTAGTATGTTGCCCTGACACCATTCAGTTTTTGAGTGAGCCAAAACTCCGTGCCTTCCTTGATTGGATATTTGTCAATTGGATATGCTTGCTGAACCTCCCATTCGGGAATCAATCCGGGGATAACCTTGTTCACAGTTTTCGCTGTGACACCCAACCGAAGTGTCTTTGACAGAAGTTCGATGTAAAACTCGGATGATTCCGGGTCAGTCAAACACTGCACGAAAACTCGCACTTGATACACGGTTGCTGCATCCAATGCTTTTCGCTTTGATAGCAGCTCACAGATTTCAAAGATGTCGGTCATCGTGATTGTAATTGCTGGGTCATACTCGACAGGCGTTCGCAGTGTTTGTTCCGAAATCTTGTACGTTAGCATTGGATTCAAAGCGTAGTACAAAATCTTGCGGAAATTCTCAACATCTTTGAAGGCTTGCAAGACCCGCATTTTACTAATCGCGCCGCTTGCGCTCTGCAAACAGCGAACAATCGCTATTTCTTCCATACAATCACCTTACGGCTGCGAACCGTAAGCAGGCATCGGGTTGAGCTTGTGCAGGTTCTGCATATGCTTCTTTGCAATTACCTTGTCGATGTCTTCATCCCCACTGCTACCATGCATGATATAGTTGTCGAGCTGCATATAAGTGAAGCCCAGATTGTCCTCGTCTGTCTTACCACAAAGACCGTCAGACGGAGTCTTATCTACCAGTTCACGAGGGATGGGGAGTTCGTAGCCAATCTGACGAACCTCATGCACCATGATATTTGCGAGTGGGCTGAAGTCGCCAGCACTGTCACCGAACTTTGTAGAGTATCCAACATAATCCTCGGAGCGATTGCAGGTGTTTGCCACCCGACCTCCGCGAGCCAAAGACTGTGCGACCATATAGAGCGTCGCCATACGCAGCCGTGGAGGAAGATTGACCGCCGCCTGATTGCTTACGCCGGACGGCATTACTCTGCCGACCACATCAACCATCTTGCTGTATGCACCGCCAATGTCAACTGTAACACTTGCAATGCCAAGCGTATCGACCAGCAGCTTGGAGTCTGCGATATCTTTCTGCCGACCATTCGGCATCAGTACACCGATAACCCGCTCTACGCCAAGAGCTTCAACGCAAAGCGCTGCAACCACGCTGCTGTCTTTGCCACCGGAAATGCCGATGACAGCACAGCAGTCATTGCCGTTTGCAGCGAAGTATTCTCGAATCCACTGCACGATTTCATCTTTTGTTCTTTTCGGATTTGCCAGCATACTATACCTCTTTTCTCCACAACTCTACTGTGTACTTATCGGACAGTTCCTTTTGGATAAGACCGAAAATCACATTCCAGTCTCCACCGCCAAGACCGCATCCAATCTTAAACGGCATGGCGATTGTTTCTCCTGTAGGTACGGTCAATTTAATCCGTTTTAAGCAACTCTGAAATGCGGTGTAATCTGTGTACAGTTTCCCATCATATCCGTAGTTGCTCTGCGCAAACATATTGACGATGACTTTGCCATCGTTAGCCTGAGCGAATTGCGTCCGACCGAACACATTCCGTTCCTCATTGCAGAAGCCGACATAGGCGTTATAGACTTCTGGATACTTGGCTCGAACCTGTTTCGCCACACCGCTGCCCATTCTCGCCTGACAGTTAACCTGATGGCAAATGTATTTGGCATGGGTCTGAAACAAATCTCCATCAATAATTTGTACCGGCATCAGAACGCTCCCCCGTGAAGATTCTTACGAACCTCATCCAACGTGAACTGCTTTTCAAACTTTCCATCTTTGAACACGGTGCGCAGCTCATTGCTGTCTTGTGCCTCAGCCCAAGTGAGACCGTCAACGTAATCGTAGCCGTCATCAGTTTTGACTACACGGCAGCAACCACGCTGAGACTTCTTGAAATGTCCTGTGTCCGTCTTGGGATTCTTGAAAATCATAATCGGTTTGCCATCGGCGTTTTCTGCATATGTCGCTTTAACTGCAATGCCGAATGTATCTCTTGTGTACGGGTTGTACTGTTTACTTCCATCGTACTCGATTGTCTCTAAGCACTCCATTGAGAATGAACCGACGCCAAGCGAAACATTGTTGATTGCAAAGCCGTTTTTCTCCAGAAGAGAGTAGATTTGCTCACAGCGTTGCGGAGTAATGCTGTCTCCGTAAATTGCCTTGACGTGCGGGTTCAGCACTTTATAGCCCTTGCTATTCACTGTGCCACCAAAGATGTCCCATAGACGATACACGGTCTCAGTAATTACGCTAACAGGGTCGCCGCTGTCGCCGCGAATTGAGATGAAGCCATCGTGGTTTAGGATGTCATCTTTGAGCTGAGGGAGGATTTTCTCAACAAGATTCCAATAGTCATAGCTGTCACTAACCATCGAGAAACTCTGATGCGGATACACCTCACAAAGAAGTCGCCGAATCTGCGTCACCTCATCACCGTCAACAGCAAAGTTGGAACACATTACACTGTGTTCTGTTGAGAGCGCACCATATGCAACAGGCTCCTTACTGCAATCGCAGTTGTAGTTATGCTCAAGCCACAGAATTGCAGGTACTGTCGCTGTATTCAAAAAGCTCAGGCAGAAAGCCGCTGCGCTCTTCGTTGCGCTTTCAACACTCTCTTGCCCGCGCATAGAAAAATCGCCAAGGAGTCTCGCACGAACCACACTGTCATCGCAAGTGCGTTCTGCATACTCATTGACGATTTTACGATATCTGTACCCAACCTCGGCGGAGACTTGCGTATGCCACATTGTGCAGGAGAGCATCGTCTCGATGGTGTTGACCAGCCACACGAAGTCGGGGTGTGTATTTGAGATTTCAATTTGCGGAACTTTGATGTTGGTTCTCGTCCCTTCTGGAACAGCACGAACCTGCAACGGAAGATAGCCGAGGTCGTACAATTCACGAAGCCGTTTCTCTCCAACGCCTTTCGTTCCGATTGTTGCCCCAAGAACTCTGTTGTACTCCTTGAGTACACTATCAAACGGGACATTAAAGAAGTGGTCGCTGAATGCCTCAATGAGATATTCCTGAATGAATGCCTGAAGCCCAAACAGTGTAACCTTATCGGTATCACCGAGGCGACTCATGCGTGGCGTGTAGTAGGAGACCATTTTGGTCAAGCCCTTCGGATACTGTTCAGCGTGACAAGTCTTATAGAAGTCCAGACACAGGAGTGGATTATATGTAATCATTCAGTTTTTCCTCTTTTCTTTAGCTTTTCACCATATTATGGTTCTACGATAGTGTACAAGCGGCAAAGTGCGAATGTTACAATTGCACCAATGCAGAGGTACAGGAATACCAAAAGAGCTATCATCATTCCTCTTCACCTGCCTTAAAGTTATAAATCGGCTTGATGATGGCATCAATGGTCACTGTCGGTTCGATGTTGTTTACGATATCATCCATACCTTTGTATGCCATTGGGCATTCATCGAGCGTGCTTCTTCCAACAGATGTGGTGTAGATGCCTTCCATCTGCTTCTTGAACTCAGAAACTGTGAATGCCTCTTTCGCCGCGCTGCGGCTCATCAAACGCCCAGCTCCATGCGGCGCAGAGAAGTTCCAGTCCTCATTTCCTTTGCCGGTACACAGCAAGCTACCGTCTCTCATGTTGATAGGAATCAGCAGCCGCTCGCCAGCTTGTGCAGAGACCGAACCCTTGCGAAGAATCATATTTTCTACATCGATGTAGTTGTGAATGGTCGTAAATTGCTCCTCGACATGGAACCCCATGCCCTTAACAATGGTGTCCATCATTGCTTGGCGGTTGAGTTCAGCAAAACGTTGAGCAATTTTCATGTCATGGATATACTGCTCGAACAATTCTCCCTCGACATATGCAAGCTGCTTTGGAACTCCCGGCTTCTTTGCCTTCATGCCTTTAAGAACGGCTTGGATTTCTTTCTGTCTTCCAGCCGCTTTTAACTCGTTGACGACCTCCTCGATTTCTTCCTTGGAATACGAGGTTAACGCCTTGAACGCAGCTTCCTGATAGAAGTTGGCAATCTCAAGACCAAGGTGTCTGCTGCCGGAATGAACCACAATATAGATGTGCCCATCGCCATCTTTGTTGGCTTCGATGAAATGATTTCCGCCACCAAGCGTACCGATGCTTTTATATGCGCGGTCTACATTGACCATCTTTGCACAGCACAGCTCCGACAGGTCGATGCTGTCTGCGTATCTATGAGCTTCTGTGCGAATCTCAAAACCGGACGGAACCCCTGCGCGAATAACTTTGTCCAGCTTCTGTGGTTCGATATACGTTTCTTTGATACGGATGGTTTCCATGCCGCATCCGATGTCAACGCCGACAAGGTTCGGGCAAATCTTATCCTTGATGGTCATCGTGGTTCCGATTGTACAACCTGCCCCAGCGTGAATATCTGGCATCATACGGACTTTGCTTCCCTCGATGTACGGTTGATTCAAAAGATTGATAACCTGAGAGATAGACTCGTTATCGACCACGTCAGTAAACACCTTTGCAGTGCCAAACTTACCCTGTAACTCAAGCATTTGCCCGCCTCCTTTAAGATTAAATGAGCGAAATCATTTCGCTATTTCCGCGATAGATACTGTCTGTGGTAAACACATGACTGATTAAGCCATCTGTAAGAACCGTTCCACTGTGAATTGTGTTTTCACAATGGGTCACATACAAATACACTTCATTCGCGCCAGCCTCTTTTAGTGCCTTAGCCGTAAAAGTGAATGTGCCACCGCGAGAGCAAATATCATCGACAATCAGCACATTTCTATCGGTAACCTTTTCTGGGCTCGTCAGTTCCAGCCGTTCAATTTTCCCGGTGCGCCAGTCTCTGTGCTTGATGCAGAACACATACTCTCTACCAGCTTGCGATGAATATCGTTTTGCTGCTCCCTCATCAGGATAGCACAACAACACATTTTTGTCATTCAACTTGCCCAAGACTCTTCGAATATTTGACTGCGCATCTATCACACAGACCCTATCAAACAGTGCTGTTGAAACATTCGAGTGCGGGTCGCTGACAAGCACTCGGTCAAAACTTAATGCGTTGATGAACTCCGCAAACCATTTCAATGTAAAGACTTCATCTGCGTTTTTTACTCTATCCATTCTGGCGTTTGGAATATACGGCAGACTCAAACGGATGATAGGTCTTTGGTTGTTCTCTCGAATATGGTTTGTCAAGTACCACAAGAGAATACACTCTTCATCGTTGTCGTATTTCCATGTGATACTGAAAATTGGCGGTTCCATTGGTTGAGCAAACATCTGTGGGGGAAGATGCGGAGAGAATCTGAAAGAGGTTGTTCCATCAGGGAACTTTGTAAACTCGACCTGCTTATCGTTAACAAGAATCATGCCGTGACCTCCTCGTTCTCGATGTTAATCTGGCACATTTTCATTGCCGCCAGTGCAGTCTTGTGACTCTCTGGTGTCACGCCAGCGCAGCAAGAAGCATCGACCGTAATCTTAACCTCTGGCAGAAACGCCTTGAGGAGCAGCGCATTGGAAATCACGCAGATGTCGGTACACAGACCAACGAGGACAATTTCATTGATATCGCCCGCTGCCTGTGGTAACCCATCGTTTTGTAAGTACAAAGCAAGGTCAACCGAACCAAAGGTTCCTTTTAGAAAACTTTGTACATAACCACTTTCACGGCTTTTGTGCCGGATTGCCTCCTCAATCAACGGGTGCATCTCCCAACCCTCAGTTTCGCTGAGGCAGTGCTTGACTGGCAGTAACTTACCTTCCTGCGTGTCAGGATAATCTCCATAATGTGTGTCCAGTGTATGTAAAATAACGCCGTCAAACTCTTCAATTTTCTTGATGACCTTCGGCACAATAGCCTGTGCCTCTGGTGTGCCGAGCGTACCATCAATAAAGTCGTTCTGCATATCAACGACAACAAGAACTCTCATTCCTCGTCCTCCATCTCACAGCGACGATTGTTTGCTGATAAAGTTTATCGCTTTACCTGTTTTCTTGTTTACACCATGTCCAACAACATGGACGAGGTAGTCTTCCCAAGTTTCTCCTGCTTTCCAATACTCGGAATCCTTTTCGTATGTACCGGTTTCTCTTACGACTTCGATTTGGACAGTTCCTTTGAAATCTGGAATTAACGTGGTCGTCCACGGTTTCTCTAAGTGATAATTGAAGTTTGGGTTATAAGCAAGAACTTCATCCAGCAGAAATACGGATACAAGACCAGCATCTGCACAGAAATGTCCTAACGGTTTCTTTGTGTCCGAATCGAAAACTGTGCATCCCCAGTCTCCAAAGATGGTGTCATGGGTCAGATAATTCTTAATCCCCAGTCGCTCCATATACTCGCCGCACTCACAATAGTGCCAGTCGTTCTCAGTTATCTCGTTTTCATTGCGAATGATGTAGCAGGGGTCTGTAATGATAATGTCACCATCAAATTCTTTTTCCGGGGTACTCTGATATCTCATTCTTGCTCGCCCTCCTTATACTTACAGCGAATGTCCTTCTCACGCTTACGATTATAGGCTCGTTTGTTTGGAACAATCTGAGTAACGGGGCGAGCACAAGTCCAGAAACTGCGTGCTTTCTTCGCTTGAAGTTTGCGCTTATTCTTATCTGTCATTGAACTCGCCTCCGTTCTCAACTTGCCGACCGCTTTCCGCATGGGGCGTGATTGCTGTAAGAGCCCCATGTGCACAGAGTGACATTTTTAGCAAGCAATTTCCGGGTTATTATTTTTATTCGCCGAATAAAAATTATAACCTCGGAAATGCGAGGCTAAAAATGAAGAACCCTAATCCTTTCTTCTGCTTTAAGCGAGAAGATACTACACGTTTGCTGAGACATATGTATGTAGTCAATCTTCAAAGCGGTCTATATCATAGCGGATAGCCGCTTATGTCTTAGGTTGCAATTCTCCGCCCATCCATGCTCAAAAGCTGGGCGAATGCTTCATCGTCTTCTTTTTGCTTCTCTGCCTCATCATTCTGGATAGCGACAAACACTACGCCGCACATACCAATGAGGTCTCCGACAGAGAAGTCTTCCTCCTCAACGCCCTCTTCTTCATCAGGCTCTTCCAGAGAATCGAGGAAATCATCGTCCTCGGCGTACTCTTCCTCTTCCTCGTCTTCCCATACGCCGTAATCATCGCCCCATTCGAGGACATCCTCCTTGTAGTCTTCAAAGTCATCGTCGCCGAGACCGTCATAATCAAGGGTGCTGTTGCGGCGGTAGTAATCGTACCCACTGGGTAGGTTACCAAGGAAATCTCGGATATCTCTCCAGCCGTAGTCGGCAATGGCATCGCGGATATCTTCTTCAACGTAGTCATCGTAATCATCATCGTCATAGATGTCCTCACAGACATCACAGTCAAAGTCATTGCAGAAATCTTTCAGTTCATACCACTCAGTGATATTGTCAAGGAACTCGCTTCTTGTCATGTTTCAATCCTCCGTTTCCACTGTTTCAGTTGAGACTCTAACGAGCTTGGATAATGCTTTCTCTGTCAGGAACGCATATTGCACACCAAGCTGCGTGTTGGTTAACTCTTTTCGCATCGTTGTAACTGCCGTGTCAATCGACACGTTGCTATTTCTCAGCTTTGTAAATTTACTTTTCAGGTTACTTCCTCCGCCAGCCATATATCCGATTACCAAATCGACATTTGGAGCGGCGCCAAGCCTTGAGGAAACCACGAATCGAAGCCAATCCTCAGACCTTTCATCAAACTCCAGAACAGAAAGCCCGTCCAAGTCTGTAAGCAAATATGTTTGGACATACCCGAACCGAGAGTTTTTGATTGCCATCGGCAAGGCATCGAAATAATTTTGGGCAAGATAAAAGCCGCATCCGAAATCTCGGTGCGGCTTACATTTGCTCAGGGTTGGTACATCGAAATCTGCCGGAGTACCGTGATACAGATACATGGCAACCCTCCTCTATGAAATTGGTCTGGGCGAGAGGACTCGAACCCCCGACATCTTGCTCCCAAAGCAAGCGCACTACCATCTGTGCTACACCCAGATATAATGGTTTTGTTTCCGAACATACACGCACTACTGATGGATTTGAACCATCCTCACCATAAGCATCGCCATCAATGCTTAGTAGTGTGTGCCGGGGCAGAAAGGAAAACGGATATGTCAGTCCGTTGGAGCTGGTGACAGGACTCGAACCCGCAACCCAGTGAGTACAAATCACTTGCGCTACCAGTAGTTACGCTACACCAGCGTGCACCCTCGTCTTTCCGAGGTGTCAGCTTTTAGCTAAAAGGCTGCTGATGGCTGGACTTGAACCAGCGACTCGCACTTCCGGTGCTGCTCTACCAACTGAGCTACATCAGCATAGATGCGCCCTGCGCCCGTAGGACTCCGTGTGCACCCGGCTGTGTCTCTTACAGAGATAACAGTTGAGTGATGAACTAACCGTACAAACGTAAGCATGACCAACAGAGCAGATGGAGCTGGAACTCGGAGTCGAACCGAGAACCCACGCTGTACGAAAGCGTTACTCTACCAGTTGAGCTATTCCAGCATAGATGCCATCCTGAAACTATGGCGATGTCAGTAACACCACCAATACAAACTCACTATGATGGCAGTTTTAATAGCGTGAAAGGAGAATCATGGATAAATCATCATGGCATAAGGGATTGCAGGGATAGAAAACAAGCTCTAATACCGAAGATGATTTTGGCAGGGGTAGCAGGATTTGAACCTGCGAATCTGGGAGTCAAAGTCCCATGCCTTAGACCGCTTGGCAATACCCCTGTATGCAGGCTTATGCAGCGGCGTCCCGCCAAACCAACCTGTAACCGACTTCCAGAGCAGGCTCTGACGTGTCGTAAAGGCATTTCCTTTAACGCATAATTTAATGGTTTCTTACTTGGAGCGGCGTACCAGACTCGAACTGGCACCACCGGTTTGGAAGACCGGAGTGCTAACCGTTGAACACCAACGCCGCATGGTCGGCTTCTCGCTTAGATTGTCACACGCTACCGGCAACTACGCTCCGAAAAGTCGTAGCCCCTATTCCGTCAGGTCAAACCGGTCTTGACGCATCAAGACAAGCGCGGTTTTCAGCAAGCATTTTCATTCTTTGTGAGGTAAGCCGATAATCGCTCACATCAGTTGGGAGCTACCCAACAACTGGCAGGGGTGAATGGATTCGAACCACCATCTGACGGTTTTGGAGACCGCTGTGTTAGCCATTACACCACACCCCTTGGCGGAGTGGACAGGACTTGAACCTGCACATCCTTTCGGATTACTCACGGTTTAGCAAACCGCTGCCTTACCGTTAGGCTTACCACTCCATTGGAATTACTTTATTATACAGAGCAATAAATTGCTCATTGACCTGCTTGTCCACATGATAATGTCCAAAGAACCACCGCTTGAATGTGAGGTCGGAACAGACCCTATCCAAAAAGCTAACCATCGGGTCATTCTCGTACCAGCTTGCAAGCAAAGTCTGAATACTCCTTGGCGCACAATGTGTAATCACATAGTCAACGCACCAATTATTTTGTTCGAGCGTTGCAATCGCGCGTTCCATTTCTTCTCTGGACGGCATTTCCTCTTTCCACCATGAGATGTGTTCCACACGATACTCTTTATCAACCGAACGAGCACCGCCCATGCAGAAGATTTTCTTTCCATCAATCGTGAGCACTTGCCCTCTGTCCAGATGATAGATGTCAGGAGCGATTTCGCGCACCTTCCCGCCGAATTTGTCAATTAACGGGAACTGGTAGAGCATATCAAAGTTCTCGTGGTTGCCATCAATCCAAAGTGTCGTGAAGTTTTTCGCCGTCAGCCAGTCTTGCCACCACATCTCTCGATGCGAACCGTCCCAGCAGAGTCCAAAATCTCCGCAGATGATTACGAAATCATTCTTCGTCAATTCCTTTTGCTGTGGGAACCTTGTTGTATTAAGCTTGGCTATATCAATGTTCGCGTGTGTGTCTCCTGTGACGTAAATCATGCTTAGTTCCTTTCTCATCTGCAGTCCATATGTATATTCTGTTCTGGTCTCTTCTTTTATCTCCTGTATCCAAGAGATTTGGATGAGCTGAAAGCGAGTTCAAATCTCAAGTGGCGATGATGGCATCATTGGGAGACAATGGATTCAACTGTTGCTCATCAGATAAAGGTGGTGAGATATCCAGAATAGTTTTAATACGCTGTACAACAAGCTTAGGCGCCTTCGCAGCAGGCTGCGGGCGGGGAATCGTGCTGTCCAGCAAAGTGATACTTCAGCCTTTGGCGTGAAGCACATTCCTTACGAAATGTTATTCACTGCAAATGATAATTTGATTATCCTGTAATCTACATGGAGGTAACACCTCACATGGAGGAGCTCTGGTGACCAGTGGCTGGCGTGCAGTAATTCTGCTCCGGCGCTTTGAATCCATTGTGGCACAATGGATTCAGGTAGCTTCGGGCTGTTGCTGTACGGCTCCCGGCGATGAGGGATGTCTGGAGGCTGCAGGTGAATGCGCCTCCGTGGAGTTTTTCCCTCCCATCAAGTTGTTACTTATGCCTTTGGCGATAAGCATTGCTTTCGCAATTATGCATTACAGGATTGCGGGTTATTTATAGACGTTACCGCAAGTCGTCCTTCATCATGCGGATTACATCCACATTCATTTTCTTGTTAATGTAAGCTACAATTGCGTCAATGGTTTCCTTTTCGACCATGCGATAATAGCTATGCAGACCATACATTACCTGTACATCATTCCGTTCCCAAGCAACACCATTGTTCTTATCTGTGATGTAGTTGTACAGCATCGACTGGAACTGCTTTTTCTTTTTATGACCGACCGTAATCTCGTTGTCCTTATTCAGCATAACGCCAAGATTCCAGTTGCGCCCCGCTGATGAACCATACCGAGTCTTGCTTGCATTGATTGTAAACGGAGCACCAAAGCTGCTCAATGTGCTTACTACCAGCCCTTCAACAGAACGAACATCAAAATCATACTTGGATGAAATGATGAAATCATCTGCATATCTGGTATAAATGAAGCTCTGTTTTTCAAAGTTGCGGAGCGTATTCGACAGCTTGAAATCAACCGGAATCATCATCACATTCGTGATAAGCGGTGAAATTGGAGTGCCCTGCGGTAGTCCACCGTTTAAGAACGCTAATGACATAGCCGTCCGCAATGCTTCTTCACCCTGCGGCTCTTTTACAATCTCGCTAAAAGGAAAGACCATCGAGAACATTGAGATGGCATAGTCCAGCGTTGTGCTGCCAAAGAAATCGTGCAGGTCAAGCTTTGCGAACCATTTGCTGCTGTTCTTTTGGTGGCGCTTAACCGCATCGACTGTACTCCGCTTCTTTACATAAGCAAACGCAGCAGTATGATAGAGTGCATGGAAATCATCCTCGAAAATCGTTTTGAGTCTTCTCAGCGCATCCATCAGTTCTGCCTTTGGCGCATCAATTCTGCGAAGACCGCCAGATTTTTTGGGGATATAAAAAGTCTCATACAACTCGCTCCGTTCCTTTGCACGAAGCTCTGCCGTATCATTATTAAATCGAACGAGTTTTCCGATTAAGGTTTCCACACCAATCTTGCTGGAAAAATGTTCACTAACATTTTCAACCTCATATGTTCTTGTGTTTGCAATATTGGCATTGACAACTGGAGGCGTCTGATAGTTTTGAAACAGGTACTCTTCCAGTGTCATCTGGTGATAAATCGGTGACTGCCTAACAGTGATATAGACCATTTCTTCCCTCCTTGTCCAATAACTAACTGTAACCTACATATGTCTGCTGCTTCCAGAATTCCTTGAGTCTGAAGACTGAGTCGTCAGTGTGAGAGATTTCGCTTCCATGGAGTGAGATGCGGGATTATTATTTGGTAGTTGCTCTGTCCATAAATACAGGGGTTGATGTTAGTACATCTCGTTCTTGTGTTGGGTATTGGCGAAGAAGTGCTTGACATCTTGGCTGGTTCTGTGTCATGCTGCCGTCGCTTCTGGGTCGCCGAGCTGCTCGCACCAGTGCCGCGTCATCTCCCGGAGGGTCTTCCTCCCCGACAATTTGTTACTTTAGCCTTTGGCGTAAAGCTCTCTTACGAGAAAATCCGTTACAGTCTGTGGCGCATTAAGGCTGCGCCATGCCTAATAATTCAAATAGCTCTTCATCCGTAAAGACATTCTGAGATGCGAAGGGTTTAATAGAAAACGCGCCATCACCTCGCTGTTCGACAATCGTGTCAGTGCTCAAAGTACACACTGGTCTTACCCCAGCGCAGCTTGATGCTGTCAGCCTGTCTAACATACCGGAACGGTTGGCAATCGCTGCTCTTTCGGTCTCAACGTCGTCCAACAGCCAGAAACTCATAAATCCACGTTCTGAATCGAGCCCTGCGTAACGAGCTTTTAGGTCAAACAGGTCGGCTGTCGGATTCGGACGGATGCCTTTTCTTTTGAACAAGTCAAAGCGCCGTCCATCTTGGAGACTAAAAATGTCTGCGACTGATGGCAGGCGAATCAACGATGACACTTGACTTTCTCCGACCGCATATTCTTTTCTGACCAAAGAAGCAACCTCATAGTCTTCAAAGAAATACAAGAACCCATAGTGGTCTTCATAGCGAGCATAGCTATGTCTTGCAAAAGCACCGGGTGAAGCATCGTTATCGTGCATTGCGTGATACCACATCATCTGGTCACTGTTTAAGAAGGAAAACAGATTGGACACTGGGTACTTCGCATTATTAACATACCTATAATGTCCAGCCTCTTCCGCTGCATCGAAGCACAAGTAGTCGATAGCTTTTTCTGTGATAAAATCACAGTTTGGATTACCTTTCAACCAAACAATCGGGTGCGGGCTGTCTTTGTCCACACCGTACTTGCCCATCACAAGTTGTGTACCAACTTTGAGAGCACCAACGGTCGTGTCCATACCTTACCCTCCCTTCGTTCTTTTTGAAAATTAAAACGCATCCAGCAGCGGCTGGAATGCGTCGCAGATAATCAGCTTGTTTAAGCCCTTGCCCCTGATGTACTTGACGAAGTTACTCACTCCCAAAGCACAAATCGCTCTGACCGTGGTTACAACGCCAAGCGTAATGCCGCAAGCTGAAACGGGAGTTTCTTCCGCCGCTTCATCGTGCGTAAAGTTCATGGAATTGAGGAAGTCTTTCTTCATCTTGTAGTCAGACCAATCAGCAGCATAGTGCTGACCTGCCTCCAGCAAGGTTCTGAAGTCAAACATCGCCTTTACATACGGATTGTCGAAGTGTTTTTCGACAATCTGTTTTCTCAGCTCGATGTTGTCAACGCACAAGAACACATAGCCAGACATCTGCTGCCCGTTCCACCCATCCTTGTACAGTTTCAGACTGCCCTTGACATCAGGATTGATATCGAAAAGGATATCTGCCAGCGCCTCGACCTTAGAGCGCCCGATGTCCTGCTGTCGGAAAATCTGATTTGCCAGATTGTGCGGGCTTACCGTATCCATGTCCCACAGTGCGATGTTCGTGAGACCCAAGCGAACCAACAGTTCCGCAATCGTCGCACCGACAGACCCACACCCGACGATATGGATTCTGCAATCAACCTTCTCAGGCTGAAAATATTCATAGCTCTTTGACAGGTCAATCGCCATATTACTTACCTCCTAAGTATGTATAAGGGTCGTAGTCCTCTTCATCCTCCCAGCCCTGCATCGTTTCTTGGCAGGCATTTCGCCCATGCCAACCGGCACCGATTCTGGTTCTGGGTTTCTCGTCATTGTTCTTCTTCCCAGATGAATTGTCTTTTTTATCGTCCTTTTTCTCGTCCTTCTTATCGTCAGTCTTGCCTGCAAGCGGATTGTACGGAGCGCCAGCCGGAGCGCCTCTGTACCCCTGATTGTAGTAACCGCCGTATCCGTTCTGACCGCCATACACATAAGGCTTGGACTTTACCATATCCTTCGCGTTCTTGATGAACTCATCAAGACCTTCGTTCTGACCGACAATCTTGACTGTGATGTCTTTATCTTCGAACATCACATTCTTCTTGAGGTCATAGATTTTGTTTGTACTTGCAAGCGACTTGTTCCAAATCATAAAGATGTAGAAGTCGTCATCACCAAGCATCCCAAGAATTTCCTCCTGATGGTTGAGGTCAACGGATGATGGCGACGTACCCATATTTACATGGGAGTGCCCCTGCATATAGATGTGATTGAAGCGTTCATCTTCAATGTTTTCCTGAATCCACAGAGCGTACTTCTCTGTATCCATCTCGACTGTCGAACCGGTTACTTCCTGCGGGTAGACAACGATATCGTCGATGACATATTCGTCGAGCGATTCGTCTTCGACTCGGCGTGCAACGCCATGCCACGCCACCTCTTTATCGAACTCCTTGATGAGCATAACCATCTTTGCCCATGCTTCTGTGCTGAAGTAGACCACCGCTTTTTTGTCACCGCACGAAAACGCTTTGGTAAAAGAAAGCTTACCGTCCGAAAGCTTTGTGAGAGACAAAGCTTTCTCAAAATCCTGACGACACTCGTCAATGAGTTCCTGCGTTAACTTAATTGGTCTGCTCATTTTGCGCCTCCTCCGCCTGCCCATTCTGTGCCTCCTGTTCTTCAAGCCATCTGATTGCCTCATTCGGCTTTACAACACGACCATCTGGCAATTCGATACAACGACTGACCGAACCGTTCGACCACATCGTTTTCATAAACTCGCCCATAACTGCACTGTCACCGAAGTTCAGACTCTTACAGGATGCAATACACTGCTCAAGGGCTCCAATATAATTTCTCTGTCTCAACAGCTCATTGATAGTTCTGAGGTAATTGCCCATACAATGGAACCGGTCGATGTGTGTATTGGGCATATAACCGTCGAATGTGTAATCAGAAAAGTCGCCGGTCTGCGGGGAAACGCTACCATTCAGGTCGAATCTATACGCTGCGCAGAAACGGATTCTCAGGCGCGGATTTTCGCTCACAAAAATCTCTCGCATCAGCTTCTGCATCTTCTCTGACGCTGCTGCATTGTGACCAGCACCACCGTCCGGTCGATAAATGTAGCTATTCCTGTTGTTGATTGACCGTTCAGCCATCTCTCTATCAAAGTATTCGAGATAATCTTTGACCGAGAAATACATATCTGTATTGCTCACCCGAGAAAGGACAAGGCGGTTGTTACAAAGGAAATACTCCATGATTTCGGAGTCTCCGCCGCCTTCGGCAATTCTCTGCTCAAGCCCCATCAGCTTGATGCACTTGTCATTGCGCCGTGATAGATACGCGCCGATGGCATCATTGAGCCGCTGGATTTCATCATCAATCGACACAATTTCATTGCGGACGGAATCGCATTCCATGCGTTCGTATCTGGTTTCAAAATCACCCAGCAACTGACGAATCCGTGCTGTTCTGAAATTGTATCCTTCGCCGAGTTTTGAGATATACTTCTCATAGTTTGCAGAATTCGTCTCACGCAGAGATTGCATCAGTGCAAGTTCGTCCTCTGTCAAACCGTCATCCTGATTCAGATACCACGGCATAAATGCAAGGATAGACACCTGCAGGTAATGCATCTTCTTGATATCGAGGTTATCAACGAAGACGATTACCGATTTCTTGTCTGGGTTGATGTAACAGTCAACGTTGAATGACTTACGGTAAAATGCTCTGACTTTATCAAGCCGATGATATTCAGGGTACACTGACGTGAAGTTCTTCTCAATAATCTGCATACAGGTCAGATTACTGCTCTGGTCAGCATTAAAGCTGTGAACCATAAGAACGCCGCTGTCATCCATTCGATATCTGCTACAAATAGCACCAACCGCACGTTCCGCCGAAACGCTATTGATAGCGTTACTATTGTAATTTGACGAACCGAAAGTCAGATAAACACTTTCGCCCTCTTTGATTCGAGGTGCGACCAGTGCACGAAGCGTTGAAAGGAATGAACAATCACCACCGTAGTAATCTCCGGTAATGTTCTGGAAATAACTATTGGCTGCTTCCGACGTAAACGGTGTCGATGCAATACTTGTCTTGAACACAGAAACACCTCTATTCATTTTTATCTTGGTGGGGAATATCGGACTTGAACCGATACGGCATCCGCCAACAGGACTTAAATCTGTTGTGTCTTCCATTTCCACCAATTCCCCATGAAAAGAGCCGCCCATAAAGGGCGGCTCTGAAGTTGGAACTTAGGCGTTATCCGCCTTGACGACATTCAGCAGGAAGCACTTCTCGGTGATACCGAACTGCTGGAAGGTCTTATCGAGGTCGCCGGGGTTCAGGGAAGAACCGTCGAGGTGCATGACACCACGGGTGTAGTCAACACCGTTCGCCTCAAGGCAGGAACGCAGGGTGGTGTTCTCGTCGATGATGACAGCCTCACGCTTGACATTGTTGCCGACAGTAACCTTAATCATTATGTATTCTCCTTTTATTCGTTTTTAATTCTTGAAAAATGGTGGGGCGGCTATGCCGCCCCGTTGCGGTGTCTCTTACTGAGCGACGGTGATGTTGCTCATCACGGTTGCCTTCTCAGCCGCAATCTCTTCGAGGACAGCGGGGAGCTTCTCTTCGAGCTTGTTGAGGTTGATGATGGCAGCGCCGAGGCGGTCAGCGACCCACTCCTTCACATCGCCGGTAACACCGTCGAGGAACAGGGTGATGCACGCCAGCTTGTCGTCGTTATGGGTCTCAGCATCAAAAGATGCGCCCACAGCGTTGATGTTGCCCGCGCCGTTAGTGGTGCCAATGCCGAAGATGGGCTCCTTACCATCCTCGCCGCCCTTCAGGACAAGCTCCTTGGGACGATACTTCTCGATGGTCTTGATGTCCTCAAGCTTCATTGCGGAAGTGATAACAACCGCGCGACCCGTAATAGTTACTTTTGCCATGTGTATGTACTCCTTGATTTCAAATGTACCCCTATTAGTTCGTCTTGCGACTATCCGCCCACACCACGAGGAGGTTGGAGCCGTTGTGGACATAAAAACCACTGAAGCGATTGCCTCAGTGGTTGTTGTTTTATCTTGCACCACTTCCGTGGTGCTGATGCTTTTGATACACAGATTAGAAGCTGAAAGCCGGGGCGACGCCGCTGGAATACCCTGCGGCGCTAAAGTCCGCGTCGCCGCCCGCGTTCACATAGCAGAAGGAGCTGCTGCCGAGGTAATAAGGAGAACGCAGCATAGTGTACTCAGCGGAACCATTACGCTTCTTCCCCCAAGGCACATCTTCCTGCCGGTAATACTCATACCAATGACCTTCACCCGGTGCTGAATAGATATTTCGCCCAAAAGTTTCTTTTTCAGACTTAATCCAGAATTTGCACTCCGTTTCGAGCAATTCATTCGCTCCGTCATAGGTGTTTGCAGTGAGCTTGATTACAGGTTCGACCACCTCAAGAATCTCGGCAGGCATGAGTTGGTAAATCTCACCATATTCATCGTTCATCTTGTGAAACAGTTCTGTTGCACCCCAAGAACCTCTGTTGGTATCGTCACTATTCCAGCGATGCCGTTTTGGGAGGCAGTCAACCATTTCCCAGCTCAGTGGAAGGATACGACCACTTTTCGTAACGTCATGTCTAAATCCAATGATACGAAACTGAACCATCGTGCCGTCCGTCAGTCTGACATTCTTGAAGTCGCCTAATTTAAGGAAGTCCGGCGCCATATCCCCAAGCCCCTTCAGTGAACGCCACGGCATATTATCCAAACATTCAGGCATATGTTACCTCCATCCATCATCATTTAATTGGCGGGGAGTGTAGGATTCGAACCCACGGACGGCTCTCACCGTCAACGGTTTTCAAGACCGCCACCATAAGCCACTCGGTCAACTCCCCAAATAAAAAGAGACGGGTTATTCGCCCGTCTCAGTTTCATCCTCTTTATCTTCCGGCTCGTCCACGCCGTCGATATCATATTCATCATACGGAAACTCTGTAAAGACTTCACAGCCACTTTCTTTCTCCGTTACAATCATCGGTCGATAGATATGGAAACCGTAATCCTCCGAAAGTTCTTTCAAAAACCCGTCAAGGATTTCATCGACAACCTCATAACCATACGCTTCCAAGATGTTTGTTCCGTCGTTGTCGCCCTCCTGCAGCGCAATTGCAAGAAAGTCTGCCATAGCCAAACTAAGCTCATCGTTGCGCTCATACATGGCATCTTCCATATTCATCCATGTTTCATCGTCTTCCCCGTTATCTGGAACATCTTCTGGGATGTACTTGTCATCCGTAATCATAACAGGGAAGAGATAGCGCGTGTAGAACTTCTTCGCCACCGTTGTACAGTCATCCTCACTCACACAATGCTCTTTGTACTCGGTTTTTTCGTCGCCTTTTGCGACAGCTAAAACAGGGAGGTCATTTTCCTCGGTAAGGTACACGGCATATTCCGTGTCGGTGTTCTCTGCAATGAGAACCATCTCTTTGTTCAAACGTTTTCTGCTTTCCTGAAAAAATCCCCAGACTGCATCAGCAGGGATGTGAATATGAACTCCCATAAGGAACCTCCTTATATAATTGACCTTGGTACTCCCGACGAGGTTCGAACTCGTGACCCCAGCATTAAAAGTGCCGTGCTCTACCAACTGAGCTACGGAAGTATATTGACCGGCTATCACGGTGCGCCCAGAAAGGTGGACACGCTTGAGTTCCACAAACAGTTTTGCCCGCAAAAGATGGAGGTGAATACTTGATGGAGGTGGTTTATCTTAATGCAGGTACGAAGAAAGGAACTTACAAATGAACGAAGGACACGCGCATGGCAAAACTGTATGGTGCAGGATAAGAGACTTGAACTCTTACGCCGGAGGCAGCGGGACTTGAATCCGCCGTGTCTGCCAATTCCACCAATCCTGCATATTTTTTATATCCAACCAGCTAATACTGCGATTATCGTCACACTCAAAACGGTCAGCACAATGTTGTCATACACTATTCGGTTGTGGAGGTTTTTGCTTGCTCGCTCAACCCTTCTTTGGAGTCGCTCGATTTCTTCGTTTTTGCTTTCACGCTCAAATTTGTATTTGCACCACGCCTCGCCTGATATGAAGTCACCACGCTCCATGTTCATCCCTCCTTACCAAAGCCATTTTTATCGAATGCCATCTACCCACAACTCTAACGTGCGGCGATTTGCAGACTGTTTACAGAGTTCTTCGATGGACACACCATGTGCCTTCGCATCCACTTTCATTGCTGTAAACTGGTCTCTGTATTTTTTGACCATCTTCTCAACGGCAAGAAAATGCTCTTTGTCTTTAGGATAGAAGGCGATATCCTCAAGGCAAACATTGCTTATATCTCCTGCGTGGCAAATTACCTTCCAGCAATCTTTGCACGGTGCATCATCTATACTCACCATATGATTGATGCAGTCACTGCAATGGACAACCACTCCATTTACCTTAATTGGTTTCATTGGTTGCTCCTCCTTTTATGAGGTGGTGGAGATAGCCGGACTCGAACCGGCGACCCTCTGCTTGCAAAGCAGATGCTCTCCCAACTGAGCTATATCCCCATACTTTACGGCATAAAACCCAAGTCAACTCCGCCGTTTGATGTTCCCCACACTAATACCTCAATGCTTCGGATTGCATCAATAAGCCTTGCGCTCCGATACTCAAGGAATGAACATCGTTCCCACTGGCGCCGAGAGCCGGTCTTGAACCGCCATTATAGCCTGCAGTGCTATGTTTTACCAGTTAAACTACCTCGGCAAAAAGCGCCGCCGAAGAACCGGCGACGCCAAAACTCATTCAATCTATTGCACTTAATCTCCGCTACACTTTTATATAAACAACTCGCTACCGTCCAGCCAAGTGGTACTCCCTGCGGTCACATATACACCAGACGAACCATCAATCTTGGGTTTTATAAAGGGTTGGTGTTTATGCTTTAAGGCTTGAGCTTTATTCAAAGAAAAACTTTAAGCGTTAAGCCTTTAACCTTCAGCTTTGATTTTTGAGCTTTACAGTGATATTTCACCGGAACCAAGCCGACGTTCATCTTATGTCGCTTGGTTGCAGTGACTCTTTCATCATAATTTGATTTTGTAAAACCCATTACAAAAGCAGTATAGGCAGCTTATCAGGCTGGAGCCAAATTCTTTTTTACTTTACTTATCTGTATTTGGCGGAAACAGAGAAGGCATATGATTCAGGGTTTTCGGACGGCAGCGAAGTTGATTGCTTAATAGGCGATTTCCAGCTCAGTCAGAGCGTTGGACACAGACAGGGCGGAATCAATCTCGACAACGAAGTCGTTGATTTCCTTTTCCAGCGCGGTCAGCTCAGTCGTGATGTTGATGGGGTCAACAATCTCCATCGTCTGAGCGGCGATGAAGTCAGCGCGAACCTTTTTGATTTCGTCGCTGGCTCCCTTCATATCGACATTGCCGTAGAGGGACTTGACGTACTCGTCGGCACGCATTTCCAGCATATCGCCATTGTTCTTGTCCGCCTCAAGACGGGCGCGGCAATTGTCATTGTCCAGCTTCTTGAGAAGCAACTGCTTCAGCGGGATACCGTGGTTCTTCATCTCGATTGCCTCGGCAACCGTGTACTCTTTGCCACCAATCGTTACCTTGACAGTAGCGTTGGACAGCGTAACTGCACGCTTAATAGCATCGCGGCGAGCGATGAGGTCTTTAGCAGACTGGTATGCAGCGCGGATTTCCTCGCTGTAAGTGTTGATGCTGACACCAGCAACCTTGTTGTTGCTGTGCTTATTTGCAAAAACGAACGTGCCCTGCTGGATACTCTTCTGAATACGAGCATCGAGCGTCTTCAGCTCACAGAGCGCCTTATGGACGGTCATCTTTTCAGTAGTCATTGATTTACTCTCCTAATCTTTGAAATTTGAAAATCACTTGCTGTTTGCAACAGCAGATTTCAGGGTAGAACCCGGCTTAAACACCGGAACACGCTTGGCAGGGATATTCACCGGAATATTTGCCCTCGGGTTGCGTCCAACTCTTGCTGCTCGTTCCTTACTCTCAAAGGTTCCGAACCCAACGAGCTGGACTTTGTCGCCAGATACAAGCGCATCAGAAATGATACTGAGAACCGCTTCGAGCGCGACCTCGGCACTCACTTTGGTTATTCCTGCCCTTTGCGCAAGTTCGCTAATCATATCTTCCTTGTTTATCGAAACCACCCTCACTTCCAGTTTGTTGTGATGCGACCATCAGGATGGATGATGATGTTGGAGTAACCATCCCCATAGTCATTATGGCGTTGCTGCCACATATCGCCCAGCGTTAAACGGGCGTGTTTTCCTGCATAATCAAAGGTTGCATAGACGAAGAAATCTCCGATGCGGAATGTGTGAACATCAATTTCCGGGTCGTTCTGCAAGTCGTTCCAAACATCCACTGGATAATCTTTCTTTTCGAGACCGCTCAAGAAGCGGAATGAAAAGCTACTCGCTTCCAGCTTCATATATTCTTTGATGAAAGCAAGTGTGGGATTCTCAACCACCGTTTGCACAGTGCATCCCGGATAACCAGACGGGTCTGCCCAGACATAATCGTTGCGGGAAAGGTTGATGTGAGCCAGCCCATTCAGCTCCGTGTTAAAGCCCGTAGTGTTGATAGAGCAAAACACGTTGTTGCTATTATCCTTATAGGTCTGAATAATGTGTGCGATATGCTCAGGATACAAACCCGGCTCGCCGCCAGTGATTGACAGTCGGGCATCGGGGTGTTCGGCTAAAACCCGCTTTAACGCTTCGATTTGTGCGTCAAAGTCATTATCGCCAGACATCGGGTTCTGCCGCTCCAAGCAAAACGGGCAATAGAACGGACATTCCTGCGTTGTAATCATCTGAACATTGATGCGATAGTAAAGCGGGCGTCCGAGAGAAGTCCTCGCAGTACGACTGTTCAATTTGTACTGTAAATCTCTGTTCATTTCTGCCCGTACATCCTCGTAAGAACTGAGGAACGGTATCTGATTCATTTTGCTGCTCATCTAAGGAACCCTCCATTCCTCTGTTAACTTGCGAAGTCTTGTAATTCCTCTTGCGCTTCGCTTACGGTGTCAGCGGAAAACTGAAAGACACCATTGAGAAAAACTTCAATATGCCCTCGGACATATCGGAACTCGTAATTCCCATAACTCATGTCTCACACCTCCCGCAATTTTTTATGGGAGAAGGTTTTACCTCAATAGGTTCGGGCGCGACTCCGAAAAACTATTTTCAACTCCAGCCTTCCAAGGATGCACTTTCATGTTTGTTTTTCAACTCCCACGCGGTGGCAGCATTTCCTCCACTTGAACACTTTCGTAGTCCCGCACGCCCCGTAATGGCTTTCAGATTTTGGATGCCTCCTCACTTACCTTCACCAATACAGGGTCTAAGCGTTAGGCAGGTTGTGCGCACAGGGTTCACATCCCATTAAACCCACCCCACGGAATCGTACCGTGCCAGCCTTACGGCATCGAACCTCGCTTTAGCGTGAACCAAACCCGACCGACAACCAGATAGATTCCGCCATACCCGTACCACCGGAGTTCGATGAACCCCGGAAAACCGAGCCGTTTAACCATGTTCGACCAGCCGATTGAAAAGCTCGGTATCGACAAATGCTTTGTCGTTGCCGCCGATATTGTCGAACATTTTTCTCGCCGCTTCACGCTTAATTACGACATAGCGACCAGTGGGATAAATGCCTTTCTGCATTTCGACCTTGGCTACGCTGTTCGGCTTGCTGGTAGCCTCCATCAGCGTTACGCCCAACGCCATTTTTGCGCGGCACTTTTCGCACGGCTCATAGTCGATAACCATGTGCCTCGGCGCTTCAAAATCCTCATGTTTCCGACCATCACCAATGTGACCGAGAAGCGCAACCTCGTTGCGTTCTTCACCACACCAGAAGCAAACCGGAATTGTTGGATTAAGACCGTGCTTCGGAGATAACTTGATTCCTGCGTTTGACATTTATCAGACCTCCTAATGAAAATCGCTCAGCCACGCTAACACTCAACCCGTTCAAGAAACCTCAGACTTTTCATTGAGTAAAACTCTTTTGTATGATTGCAAGTTTTCGACGGTGTTGTAGTGAAAGGAGCTGAAACTTCGAGGCATTACTGGATTACAATATGCCTCGTGAAAAGCAGATACAGACCGAACGGGAGAGTAATCAAAGCTGCGGTGCAGTCCTTGTCCTCAAACGTTGTGCCTGTGGATGCCATCCAGAAAACTCCGATGGTGATGAGAAGAAGAACCACGCCCATCAGCTTCTGTCTGGCAAAAAGTTTCCGGCGGCGCTGGTTTCTTGTTCTCGACCTTTGACGGGGATACGCGACCCCAGTATATGTAGCCATACAGAAACCTCCTGCTTTTGATTTTCCTCACTCTGCGTTTACACGGGCTTGTGACCGTTTACCGAAAACTCGATAAGCCGCATTACGGCGACCGCGTTGGCTCCCCACCTCATTTAACGCCGCCAATTTCCCTTTTGCCTACGGCGTACCAGCATCGGTCGATTAAAACTCAGATTGTGGCATAAGCGGTATGACCGCTGCCCCATTTAACAAGAACCCTCGGACAAAGCACATTACCAATGATGGTAATGCCATCAGAGCAACGGGCGATGTGCTTTCCGTCCTCATGGTGAAAACTCACTTTGGAACCGGAGCGATTTACAAGCCCTCTCACTCGTTCTTTGAAAACATCATAGGACATATGAAAAACTCCTTTAGCGAATTGTCGGATATCCGCAGACGGTGGTTCAGATACCACCGTTTCGCCGTCATTACGGCTCATCAGTGCGGCTCGGGGTATAAGAAAACCACCGACGAAAGCCCATTAGAAAACAACTGCCATATGGCGTGGGCTCGCGGTGGTTCAAATACCCTCACTGAGATATTCAGTTATCTTTCTTGGTCTTAAAATCCAGCTCATAGGTCTTGCCGGTAACGATACGGTGGCAAACCTCAGCCAGATAATTGCGGAAATACCGGTGATTTGCGCAGGTCACAGTCAGCGCCTTGCGGTTCTTCTTGGAATAAACCGACATCAGGAAGTTGACATCATGGCTCGTTGCCTTGTACTGCTCACCCAGCATGGCGGTGATAACCGTCTGCAAAGTCTTGAGCAGATTCGTCTTGCTGGTCGGATTCTTGCCCATGTCAAACTCACGGGCGATTTCGCTCATAGCGTAGCTGTCATTGACAACCTTGGGGTCGATACCGAGGTCAACCGCCTTCTGCGCGGTCAGCAAGAAGTTCATCTTCTGCGCGATACTCGACCAATTCTCATTGGCGCCGATAGAACCACAATACTTGTGGAGCTTGAGCAGGTCAATCTGCCGTTCCTTGTCCACGATAGCGCGAACCGGCACCTTGTCATCACCCTTCTGCTCGTCCTTAACCCCGATAGTCACAAAGGACAGGGTCGTGACGGCGGTAAGCATGGGATTATCAGTGTTCTTGCAATCCTCGAAGCACATATCCCGAACGGTAGCGGTGTACTCATTGATTTTCTCGGTCATGGCTTTGTCGGCTTTGGAAGCGTCCTCAAACTTGCCATTCTGGATTGCATCATTGTAATCCTTGACAAGGGCTTCGGTTTCAGAGCGCAACTGTGCCAATTTAGCGGTGTTTTCTTCTCTGGTCATTTTGAAATGCCCCTTTCACAGATTTTTGGTGATAACAAAGTTTATCACTCAAGAAAGCCGCTGAAAGATTTCTCAGTCAGCGGCTCTATCAATGATAAACTCAAGGACACGGCGGTGGCTCTGCACTCGGCTCATGGGGCATAACTCGCCCATGCAACTATTGCAGTATCGAACATCGCGCATATCATTTCTGATACTCGCGTCGATTGAGTGAAGTTCTGCTTATTCACAATACTCAACCAAATCCGACTTTCATATCTATATGCCCTCATTTTCGGCTCCTCGGAGCGCAACACCCTTGGGTGGAAAACTCGGACGATACTACTAACCATCAGAGGTCTTTTTCGTATAGCCATCAGTTATGCGAGCCGCACTTAGGTTCATAGGCACAAACCTCCGGGGATTTTCACTATCTCGTACCATGAGCCTAACTCTCATGCACCGGCGACGCCTTTGATAGCAAAGGTACTCACATTGACACTCACTCAATGGTGTGTTGGCTTGCCATACCCGAAAGTGGCGGACATCTCCGCTTGTATTTCGTGGCTTGCCGTGCGGGGTCTTGCCCTGCACCCTTAACCGCAAGGGGTGTACCCTGTGTGCGGCGGGGCGGCGGGGTCTTGCCCTGCACCCTTAACCGCAAGGGGTGTACCCTGTGTGCGGCGGGGCGGCGGGGTCTTGCCCTGCACCCTTAACCGCAAGGGGTGTACCCTGTGTGCGGCGGGGCGGCGGGGTCTTGCCCCTTGCGCTTGCCGTGTGCCGTCCTTGCGGTCTGCGTGTGCGGTCTGTCCAAAAAGAAAGGGCGGGGGCGTTGTGCCCCCGCCTTGTGCGGTCTGCGTGTTCAGTTGTTCGGGGTCAAGCCGATTGCAAGCGCTTTTTTCTGCACCTGTTCAACGGTCTTTGCAATCGCTCTTTGCGTCACTCCAAGATAGGTTGCAATAGCCTTGTACCCCTTGCCTTGCATACGCAGTCTTAACACTTGCGCTTGACGGTCGGTCAAGTCCAGTCGTGCAACGGTCGTTTCGTAGTCCTCTACGGTCTGCCGGTCGGCGGTATAGTTGCCGTCGCAGTTGTACCCGCCAAGGTCGGCGTACTTGTGCAAGCGGTAGTAAATGGTTTCAAGCCCGTTTTCGCTGTCCTCTATGTAGGTGTATCCGTTGCGGGGGTCGGTCTGCGTTGCGCGGCTGTCCTGCACAGCTTGACGCACAGCGCGGTAAACTTCCTGTATCGGGGTTGTGGTTTCGTCACGGTATGCGCGGCTGTCCTCTGTGCGGATATAGACACGGCGGGAAAGTCGGCGGGTTGTGTACGGCGTGTCAAGCCAAGGGGCGGCGGGGTCGGCGTGTTCGGCGGCTTGTTCGAGAATAGCAAGGGCGGCGGCGTTCACAAGGTCGATACCGTCGGAAAGGGTTTCCCCCACAAGGGCGGCAACTGCTTTTTCTGCGTCCTTGTCCACGGTTTCGGTTGTCAAGTCACCGTCGGCGTTGTACGCCGTGCGGGTTGCCTTGTTCGTTGCCGTGCGCAAGTTGTCCAGCGTTGCAAGGTCGGCGGCTATGCCCCGTTTCAGTTGGACAAGAGCGGGGTTGTATCCGTTGTCGGATACGGTTTCACGGTCGGCGGCGGTCTTGCGTTGCGGGTCGATACACTTGTTCAAGACGGAGTATGCAACGGCGGTTGCAAGGGCGGTCAATTCCTGTGTGCTGTCCTTGCCGCTTGCAAGGGCGGTTTCATAGTTGCGCTTGACTTGTCCAAAGTCGGGGCGTTCTGCCGTTTTCTGCGTGTTGGCGTTGGTATTCATGTTCTTGTTCCTTTCTGCCGTGTCGGTCGGGCGTGTTGGTGTGTGGTGTGGTGTATGTCTGCCCGCCGTAGTTGTCCGGCATGGATAGACTACCACAACACGCACAGAATGTCAACACAATTATTTTGCATACACCGACAACCGCAAGGGGTGTACCCTGCCGCCGTGCTTTTTTCGGCTGTCCGTGTCGGTCTGCCCGCCGTGTCTACTTGCCCTTTCTGCGCTATGGCAAGTAGGGGGGTGGTTATGGTATTTTTGCCCCCTGTCCTTGCCGCACACAGATGTAGTCGGTTCATCTAACTGACACGACCCATTTTTAACTCAGCCTCTCAACCCCTTGTGTTTCAAGGCTTTTCTGTCCAGAAGAATATTATTGGTTAAGCCTTTTGCGTTGTTGCTTTTATCACAGAATTCAACTTTCCAAAAAAGAAAAAGGCTTAACTACGCAGCCTTCTATTTACCAATCATTTTGATTTGTTTTTTCTCATTCTGTCTATATTGTTCCCTTATATCTAAGTAGAATCTATGCTATAATATAGCATATCAAGTAAATTAAATAACATACTTCTTGCATCTGAAAGGAGAGTCCCTCGATGGCTCAGATTATCCAGTTAGACTTCAACAAGACGAATAGCGCCTCCGGTGTCATCAACATCACTACTGTCCAGCAGAGCTGCCGTAAGCTCAAGGCTGGTCTCATCGCTCCCGCTACTGAGGAGGTGCACAACGACCTTGCTGTCGAGCACGCTGCTGAGCCCATCAAGAGTATGGATGACATCATCCGTATCTCCCAGTTCCTCATTGGACAGAAGCGCTTCAGAGACAATATGCTGTTCATCGTTGGTATTAACTTTGGACTTCGCATCAGCGACCTTCGCTCTCTGCGCTTCACCCACATCATCAATGATGATTGCACCTTCCGTGACCGATTCCCCATTCTGGAAAAGAAAACCCGGAACACACGCAAGCATCAGCGTAATCGCTACATCACCATCAACACTGCAGTTGTCGAAGCTGTCACCCTGTACCTTGAGAACACTCCAAACGTTCGCCTCAGTGACTATATGTTCCGCAGCCAGTCCAATAACGGAGTGAATGAGAATAAACCCATCAGCAAGCAAGCCGTTGACTCTATGCTCAAAGGCATTGCCCGTGACCTTGGGCTTGGTAATCGCATGGCAACCCACTCACTGCGCAAGACCTTTGCTTATCATCAGATGGTGATGAGTGGCAACGACCCTCGCAAGCTCCTGCTCCTCCAGAAGATGTTCGGTCACTCAACCGCTGCTCAGACTCTGGACTACATCGGTATCACCAGCGAAGAAATTGATGAAGCATACCGGAGCCTCAATCTCGGTAGCATCAACCACAACTATCTGGTCGATAGCGACATTGGAGAAAGCGAGTCTCTGATGGCATAATCCATCACCCATTGCACCTTGACAACTTCATACCGCCAAAACAAAAAAAAGACACAGCGTGTGTCCTAAACGTTTTCTCAAAGCCTTGTCTCACAACGGTTTCACACCCCCAGCCTTATAAAGAGAATTGGGGGATACCTTCAAGCTATTTGAAGAGCCGTTCAAAGCAAGTTACAGGCGCCGCATTGATAGCGACGGTATAGCCAGCCGAGCGCCTTTTGTGTGTCCTAAAATTTTCGTACCCCACTAATTCCAAAGAAAGGTCGTGATTTCTATACGAAAGACTATCCATAAGGGTGGTGCTTACCACCGATGAACACCATCACTGTTGTCGATGCCCGAATGGGGCGTGGTAAATCATCCGCCGCCATTCGTTATATGAACCGCTATAAAGACTCCAAGCGGTTTCTCTACATCACCCCATATCTGGACGAGGTAGGGCGCATCTGCGAACGTTGCGATTTCGACCAGCCAGACAGTGACCACATGAGCAAATCTGCTGAATTGAAACTCCATATGCGAATGGGGCATAACGTAGCTGCTACCCACTCGCTGTTTTATTTGATGGACGCAGAAGCTATGGAGCTCGTCCGCCAACAGCATTATTCGTTGATTGTGGACGAAAGCATCCAAGTAATCGAACGCCTCAATATCTCTCAGAAGGACTTCGAGCTAATCCTGTCCCAGCTCGCCGTAGAGCATGAGGATGGACGTATTGAGTGGACAGACGATGCATACACCGGTCGCTTTTACGACTACAAAGAAATGTCCGATACGGGGTCTTTGTTTCGCTTAAACAACTCTTTACTGAACATCCTCAACCCAGATTTACTTCGTTCCTTCGATGAAGTGTTCATGCTGACGTACCTGTTCGATGGACAGTACCAGAAAGCATATCTTGACTTTTTTGGTTTTGACTATACCGTTGTCGGTGTCGAGACAGATGAGAACGGATATCGCTTCTCCGACCACCCAGACGCGCCGCCGCCTCTGGATTACCGAGAGTTGATTCACATCATTGATGACGCCAAGCTTAACTCAGTTGGCAATGACAAATATGCCTTGTCAAAAGGGTGGTATGACCGAAGGCGCTATGATGACCCGGATATTCGCAAACTAAGAAACGGTCTGAAGAAATTCTTTCAGAGTATTCCAAACGGCGGGAGTGAGACGCGCCTGTGGGCTTGTTTCAAAAGTGATGTCAACAAACTCGTTGACTCTCGCACTGGACGTTTCCGAAATAACTTCTTACAGACAAGCGCCAGAGCGACTAACCAATATAAAGACCGAACCGATATCGCATACTTGGTAAACCGATTTGCAGACCCCAATATTATGAGTTTCTTTGCCAAGCAGGGTGTAACAATTAACCCGGAGCACTTCGCTTTGTCCGAAATGCTTCAATGGGTATGGCGTAGCGCCATTCGAGATGATAAGCCCATCAATCTATACATACCGAGCAGACGCATGAGAGAGCTGCTCATTGACTGGATTAACACTACAAACCAAGGAGGATACCCGATTGAATAAACGATACCACCGACCGCTGCCAGAGGATTATCTCGTGGAGGAGCGTGTTCCATATACATACGAAGATGCCGACCTGCTAAATGACGATGAAGCCCTCGAACGGTTCATTGAGAGTGAGCGGTTTGCATTCCGCGAGGAATGGTTCCGTTATGTAGAAGAGAACGAGTAACTTATGCCATATCAACATAATTAAATAAAATACGAAGTGAGGTGACCCATACTGGCTAAACAGTTAGTATGTCAGAAATACATTTTCAAGCTTCATAGCAGCCGCCTGCGAAAGGCGAAGTGGAAGCTCACGCTCCCCATTGCAGAGGCAAGAAAGAATGACGAGGTAATCTCCCTCGCCGACAGTCAGGTGCTCCGCTGGTTGGACGAACTAAACGGCATCACTGATGCTGAAACGCAGGCGCGGAAAATCAAAGGAGAAATCAAGCGGCTTCGTAAAGAGCCAAATAGCGTTCCAAATCGTCGTCAAATCAAGAAGCTATACGCGCAACTGGACGATATCCAGTTTAAGCCGGACTATCTCTGCGTCATCATCGATAAAGAGAAGGACTACCATCGAGCTTGCCGTGGATTTAGCATTAACGGTCTTCGGTATCAGCGGTTGCTTGGAACAAATGGCGGCGTCAAGAACGAGACCATCGTGTTCATCAGCGAACGCCATGCCGATGAGATTCGCCGCCGCATTGACAATGGTCGCAACATGGAAAAAGAAATGGTACCTGCCAAACTGGAGGCGTATAAGGCACTTACCTGCAGCGCATCAATCCCTGTGTCAGTTCCGCATGGCATTCTTGTTGTTAGCGACTGTGAGACCGAGTTCTTGTCGGATATCATCTACCTGAATGATGAGCAGGACGGGGAGCCAATCATGGAAGAACGTAAGCAGGTCATGGTGCAACTCAACGAATCCGATGGATATGGCTTGATGCTCCCATCACTTGCTGCCCGATGGGGTGAAGAGCTTGGCTTAGACTACCTCGTCAGCGGCGTGAACACACGTTTCTCTTGGGAAAAGGGTATGGTCTTCACGTTCGACTTCTTGGATTTCGCAGAAAATGTCGCTGAGAACTATATTGTTAAAGACGCTTGGGGTAACGATGTGGACATTCGTAATGTTGAGCTGATTCTTACCACGTCCATGCTGAAACTGTGGGACTCCTACGATAGCTGTGACGATTATGTAAACAACTGCTTGGCAAACGGCTACACCTTTGGCATCGCCAAGACTTGCCCAAAGGAACTTGAGTCTGAGCGGACATTGAACTATCAATTCATTCAGAGCTACGAGCTGAGCGACGATGACATTGAGCAGCTTATCAAACCGACGATGGATGAGATTCGAGATGTTCTTTATGCGGATTGGGCAAAGACACTGCTGTTCTTAAAGGGTGCTGGCTTGAATGAGGATAATATTGACCGCGTTGATGACGACTACGTCAAGGCGATTATGATTGAACCGCAGATTTTGAACGACCCTTACGTCCAGAGCAGTATCTATCAGATGATTCGTAATCGCATCAACGAAGCCAAGGTCGGCGTGCTCAAAGTACATGGGAACTACTCCATTGTCTCCGGCGACCCATTCTCACTGTGTCAACACATCTTCGGGCTGGAGGTTACAGGACTTCTGAAGTCTGGTGAAATCTACAACAAATATTGGTGCGACCAGCACGCCGAACGGCTTGCCTGTTACCGCGCACCAATGACCTGCCATAACAACATTCGTCTTGTATTCCCACACCGCAGCGACGAGGCATCTCACTGGTATCAATACATGACGACCTGCACGATTTTCAACTCGTGGGACACTGCCGCTCATGCGCTCAATGGCATGGACAAAGATGGCGACCTTGTAATGCTTACCGATAACAAGGTGCTTGTTGATAATCTGAAAGTGCTCCCCGCTCTTATGTGCGTCCAACGAAAAGCAAAGAAGAAAATTGTCACCGAGGCAGACGCCATACAAGCCAACATCGATAGCTTCGGCGATGATATCGGAAAGACCACAAACTGGATTACCTCAATGTTCGATGTGCAGGCACAGTTCCAGAAGGGTTCCAAGGAGTACGAGGAACTTGACTATCGCATAAAGTGCGGACAGCTTTTTCAGCAGAATGCCATCGACAAAGCGAAAGGCATTATTGCCAAGCCGATGCCTCGTGAGTGGCACGACCGACATAGCGCCAATACAATCGAAGACCCGGAACGGCGCAGATTCTATCAGCGTCTCGTCGCAGACAAGAAGCCATACTTCATGCGTATTATCTACCCTGCTTTGATGAAGCAGTATAACACATACATAAAAAACACAAACAAGAATGCCATGCGCGAGTTCCAAATGACGGTTGACGAGATGTTGGAAATGCCGCGTTCTGAATTGAGCGAGCGGCAAAGAGATTTCCTTCGTTACTATGAGAGCCGGATGCCGGTTGGTAACCATGACTGCGTAATGAACAGAATCTGCAAACGCTTTGAGAAAGAGTTTGACGGCTACCTCGGTCGCCACAATGCTGATGTTGACTTTGACTATACCGTGATGAAGCGCGGCGTTGAGTACAGTCGAACGCAGTACAATGCCATCTTGAAACTCTATGAGAATTACAATAAGCGTCTGCGCAGCTACGCCGTCTTTGCCAACTATGAGCGGGTCGATGAGTACGACACGTTCTCTCGCATGATTGAGATGCGCTCCGAGTTCGAGCAAGAATGTGCCCGCATTTGCTCCAACCGTTTTGTACTGTGCGACATCGTTCTGGATATTTGCTATAAGAAGAGCTCGACCAAGCGTTTCGCGTGGGAAATGTGCGGCGGCGAAATCATCCAGAATCTTTTGGATAAGCATAACGGGGTTATCTCTTACCCGACGGTTGACCCCGCTGGGGATATCTTCTTCTGCGGTGACAGATTTTCATTACAACAAAAAATGATTGGAGGGACGCTATGAGCATTGTCCTTAACGAATATGATTGGGCAGAAAAAATGATTGCCAACCATGACCTTGGGAAGAAGCCGATTGAGACATTGAGTCGTGTGTCCAAGTATTATTACGAGAATCACTACAGCAAAAGGGAGATTCGGAGTCTGCTTGACTCCTTCATGCTGCAATGTGACCCTTCTGCTTCACTTGTTCATTGGTCGGATATGCTTGATAAAGTTGCAAAGAACGTAAGCAAGTTTCCACTCATCCGTCTGGACGGTGTGGACATCACCAGAGAAGAGCTCGCCAAGATTGAGACGCTTGAAGGTAAGCAAATCCGGCGGTTGGCGTTCACGCTTCTCTGCGTTGCGAAATATTGGGACGCCGCTTCCGACCGGAACAATGGTTGGGTGAATACTTCGGACAAAGAGATTATGCAGATGGCGAACATCAATACCTCCATTAAGCGCCAGAGTTTGATGTTTGCCGAACTGCGTGATGCCGGGTTCATTCGCTTTTCTAAAAAAATCGACAACCTGAATGTCCAAGTGCAGTTCATTCAAGCCGGTGAGACGGCGATACATATCCAAGACTTCAGGAACCTTGGTTACCAATACCTCAAGTATTACGGTGGCGCATATTTCGAGTGCGAGAATTGTGGACTGACTGTAAAAGCACAGTCACCTGCAAAGGGTCGCCCGCAGAAGTATTGCCCCAGTTGCGCTGTCGAGGTTAAGACCCGTCAGACTGTTAATGCAGTAATGCGGTGCAGAAACGCCTTAAAAAGTTGATTATAAAACTCGAATTGTTAGAAATAAATACCCCCATCAAACCGTTGTGGCACAATGCGTTGAGGCGTGTTTGATGGGGTGTATGTATGAATGATAAAAGACAAAACATAAAACTATTTTGAAGAAAAGGATGATTTTTAAGTGATTGCAATTACCGCCTCAGAAAAAGAAGCCATTCGTGAGAAGTTTCCTCGTGTTCATATCGTTCGCACGATGAAGCAAGATTCCAAACGGCACCACTACTACATGGTTGAGGATGGCGCTCCTATGAAGCTGCTCCGCAGTTTGCGTGGACTGGAGCGTGTTCACGACAAACGAAAGGGAGTGTAAACCATAGCCAGCACAGCAAGCTATAAAGAGATGCGTGACATCGTAATTGGTAAGCTGGTTGACCGCACCATTGACGATGACTACGCAGAACTGAGTGAGCGTCTGTTTGGTGATGGCAACTGTTTTAACTCAAGCGAAGTCCGCAAAAGAATGTATGGCATGAAAGCCATCATCGAAGCCATCGAACGGGATGGCGAAGCTACTATTCAGGATACCAACGCATTGTCTGAGTTGGATAGCAAGCGCATTGAACTACTCAAAGAACGTCAAAAGTTCTTTGACCAACGCAATGCTTTTAACAAGCTGATTCGTGAGCGTTCCCGACAAGAAGAACTGAATGAGATTCTTGTGGACGCAGTAAAGAGCGGCAATTTACCACAGCTCGAATACGAGCCATGCCACATTCAGCCGTCCGACAATGACCTTCTGGTTAGTCTGAATGATATCCACTATGGAGCGAACGTCGATAACCATTGGAATACATATAACTCTGATATCTGCCGCGAGATGATGTGTCATTACTTAGACAGAATCATTGCCATTGGCGAAACGCATGGAAGTGAGAACTGCATTGTCTGGTCGAACGGCGATGCTATCAGTGGAAATATCCATCAATCCATCGCCATCACGAACAAGGAGAATGTGATTGAACAAATCAAAGGCGTATCTGAGTTGATTGCAGAATTTATTGCTGAACTCAGCAAGCATTTCTCCACAGTCACATTTGTAAGCGTTGCGGGTAATCATAGCCGCATTACGCCGAACAAGGATGATGCGTTGCTCAGTGAACGGCTGGACGATATCGTTGAGTGGTATCTCGGTGCCCGCCTCCAAAATTTCGAGAATGTGATTATCGGTACAGCAAGCGACACTGTTAAGATTGACAGCACCATGTACCTGATTAACGTTCGCGGGAAAATGTATTGTGGTGTTCACGGGGACTTTGACGGCTCTGCGGGCAAAGTCCAAACATTGCAGACAATGGCACGAGTTCCGTTGTATGCCGTACTCTCTGGTCATTTGCACCACAACAAGATTGATGAAATCCAAGGTGTCAAGACCGTCATGGCTGGCAGCTTCCTTGGTATGGACGATTATTGCGTCCAAAAGCGAATTTACGGTAAGGCAGAACAATTGGTTTGTGTCTGCGACGCAGACGGCATTCGCTGTTCTTACGGAGTACCCCTTTAACAATGCACAAGGGTTGCCCTCACCGGGGCAACCCTCTTTATATATTCCTCTTTAGCTCAGTTGGTAGAGCAGCGGACTGTTAATCCGTTGGTCGCAGGTTCGAGTCCTGCAGGAGGAGCCATCTGGGACAGTAGCTTACGCGGTCGGAGCACCGGTCTGAAAAACCGGAGGATGAAGGCTCGACACCTTCCTGTCCCACCACATGGTGCCATCGACGAATCGGCTAAGTCACCTGCCTCTCAAGCAGGAGGTTGTGAGTTCAAATCTCACTGGCATCACCACCCATGAGGTGCGTTGGACGAATTGGTAGAGTCACCGCCCTTTCACGGCGGAATTTAAGGGTTCGACCCCCTTACGCATCACCACTACTTGGGAGAGTAGTAGAGCGGTCAATTACAGCAGACTGTAAATCTGCCGCCTTCGGGCTGCGTTGGTTCAAATCCAACCTCTCCCACCATATTGCGGACAGGACAAACGGTTAAGTCGCAGGTCTCATAAACCTTGAGGAATCGGTTCAACTCCGATGCCCGCAACCAATTTTAATTCTACAGAAAGCGAGGTGGCTTGTATGCCCCGAAAAACGAAGCAGAACGAAATCACAAGCCCTGAGCTTTTGAGTCAGGTTAACCCAGACAATGTTCGTTTGAAGCAAGACTTCATTGCATATCTGCAATCTGTTCAGCGTAGCCCCAAGACTATCGCTGGATACTCCAATGACATTGATATTTTCTGGGTATGGAATTTGCAGAACAACGGGAACAAGTTCTTCCCCAAAATTTCTAAGCGCGATTATGCTGCGTATCAGCATTGGCTTATTAACGAGAATGGGAACTCACCAGCTCGTGTTCGCCGCTTGAAGTCTGCGATTTCTTCTTTGTCGAACTATGTTGAGAACATTCTCGATGACGAAGATGAGTTTAAGGACTTCCGTTCGACAGTTCGAAAAATTGAGAATCCAGCTATGCAGCAGGTAAGGAAGAAAACAGTCTGGAGCGACGAGGCTTTGGACAAACTCCTTGATGATTTGTTGGCATCCGGTCAAAACAAAAAAGCGTGCGCCGTTGCTCTTGCAATGTGCAGTGGTCGCCGTAAAGCAGAGCTGTGTCGATTCAAAGTGGATGACTTCAAAGATGAAAACCTCGTGTGTGGTGGTGCGCTGTATAAGACCAGCGAACCTATTCAAACGAAAGGGTTCGGTCTTGGCAAGTACATCTACTGCTATACTCTTGCGAAAAAGTTCAAACCATATTTCGATGCGTGGATGGCGGAGCGCCAAAAGCTCGGCATCGAGTGTGAGTGGCTTTTCCCCGCCGGTACTACAAGTGAGCAGATGAGTGATACCACACTCAATAGCTGGGCTAACACATTCAGCCGCATGACTGGTGAGGATTTCTACTGGCATAGTTTGAGACATTACTTCACAACGCATCTTGCCAAACTCGGACTGCCCGATAATGTTATCCAAGATATCGTCGGATGGGAGTCTGCCGACATGGTTCGTGTCTATAAAGACCTGAGTGCCGAGGAACAAATTTCTCAGTATTTTGATGAAAATGGAGAAATTCGTTCTGATGCTCAAAAGTCTCTGGCAGACCTGTAACAGAAAGGACGGTATAAAGGATGGATATTAAAAGGGTCGATTTGATTCAACAGCTTGTGGACAAGCATGGTTATACGAAGAAAGCCGCGACAAGTATCGTTGATGATTTCACTGACATTATTCTTTACAATCTCGGAAACGGAGACACCGTTTCCATTCATAATTTCGGTTGCTTTGACATCTTAGAGCGCAAAGCTCGCAGTTGTCCGAACCCGCAGACTGGCGAAAAGGTCAATGTACCTGCGCATTGGATTCCCCGGTTTTACCCCGGCAACAAAATGCGCTTGGCTGTCAAGCTGTGGGAAGATAGTACCAAAAGGGGGCTGAGGTAAATGGCTGAGGCTCCAAGACGTAAAAAACTTGAGAAGACCGTTGATGATTCGACGACCATTCAGACTTCCCAAAAGTTTTACTGTTGCAGATGCGGCACATCATACAGCCGGAAAAAGGGCTACTTCCCAGTGAGTCATAGCCCCATGTATCGCGGTTCTGGTTTTTTGCCAATGTGCAATGATTGCGTCGAGGATATGTACGAACAGTATCGCGCAATGCTCGGCGATGACAAGGCGGCTATGAAGCGTATGTGCATGAAGCTCGACCTCTATTGGAACGAGGACATCTACGCAATGGTTGAACGCACGGCTGGCGTTCACTCTCGGGTTCGCAATTATATCGGAAAGACCAACATCATTCGCTATATCGACAAAACCTTTGACGACACGCTTGATGAAGAGGCGTTGCTTGAACCGGAAGAGACTCCTGCCGCTTCATATATCGCGCAGCCGGAAGATACTGCCGAAGCAGACGTTGACCAAGCCCTTGTTGATTTCTGGGGTGCCGGTTATACTCCAGACTTTTACCTTGAGTTGGAACGTCGCTACAAGGATTGGACTGGCGACAGGCAAGTCGTTGACCCAAGTGAGCGTGCACTGTACCGCCAGATTTGTTTGCTTGAATCCATTATCGCACGCGACAGCGCACAGGGTAAACCAATTGATAAGAATGTCAACGCGCTTAATTCTCTGCTTGGCAGTATGAACTTAAAACCGGCGCAGAAGAAGAACGATGTGGACGCTGAACTCGACAAGATGCCACTCGGTGTTGGTATCCAGAAATGGGAGTACAGTAGACCTCTTCCTGAAACGCCAAAAGAAAAGCGCGATATCCGTGGCACGATTAAGAATATCACGACGTGGTATCTTGGTCACGCTTGCAAAATGGTCGGCTTGCGCAACAGTTATTGCAAGATGTACGAAGATGCAATGGATGAGCTTCGTGTTAAACACCCAGAGTACGACGAAGAGGATGACGACTCCTTGTTGAATGATATCTTTGGTAGCGCTCAATCCAGCGGTGATATGTAATGGCATTACCAAATCAAAGTAGACGCTCTCGTGTTATCGAGGGCATGGCGATTTGGGGCAGCTATTACCGCGAGAACATCGATATCTTTGTCGAAGAGTATTTGCAACTTGATTTTCTGAAATGGTTCCAGACTGCTCTTCTTGTAATGATGGACAGAAGCCGAACGTTCCTGTGGATTGCTGCCCGAGGAATGGGTAAATCATTCCTTATCGCCATTTTCGTAGTCATTCGTTGTATCTTATACCCCGGCACAAAAGTCGTCATTACATCTGGCACACGCGGTCAGAGTATTAACGTGCTGGAAAAGATACAAACAGAACTGATGCCTGTGTCTCCAAATCTTAGAAATGAGATTGATATGGGTGACACAAAGTTTTCTGGGCAGGACGCAAAAATAATGTTCAAGAACTCCAGTTATATCAAGGTCGTTACGGCTTCAGATAATGCTCGAAGCAACCGTGCGAACATCTTGATTGTGGACGAGTTCAGAATGGTTAAGAAAGATACCATCGACACCGTCTTGAAGAAGTTCCTGACAAGTCGTCGAATGCCCCCCTACAGAGACTTGACCCCGGCTGAGCGTAAAGCTGAGTACGCTAAGGAGCCAAACAAGTCCTGTTTCTTATCCTCTGCTTACTTCAAAGACCATTGGTCATACAACAAAATGCTGGATACATTTAAGCTGATGCTTGATGATTCTAAGACAGATTTTGTGTGCGGCTTCCCGTATCAACTCTCCATTCAAGAGGGACTCCTTTTCCCCGAAGACGTTGAAAGCGATATGCTTGAAAGCGACTTTAATGAAATCAAATGGAGTATGGAAATGGAAGCCATGTGGTTTGGCGCAGAGGACGGCTCATTCTTTGATTTTGACTCCATATCAAAGAACCGCCGTATCAATTACCCGATGCTACCGGATAAACTGACCGCCCTTCTTGGCAACAGCCAAAAGGTAAAAATTCCACCAAAGCAAAATGGCGAACGCCGCATCTTGTCTGCGGATATTGCTCTGATGAGCAGTAAGAAGCATAATAACGACGCCTCTGCTGTGTTTATCAACCAAATGCTTCCGACCAAAACCGGACGATTTATGAGCAACATTGTGTACGGTGACACCTTTGAGGGTATGCACACTGAAGACCAAGCTTTGGTGATACGCAAATTGTACGATGAGTATTCTTGCGATTACATTGTGCTTGACTGTACAGGTCTTGGTCTTGGTGTTTACGATGCTCTTGTCCGAGACATGGTTGACCCAGACACCGGAGAAGTTTATCCCGCATTGTCCTGTTGCAACAATCAGGAAATGGCTGACAGATGCACAACCAAAGGTGCCGATAAGGTCATTTGGGCAATCAAGGGTTCTCCAATGCTGAACTCTGAATGCGCGGTGCTTTTGCGTGAGGGCTTCCGTAGCAGCAAAATCCGGTTACTCATTACTGAGTATGACGGCGAAGTGCTTCTGTCCGACATCAAGGGGTACAACTCCCTCTCACCGTTGGAAAAGGTGACGCTTCAGAAACCATATGTACACACGACCTTATTGATTGATGAGCTTGTCAAGCTTCAACACGAGGAGTCCGGTGGTCGTGTTCGAGTCTATGAAAAGTCTGGGATGCGCAAAGACCGCTATTCCAGCTTGAGCTATAACTACTATGTCGCCCTGCAGCTTGAAAGCAAATATGGGCGCACAAAAACGGCAGACTTTAATGCGAATGATATATTCATGTTTAAGCCTCCGAAACTCAAATAAGAAAGGTAGGTGATATCTGAGTGGGCAAACAAACCAAGAAAACTAATGTTGACGGGATGATTGGTATCTCTCAGCGATTTGCAGTTTTGAATCGTCTTATCACGAGAGATTTGAACAACAACACCAGTGCTCCGACGTTCTCGCTGTATTCCAAGGACAATATCACGGAGTACCTTACAAACCCGTACACATATGAGAAGCAACTGCGTAAGGCTGTTACATACATTTATGGCGCAAGTTCTCATTTCCGCAGGCTCATCCAGTATTTCACTGGTCTTTCGGATTTCGCATACGTTGTCTCCCCATACCGCATTGACCCAAAGAGCGTAAACGTGAAGTCGGTCAATCGAAACTACCGTAAGGTTTTGAACGCCATGTCAGCGATGAATGTTCGTTCACAATTCCCCAAAATTCTTACGGTCTGTCTCCGCGAGGACACATTCTACGGAACACTGTGGGTAACCAATGACAATATTACAATCCAGCAGTTACCGTCTGATTACTGCGGTATTTCCACAATCGAAGGTAATGTATTGAACGTAACATTCGACTTCTCATACTTCGATGCGCACAGTCAATATTTGGAGTATTACCCAACTGAGTTCCAACAGAAGTACAAGGTTTATCAGTCAAACCGCCGCGCTCGTTGGCAGGAGCTTGATTCACCCACATCGTTTGCAATCAAATGCAATAACGATATTCTGGATTATTCCATTCCTCCGTTTGCCGGTATTCTCCGTGAGGTCTATGACCTCGAAGACTATAAGCAACTCAAGCTTACAAAGACAACGCTTGAGAATTACGCTATGCTCGTAATGACGCTCGGTATCAACGAAGATGGCGACTGGCAAATGGATTTGGACAAGGCAAAGGAATTCTGGCGTAATCTCGACTCGGTCTTACCGGAAGAGATTGGCAGCGTTCTCTCTCCTATGCCCATTAGTAAAATTAGCTTTGAAAAATCAAACACAGGTGATACTGACACTATCTCTGAGGCTGAGCAAAATATGTTCACTGCCGCAGGCGTGTCCTCTCTCCTGTTTAACAATGATAAGGCGTCTGCAAATGCGTTATTGCTGTCTATCAAAGCTGACCAAGCCATCACGTTTGGAATCGTAAAGAGCATCGAGGATATGGTGAATCGCTTTATTCAGTCTCAGAGCTACGGAAAGAACTTTAAGGTTACGTTCCTTGATTGCAGTCCATTTAACCGGAAAGAGCTTGGAGATATGTACCTCAAGGCTTGCCAATTCGGTCTCCCATTTATCTCAATGTACGCAGCTTCTCAGGGAATGTCTCAAAGTGAAGTCGATTGTATGAGCTTCTTGGAGAACGAGGTTCTTGGGCTTGCGAGTATGTTTAAGCCATTGCAGAGTTCTTCCACATTAAGTGGCTCGTCTGACAGCAATGCTGCTACCGATGAAGGCGGTGCGCCGCAAAAAGACACTGGCGACCTAACCGACTCTGGTGAGCAGACTCGGGAGGACGGTGACGACTGGTGATGGAGAGATTCATCTATGTGATTGGTGAAGATGCGCGAGACCGTCTCGTTAATATGGGTTATCACCTATTAAGAGAGGACGAGGCGAAACATATTTATGTGTTTCTAAACCAAGACAATCAAAATTTTTCGTGTGCGGACATTCAGTTTGCAATGTCTGACACTTTGACCTTCTAACCCGCACAGATGTGCGGGCTTTATTATGCCCAAAGATAGGTGGTGAACTGTGACATGAGCGAGAGAACCATGAGAATCGTGTTCTCTTCTGGTATCAGCAATTTAGTTGAGAAGAATTCCTCTTTTGATAGTGGCGTCCTTCGTGTTGCTTATACTGGCAAGAATTGCAACAACAGCTTCATCAGCAAGGAAACCTATGAGCGCTGTATCCAGAGCATTTATAACTGCCCCATTGTGTGTAACTACGACAGAGAGACTGACACAATTGGGTCGCACGATATAGAGCTTGTATCCACAGATGACGGCGGCATGAAAATTGTCAACGTTACTCAGCCGGTCGGCGTTATCCCAGAGAGCGCCAAGTATTGGTGGGAGGAAATCGAAGACAATTCTGGTGTCCATGAGTATTTGTGTGTAGACGCTTTAATCTGGAAACGCCAAGAGGCGTATAGAAAAATCAAAGATGATGGCATTACAGACGAGTCAATGGAAATCTCCATCAAAGAAGGAGAAATGGTTGACGGGATGTACGTCATCAAACGATTTGAATTCACAGCGTTTTGCCTGCTGGGGACAGCAGAGCCCTGCTTTGAGTCAGCGTCGTTGGAGATGTTCTCATGTGACGGTTTCAAACAACAGCTTGCTGAGATGATGCAGGAATTCAAGGAAACATTTACTACAGCACAACCCTCGAAAGAGGTTGGCATACACCCACAAAATTATTCGGAAGGAGGAGAAGAGGTATTGGAACAGAAAGTTGCACTGATGGCAGAGTTCGGTCTGACTACCGAGATGCTTGATTTCAATATCGATGATTTCAGTGTTGAAGAACTGCGCGAAAAGTTTGAAGCGCTGAAGACCACTGGTAGTGAGCCTGCCGCAAATGCAGGTAACCCTGAGAGCTTCGCTCTGGAAGGACAGTTCCGCGATGAACTGTTTGGGGCTTTGGAGTCAGAAAAGGTCGAAACCTGCTGGGGAATGGATTCCCACTATTGGTTCTGGGATTATGACAGAGATGCGTCCGAAGTGTACGCAACCGATGTCACGGACTGGAACCTGTATGGATTCCCTTATTCAATGGATGGCGACCATGTCGTTATTGACTTTGCTGGCAAGAAACGGATGAAGCTGTCTCTTGTTCCGTTCGACGAGGGCGGTCAAGCCGACCCTATCAGCGGAATGTTTGCAAAGATTACTGAAAAGTATTCTGCAAACGATACGCAGTGGGCTGAAAAGTACCAGACCGCCTCCGACACGATTTCGTCTATGGAGAACGAGCTTGGCACTTTGCGCCAGTTTAAGACAGATACCGAAGACGCCGCTGCAAAGGGCGAACGGGAAAAGGTCTTCGCTCAGTTCGAAGACTTGGTTGGCGTCGAGGCGTTTGAAAACCTGCGTGAACATTGCACTGAGTATGCGGTCGATGTTCTTGAGGAGAAATGTTATGCAATCCGTGGCAGAAACGGAACTGCTGCAAAGTTCTCTGTTGAACCCAAGAGTCCCAAGCTGGTGGTTGAGAAGACCAGCGTAACGCCGGAGCCCTATGGTGGTGTTTTCACCGAATACGGAATTGCTTCGCGCAATCAACATAATTAAATAACAAACAAGGAGGAGTCGATTTATGGCTTATGCAGTTATTCGTACCGACCTGATGAGCGGTACTAAGCAGCCTGCTGACCTTGTCTCCCTGCGCTTCTATGATGCGTCTGGCAATAAGGCAGAGGTGGAAAACGGCGTTATCGTCAAGCTTCAGGGTTATGAGGATGGCGAACGCGAAGTTATGAAGGCTGTCGCAGCGTCTGCTGGTGATGACCTGAACGATTGTGCAATCGTCGCTGCGCCCGAGGTCATGTATGACGAGCGCAAAAAGAATTTGGACGAATTTATCAATGAGGCTGGTAAAGCCGTCCGTGGCTATATCCCTCGCAGCCGCAATGTTTTCTCCGTGACCAAGGAAGGTTTCGTTGGCGGCACCGCCCCCACCAAGGGCGCTGAGGTCGGTATTGGCACCGGTGGCAAGATTGATGCTGCTGGCAAGGGTCTTGGCGTCTGTGTGGACGTTGAGGTCGTTGGTCGCTATACCTACTATGCCATCAAGATTGGCAAAACCGAGAGCACTGCTGCTTCTGCCAGTGTTGGCGGCTAATTTTTGAGAGGAGGTAAAAGCTAATGGCTGAAATGAAAGATATCGTTAAGGTCGCTGTCGATGCCTATCATGGCAATGTTGAGCAGTATTCTGTCGGTCAGTCAATGGAGCTTCTGCATAAGGCTCTGATTGATGCCAATGGCGGCAGCACTACCCTTAACTATAAAAACATCCGCGACGGCAAGTGCAGCGGTCTGTTTACGCTGATTGAGGAGGTTCTCTCCCGTACTGTCGTTGAGGGTCTGCAGGGCGATGAGTATTTCAATGCTCTGGTTGATTTCCGCAATGTTGCCGAAGGCGACAAGAACCTTTTCGAGGTTGAAGACAGCAATCTCTTTATCGTGTCTGAAGCTGCAGATGGTACGCAGGGCATTCGCCGTCAGCGTCTGAGTGGCATCAGCGAAGTTTCTATTCCTACCTCTTTGAAGGTTGTGAAGATTTACGAAGAGCTCAACCGCGTCCTTTCTGGTCGTGTTGATTTCAACACGTTCATTAGCAAGGTTGCTGAGTCTTTCCGTCAGAAGCTTCTGAACGATGTCTACTCCCTGTGGAGCACTGCTACTGCCGACGACTTTGGCGGTGTTACTTACTTCCCGACTGCGGGTGCGTATGACGAGGAAGAGCTGCTTGACCTGATTGCCCATGTTGAGGCTGCTGCCAATGGCAAGCCTGCAACTATTATTGGCACCAAGAAGGCTGTCCGTAATCTGGCTCCGTCCATTCAGGGTACGGATTCCAAGAGTGACCTGTACAACCTTGGCTACTACGGCAAGTTCTACGGCACTCCGGTCGTCGTGACTCCGCAGCGTCACAAGATTGGTTCTACCGAGTTTACGCTCGCAGACGATATGCTGACCATCATCGCTGGTGATGACAAGCCCATCAAGTGCGTGTACGAAGGCGACCCCATTGTTGTGATGGGCGACCCGCTGTCCAACGGTGACCTGACTCAGGAGTACCTGTATGGCGAGAAGTATGGCATGGGTATCGTGCTGGCTGGTGGCAACGCCGGTATCGGTCGCTACGAGATTGCCTGATAGACCATAAGCAAAATACGCGGGGCTCTTCGTGAGCCCCGCATTATGTATGAAAGGGAGATTTTACAATGGCAAATGAAAACGCAAAAACTCGCGGTGGTCAGCAGGCTGCTACACCGACTGAGTTAAAACAGGAAACATCTCGCGCTGCAGAAAAGCGCCCGCTCGTCCCGAAGGATATTGACCCGCATACGATTATCACCGTCCGTAATGGTTTCCAAGGTCGCCTTGTGTACAGAAGCAAAAAGACAGGCGAACGATTCGTCTGGGATTCCTTTGGTGCAGAGCAGGATATGGAGATTGGCGAGCTTCGCAATGCTCGGAATTCAAACAAGAAGTATTTCATCAACAACTGGTTCATGTTCGACGAGCCGTGGATTGTTGATTATATCGGTATGAGCCAATACTACAAGTTTGCAATCGCCATCAGCGATTTCGATAAGCTCTTTGAAAAGCCTATCGCTGAAATCGAGCGTGCCGTTTCCAAACTTTCTGACGGTCAGAAAAAGTCCATCGCATATCGTGCAAAGCAGTTGATTGCCAGTGGCGGCATCGACTCAAATAAGACCATTGCTACTTTGGAGAAATGCCTCGGTGTTGAGCTGGTCGAGCACGACAAGTAAGGAGCGTGATTATAAATGAGCGTTCCATATGATGTGTTCACGGATGCGTTCTTATCGAAAATCACAGAGTACGACTTTGTCAATATGCGTGACTTTGAAAGGAACAGTCTGATTGACGGTTACATGAAACGGGCAATTGCGTCCTTCCGAAAGATTTGCAAGTATGACCTATCCACAACCGGCGATGACATCATTCGAGAGTTTGATGTGGACATCCCCGATGAAGATTTGGATGAGATTGCAGACATCGTTTCTGAAGGTATGCTTGTTCAGTGGATGAAACCTTATACATACAAGCAGGAAAGTCTGGAAAGTGTTTTGAACACGAAAGACTTTACCACCTATTCTCCCGCAGAGTTGCTCATGCGTATCGGCAACGCATATGCAGCCGCTCGAAAAGATTTTACGAATATGATGAGGGAGTATTCGTACAATCACGGGGATTTAACGGACTTGCACTTATGATGATTCAGACCACGGTTGGCGTGCCGATGGACGCTATGGTCTTGAATAATTATTTCCGCACCCTCATCAATCTTTTCTTTAAGATTCTTCCTATCAAGGAAAGCGGAGAAAGTTCATTGGATACCTATATGAGAAGTCTTCAGGCGGAGTTGCTTGGTTGTAAGGAGCTCATTGAGGCAATCCACGAAGACCCCTTGTTCCTGTCTTTGATTGCCATCCTGCAATACCTCATCGATAATCCATCTTGCGAAGTTTCGGTGGTAAAGCGTGAGGTGTTCCGTGCAATTTCAATTTGCAATAAATTGAAATCACGATATGCCGTGCCGCAGGAGGTGTCAAAATGAACCCTTGGAACACATACCGTTCCAGAATCAATGCTCACGGCATCACAAAGCGCGACTCTGTTTTGCAGCGAGAGCGAGCGTTTTTAAGCGCGAAGCTCCCTGCAAGCCTTTCGTACCATCAATTGACCGTAAACGGAACTGTACGCAATATGGCTGTCATTAACTCCGACAACCTTAATCTGAAAACACTGTGTACGATGCCCGGAGAAGATTTGCCGCACGGCGGTCTGGTCGAATGGATGGGCAATCACTGGCTGATTACCGAGAAAGATGCCAATAACGAACTGTACACGAAGGGCACGATGAAGCAGTGCAACTACCTGCTTCGTTGGATTGCGGAAGACGACACCGTCGTTGAACGGTGGTGTGTCATTGAGGATGGCACGAAATATCTGACCGGTGAATACGGCGACAACGATTTTATTGTTGTGCGCGGTGATTCACGAATTTCACTAACACTTGCTAAGGACGAGTATTCCATTCAGTTAAATCGCAACAATCGCTTTTTGATTGATGACTATGATTCGAAGAACGTCCTTGCTTATCGTCTCACCAAACCGTTTAAGCTTGGTGGAAGCTATAACGGAGAGGGCGTCCTTAACTTCGTTCTTACGGAGTGCAATACGGAAGACAGCGATAACATCGAACTTCATATTGCAAACTACTATGACCATTTCCCGAAAGAGAAACCGGACGAGCCAGATACTCCGTCCGGTGACGATACACCAGATGTACCTGATGGAAAGAAGGTGTGGTTCTGATGCAACTGGAAGAGTTTTTCGATTATAAGAACCAACTGATGAATGACCTCTTGACGAACGAGGAAATCGTGCGGCTCCTTGCCGATGACTGCAAACCAGTCAATGATGTTCAAAACCTCGTTTATAAGCAGGTATTTCCATATGAGTACATTCCAGAAACCATTGAGCACGGGCAGACCTTTATCTGCTGCGATGTTGACATCCAAAAGTCTGTAAATAAGACTTTCCTGATTCCGGTTTTATATATCTGGGTCTTTAGCCACAAGAGCAAGCTCAGATTACCAAAAGAAACCGGCGGTGGGATTCGTACTGATAAACTGTGTTCCGAGATTGCGAAGGCTGTTAATGGCAGTCGATACTACGGTCTCGGTGAGTTGGATTTATACGCTGTGAAACGTTTTGCTCCAATCACAGATTATCAGGGAAAAGTCCTCACGTTCCAAGCAAAAGACTTCAATCGGACATTACCGACCGGCAAGCCAGTTCCCTCCAACAGGAAAAATGGATAATGCCGACACGTCATTTACTGTATCAAAAAGACATCCCCATAAATGACTATATTCGGGTTATGATTCCGACTGTTGGCGAAGTATTGGAAAACGAGGATAGCTACTACAGCATGGTGTCAATGCTTACCGCTATGCCCATAGATATGATGGTGCAGCTTGATGATATCGGGATTGATTTTACGACCATTAACGAGTGGGAGCTCTTTCTCCTCTTGTTTAACTCCTTAAAAGAACAGGACACCTCACTAATTTTCGGAGACTTTGACCTAAAGCCATTCCAGCCTGCAATCAATCCGCAAAACGGAAATGTGATTCTGGTCAACAAGGCAACCGGTGTACGAATCGACCGTGCTCTGCATGGACAAATTGCCGGGGCTCTTAGGAAAATCCACCACCTTGAAAAGGATAATCGCAAGCCAGCAAACGGCGAAGCGAGAGAATATATGATTGAGCGTATGCGAAAGAAGCTGCGTCGTAGGGGTATGCGAACAACCGACTCTCAGCTTGAAGAGTTGATTGTCGCCCTTGTTAACACAGAACAGTACCACTATGGATTTGAGGGGACACGAGAACTCTCTATCTATCAGTTCAATGAGAGCGTGCGCCAAGTAATCAAGAAAATTGACTATGACAACAAGATGCACGGCATCTATGCTGGCACGGTCAGCGCGAAAGACCTAAGCCAAGATGATTTGAATTGGCTAACTCACAAATAGGAGGAATGTCTAAATGAATATCAATGATATCACCATCACCAGCCTTGAGACTATCAATGCATTTGACATCGTGACTGGTGCATTCAAGTTCACTCTGGACGAGCTGCAGAATGCAACTATCGCTCAGACTCAGGAAAAGACCGACATCACCGGCAAGCAGGGTCGCAAGCTGAACTCTCTGAAGAAGAATAAGGCTGTTACCATTAGCGGTACCAATGGTCTGGTTTCTGGCGGTCTGCTCGAAATGCAGGTTGGCAGCGAGTTTGAGAACAAGAAGACCACGGTTAAGTGGCACGATTATCTCACCGTTAGCGGCAATGCTGCGTCTACTGCTTACAAAGCCGTTGGTACGACCGGAAATGAAGTCGAGTCTGTTTATGTCAAGAACAGCGACGGTACCCTTGGTAAGACTTTGACTCAGGGCGCAGAAGTTGCTGAAGGTGTTTTCACCTACAATCCTCAGACGAAGGCGCTTGCCTTTAATGATGGAGAAATCGCAGACAACACAGAGATTGTCGTGTACTATATGCGCCAGATTCAGGCTGACGTTCTGGAAAACCTGAGCGACCACTATTCTGGCAAGTGCGCTTTGTACATTGATGCCTTTGCCGAGGATAAGTGTGCGAATGTGTACCGCATCCAGTTCTACATCCCCAAGGCTGACTTCAATGGCGAGTTCAGCTTCGAGATGGGCGACAACCAGACTGTCCATGCGTTTGAGGCTGAATCTCTGTCCGGTGCTTGCGGCACCAGCGGCGCTCTGTGGACTTACACCATCTTTGGTTCCAACGCTGAGGATGTTGCCTAAAGAAAGTAGGTGGTAAACATGGCAACTGCGGTCAAGAGATGTCGCGTTTGTGGCAAGGAGTATGAAGCCTGCCGCAGCGCAAATAGAGCCGCAGGCGTGTTCCGGTGGCAAGAGGTAGCGTGTTCTCCCGAGTGTGGAAGTATTTATCTCCAGCAGATAAATGAATCCAGAGGCATTGTTGATGCGCGGAAGAAGAACAAGCATAAAAAGCCTGTTGTTGCCGAACCTGTTGTTTCTGAGCTTCAGGTCGCAGAAGAGATTCTGCCGGATGAGGCGCCTGCTGAAATCGAATAAGCAAAATGGGAGGGTAGAGTAATCTGCCCTCCCTTTCTCTGTTAGGAGGCGCTATGGAGCGGAGCAAGTTTAACGTAGATAAAGATAAAGAAAAACGAACTTACAACAATATCGTATTCGACAGCCAGCTTGAAATGAAATACTACAGGGATGTACTTTGTCCCGCAGTGGAAAGCGGCGAAGTAACTTATTTTGAGTTACAGAAAAAATATGAGCTGCAACCGAAGTACACTCACAATGGCAAGACCATCTTGCCAATCATTTATGTTGCTGATTTTTATATGGAATATGCCGATGGGCACATTGAAGTAGTAGACACGAAGGGGTGCCCTGATAGTGTGGCAAAGCTAAAACGAAAACTGTTTTGGTACATATACCCAGACATTGACTATAAGTGGATTACTTATGTTCAAAAGTGGGGCGGTTGGCTTGAGTACGAAGTGGTAAAAGAATTGCGCAAAGAAGCAAAGCGCAGCAAGAACAAAAAGGAGGAACCCGATAATGGCTAAGTCGGAAAAGAAAATTTCAATCGCATCTTTGGACAAGGTGCTCAAAGAACAAGCAGTGGATATTGCAACAGAACAGTGGTTTGGTAACGAGGTCAAAATCAAGCACACGCTCTCTTTCTCGGAGATGCTGGCATTCGTTGATGACGTGGTGTCGAGCTGCTTCCATACGACTGGTGGCTATATGCCAGAGCTGCAGGAGTTCGTCGTAAAGAGTAACATCCTGACTCGTTACGCCAATTTCAATCTCCCAGATAATTTGGAGCACCGTTATGCTCTGCTCTATAACACAGATGCTGTCGATATTGTGGTTCGGCACGTCAACCAGAAACAGCTTGACGATATTTTAGAATCCATCTCTGAAAAGATTAGCTATCTTTGCGAGAGCAATATCGCCGCTATTGAGCGTCAGATGAATGAGGTCGTCTCTGCGTTTACCGAGCTGCAGAAGAAGACCGAGGCTATGTTCGCCAATATTACGCCAGACGATATCTCGAAGCTGACATCCGCTATGGCAGATGGTCAATTCAGCGAAGAGCGTCTTGTCGAGGCATATACAAACCAAATGTTGAAGGGTGATGCCGATGAGTCTGTCGAGCAAGCTAAACGCATGGATTAAATCTCCACAAGGGCAAGCTCGCCTCCAAAGCAAGCTGGAAGAATACAATCGGAACGGTGTTAAGGAAACTGCCGCAGGCGATTCGGTTATCCCCGAGACACGCATATATGAAGCTGCTGCAAAGTTTATCCAAGTTCTTCAAATGACGGCAAAGAGCTACGACCTACCGGATTCGGTTATGAAGCATATTGACGGAATGAGCAGCAGTGGGATTATCCAAACTGGAGACGGGTTTGAAATCCCTTTGTACTTTGAGGGTGATTTACATCGTGATTCCCTCGAAAATGATTTGGGGTATAGCGGTATTGATAATATCGTCGCCCTTTTTAATAACGGATACCATGCGCAAAACTATGTATATGGTTGGTGGGATAACCACTCCCCATCTGGTGAAGCAGTTGGGCGTTCATTATACAATGATGATTATGCATGGGTGCGTAGCAAGAAAGAGCGCGATGCCCTGAAATTCATTCAACAGGCAATCAATGACTTTAACGGAAACTATGGTTCCGAGTACAACATCACTGCTGTAATTGCAGCAGACATATACGAACAATAATTTTTGAAAGGCTTGGCTTTGTGCCAAGCCTTTTCTTCATAAAGGACGGTGATGAATGATGGCAATGGATGCAGATGTACGGTTACTAATTGGTGTTGCCCGTGGCGGCGCTGACGGAGATAGCGAAGCGCTTATTCGCAAAGAGCTCAATGAAATCATGGGTAAAATCAAGCTCGAAGCCAAACTGGATAGCAAATCATTTGGTGAGCAAATCCGTAAGCAGCTTGATGCAATTAGTAAGAACGGCAAATTCTATGTCAACTTGTCAAAGATTAACATCGGTGCCGGTGCCATTGCTGATTTTAGACGCCAGCTAAACACCGTCATCAATACTCTCAACCTTGATAAAGGGACAAGCATTACGCTGACCGCAGAAGGTATCGGAGAGGTTAAGAGCAAGCTGAAAGAAACAGCAACGGTGACAGACGAAGCTGCCAGAAAGATGGCAGAGTTCAATGTCCAGATTGCTGCTATGAAAAAGCAGTCCAAGAATATCGACTCAGGTCTTGGCTCTTTGAGTAAGGGTGCAACTGCAGAAGAAACCGCCCAAGTAACTGCATTGCTTGAACGATACAAGGAATGGCAAGTTGAGTTTGAGACGCTTCGTCTTCAGGGCGTTGATGGTAGCAACGAGCGCAGAGAAGCACTTGAGAATGAAGCTGCTGCTATTCTTGCAAATATCCAGCGCATCAAGGAAGAGCGCGAGGCTACAGTAGAGGCATCTCAAGCAAAGGCTCAAGCAGAACGAGATGCACAGGCGGCTGACGAGGAAGCTGCAGCGGCTGAGAACAAAAAGAACGCTGTTATGAAGCAGGGCGTCATGCTCCTCACGCAGATGCAGAAAGCGGAGCAAGATTGGACTGCCGCGCAAAGCGGACGAAGCAGCGAGTATTATAACAATATTCGTCAGGGCACGGCATACTTACAGGAATATCTCGGTCAGCTTGAGCGTGGAGAAATTTCTGTTGAGGAATTCCAGCGCAAGCTCGCTGGTTTGCGTACATCTTTTGCTGAGTCATCAAATGCCATCAAAAACGCAGGTGAAAACACCAAGACGTTGAGTGAGCGTGTTGGTGGTCTTGCAGCTAAGTTTACGTCGTGGCTTACTGTTTCTCAGATTGTTATGAAGCTTTATTCTTCGCTGAAGAAGATGGTTACTGCTGTTATCGATATTGATACGGCAATGACCGAGCTGAAGAAGGTCACAGATGAAACAAGTGCCGTTTATGCCAAGTATCTTGATGATGCATCTGTTCGTGCCAAAAAGCTTGGCGCAACGATTGCGGATACCGTTACGGCGTCTGCTGACTTCGCCCGTCTCGGATATACACTGGACGAAGCCGCACAGTTGGCTGATGCGGCATTAGTATATAAAAACGTTGGTGATGGTATCGAAGATGTAAGCCAAGCATCTGAGAGTATCATTTCGACGATGAAGGCATTTGGCATTGAAGCTGAAAATGCCATGACCATTGTTGATAAGTTCAACGAGGTCGGTAACAATTTTGCCATTTCCTCAGAGGGCGTTGGCGAAGCGTTGCGGCGCTCAGCTTCTGCGCTTGCCGCTGGTAATAACACTCTGGACGAGAGTATTGCTCTTATTACTGCCGCAAACAGCGTTGTTCAAGATGCTGACGTTGTCGGTACGACAATGAAGACGGTCTCCATGTATCTCCGTGCAGCAAAGACCGAGGCAGAAGAAGCCGGAGAGAGTACGGAGGGTATGGCGAATAGCGTATCAGAGCTCCGTGAGGAACTTCTGGCGCTCACAAATGGTAAGGTTGATATCCAGATTGACGAGAACACTTTCAAATCTACCTATCAGATTATGAAAGAGCTGGCAGATGTCTGGGGTGAGCTTACCGATATCACACAGGCGAATATTTTGGAGCAGATTGGCGGCAAGCGCAATGCTAACGTTGTTTCATCAATGCTTGAGAACTTTAACGTTGCCGAGGATGTCGTCAAAACAGCGGCAAATTCTGCTGGTTCTGCGCTGAAAGAGAACGAAAAGTATCTCGACAGCATCAACGGTAAGATTGCCGAGTTCAAGGCAACATTTGAAGAATTGTCCATGAACTTCATTGACTCTGACTTTGTAAAGCAGGTCATCGAATTTGGCACTGGGCTGTTGAATGTGCTTAATGCTCTTGCAAAGGTCATCGACAAGGTTGGCGGTTTGAATACCGTCTTGTATGTCACAGTCGGTATCCTTGCAACCATTAAGGCAGACGCAATAAAGACATTCCTCGTGACAACACTTCCGGGGGCTATTGCAAAGGTTACCAGCGCTGTCTCCACATTTGTTGCTGGATTTAAGCAGTTACCCACGGTAATCAAGGCTATGAATAGCCAAACTGCGCTTGCTGTACCGGGCACATCAAAGTTGTCTGTTGCACTCAAGACGCTTGGTATTTCTGCTTCTACCGCCCAGATTGCTGTTGCAGGTATTACTGCTGCAATTGGTGCCATCCTCTTAATCAAGGACGCAATCGAGAATGCTCGTACAAAACGGATTGAGGAAGCAGCATCCACAATTGCGAGCACCGAGGCAACCATTGAAAACGCAGATGCAGTTAAGGCGGCATATATCGAATATGAAAAGTATGCGAATCGCACAGACCTTACAGAGAGCGAAGAAGCATCTTTCAAAACAGCTATCGATAATGTTACCAGTGCTCTTGGTGATAAAGCAACTGCATTGGAAGGTGTAACGCAGGGTACAAAGGATTACACCGAAGCCTTGGATGGTGCCATCAAAAAAGAACTTGAAGAGGCTCAGCTTGCGGCGAAAGAAAAGCGCGTCGCTGCAGAGAAGAAGCTCCAAGACGAAACATGGTCTGGGTGGAGCGGCTCCCAAATCTCCTATAACATCCAAGATGCGTGGACTGATGAGGAGTATGTAAAAGCGAAAGAGGCTGCGCAGAAGATTGCCAGTGACTATTTGCGTGAAAAGACTTCGTCTGTTGGTCATGGTTTAGCTGCAACAGAGTTGGTGTTAGAACCGATTGATTGGAACGTTGACCATTCTAATATGGACGCCGTTGTTGACTACTATTATACGCTGCTTGACCTCAAGAACGAACTGCTTCGTCAAGACTTAACGAGCAATGACATTTATGATGCGGTAATCGAAAAGACTGGTATGCTCAAAGACTCTGTTGAGACATATGTTCAGTCTATCTATGATGAGACATCGGCAAACTATGTTTTACAGAACGGCATCCCGACGACAGTTGAGGAGCTTGAAAAGTTCAGAACATATCTTAATCAGACTATTGGTGATATGTTCAACTTTGACAACGGTAACGATTCGCTGTCCGACCTTATCAACGGTTGGCTTGCGGATAGTGGGTATTCTGACCTCTTAGCGCAGGCGGCAGAGTCTGCTACATCGGAAGACCCGTTTACCCCATACACAGCGAAGCTCGAAAAATTAACCGATACAGTTTCAACGTTAAAAGCCGCTTATGACGCATTAGATGCTGCTCAAGCGGATATGGCTACTGGCGCCGGTTTGTCAACTGATACTATCGAAGCACTCGCTTCTGCCAATGACGATTACCTCAGCTATCTGTATGAGGAGAACGGCGTCATTAAGCTTAACACTGAGGCATGGATAGAAAACGCTAATGCCAAGATGCAAGAGCAGATGGCTGAAATCGAGAAGGAAACTGAATCTCTCAAAGAGCAAAATGCTGCTCTCGAAGAAAAGAATCGACTTCTTGATGAACAGGCAAAGAGCGGCGAAGACTACTATGCTCAGTACAGCAGCGATGGTGGTGCCGGTACAGAGCGGTTAAATGCCGCCCGTGAGTATCGGGCAGAAATTGAAGAGAACAATCGTGTAATCGAAGAGAACAATCTGAAGATTGCTGAGAACCAAGGGAAGCTTGCAATTTATAGCAGTTTGTACGGCAGCATCACGGGCGACCTTGATGCTTACACAAGTGCGCTGAACAACTTCTCTCGGATTTCAAATACAATCAACTCTGTTTCCGATTCTTTCCAAGCTCTTGCTAATTTGCAGAATCAGGTCGCTGACGGCTTCACGATGTCTCTGGACAAAGCGCTTGAGTTTGCGTCTGTATATCCTGAGATTCTGAACAATGCTACCGTTGCAGCCGATGGGCAGCTCACGCTAAATGCGGATGTTGTTAACTCGTTCATCGCAGGTAAGAAGGCTGAACTGGATGCCCAGATTGATAGTCAGATTGCGCAGCTTGAAGCAGATAAGGCTGTTTTGACTGCTAAAATGGAAAGTGCCCAAGCGCAGCTTGAGCTTGCGAAAAACGTTGGTGATGGCGAAGGGCAGATTTCCAAAGAGGTAGCTGAGTATCGAATCAATACGGGTAATGCATTGACGGCGGCGCTTATTGAAATGGGCGTTGAAGAGTCAAAGGCGTATGCTCTCGCTGCTGCAGCTATGGCAGACAATGAAGAAGAGTTTGCCCGCGTTGCAAAAGAGTGCTTTGAGAACATGGATGACAATGCTGCCAAAGCAGCATATAACATGGCGCACTCTATTTTCGTTAACGCCAACAATTCCTGCAATAGCATTTCCGAGATTGCTGCACAGGCACACGAAACCGCTCAGGCGATTGCTGCTATGGGAAGCGGCGAAGTTGCTGGCAGTAGTTCCAATATTTTCGGTGGCGCAGATGGAACCCAGACTGGTGGTCTCAGCCTTGATTTGTACAAAGGTGATTTCAAGGGGACAGATTACAACTATGAAGCTACGGCGGTTAGTCTTGATGACTATGTGTCACAGCTTGAATTGGATATCTCGTCCTACGAAAAAGCGATTGCTCAAATCGACGGTCAGATTGCTGCGCTCCAAGCGTTGAAAAATGCCCCGCTCAAGAGCTTCGAAAGTAGTTCTGGCAGCAATGGTAGTAGCGGCGGTTCCAGCAAAGAGGTTGAAGAATATCTTGCTGACATTGATGAGTATTACGAAGCAATGAAGCGGCTGGAATCTATCCAGCAGCGCCTTGCCAAGTTGCAGTCTCAAATTGAGTATGCTGATACGGAAGAAGAAAAGATTGCGCTCACCAAGCAGCTTATCAATGTTTACAATGATGAAGCGGATGCACTTGAAAATCTGAACAACCTTCGTAGTGAAACCATTGCCAATGGTAAGGCAGAACTCGAAGCTCTTGGATTCACTGTAAGCTATGACGCTACGACAAACGAGTTCATGGTTCATAACATGGAGCACCTTAACGAGCTTTATGGTGCTACTCAGGAAGAGACTAACGAACTCAGAAAGAAAACTGAAGAGCTCATCGATACGATGGAGTCTCTCAATGACTCAAATCAAGAGGGGGCTTCCTCTCTTCGCACGTTAAAGGCTGACATCAAATCTGCAAAGCAGTCTATTATTGATTACTTAAAGCAGATTGTTACTGCTGCGAGCGATGTTGTCGATGCATATCAAAATGTGTATGAGACGCTCCATAATGCAGCCGATGAATATGCCGCGAACGGATATATCACGATTGATACTTTGCAGTCCATCATCGAACTGGGTGCGCAGTATATGCAATACCTCATGGATGAAAATGGGTTGCTGGTTATCAACGAAGAGAACATCAATAAAGTTCTTGCCGCGAAAACACAGGAGCTTGCTCTCAATCAGGCTATGACCTACGTTGAGCGCCTTCGCCTTGCGTTGCAGGAAAACTCTATTGAAGACCTGAACAACCTTCTGTATGCTACTACAGAGGCTACAAACGCCACTTGGGGATTGGTGTATGCCAACCTTGCCTTGCTTGGATTGGACGATGACCAGTATCAAGCTGCGCTCCATAACATCAATGCCATTCGTTCTTTGGCTGATAGTGCTGTTAGCGGTATCGGTCAAACTGCTGGTAAGACGGCAGAGGAATTGAACGACATGAAGGACGGTCTCGATGACATCCTGAAGTACGTTATGGATATGCTCAAGCAACGTATCAACGACCAAATCGATGCGCTTGAGGATATGAAAGATGCCTATGCTGACATTATTTCCTTGCGCAAAGAGGCTCTTGAGGCTGCGAAATCAGAAGCAGATTATCAGGACAAGGTAGCTGAGAAGGTCAAAGAGCTTGCTAAACTGCAAGCTCGCATCAATGCCCTTTCCTTGGATGACAGCCGTGATGCACAGGCACAAAAGGCAAAACTCGAAGAGGAAATGGCTCAACTTCAGAAGGAACTTGCTGATACTCAGGCAGACTATGCGGTAGGTGCTCAGAAAGATGCGCTTGATGATATGCAGAAAGCGTATGAAGAGCAGAAAGATGCAGAAATCAAAGTGCTTGAGGACAGTATCTCTTCTTATCAGAAGCTGTATGACATGGCTATCGCTTATATCCAGTCCAACTGGAACTCGCTCTATGATGAGTTGATTGCTTGGAACTACCAGTACGGTGATGAACTGAGCAGCACTATCACGACAGCTTGGGAAAACGCTTTAGCTGCCGCACAGAGATACGGAAGCTATGTCAACGCACTGAATAGCATTGGTGCTGACATCGATGCCGCGAATGGTTCTGGCGCGAATTATGTTGTTGGGGAAACGACATACGACAACAGCTCTTCTAACGAGGAAATGATTCATGCCATTATCAAGGAAATGTATGCGAATAGCCAAGCCCACCATACTGCCAGTAAGGAAGAGAAGGCGCGGCTTGACAAGCGCAATCTGACCCTCGGCGCGATGCTCGGTCAGTATGGCGTAAATGCTTACCGTCAAAACGGAACGTGGTATGTGGATGGCGGTGCACTTCTGTACGAGAAGTATCGTAAGTACATTTACCACACCGGTGGTATCGCAGGTGACCAGCCGACTCTAAAACAAAATGAGATTCTTGCCGTCCTCGAAAAGGGCGAGGCAGTTCTCGATGCTAAGAAAGAAGCCGGTCTCTATCGCATTATTGATTTCACCACAGCACTGTCGGACAAGCTCAGCAAGTTGCTCACCCTTACGGACATGAGCCGTATGTTCGGTCAGATGCAAGGTGATGTTACGAAGGCTGCTTCTGCTTTCGCTCCAATCAATAACACACAGGCGCCCAGCGTGTCTTTTGGCGATGTTATCATCTATGGAGCGAACGAGGAAACGGTTGAGAAGCATCGTGAAATCAATCGACAGTTCACCAATGATGTCATCAAACAACTGAATATCAAACGTTAACGGTGTGGAGGGAGCTTCTGTCTCCCTCCCACTGATATTTTATGAAAGGAGATGGATGCGGTAAACCATGTTTAACTGTTATGAGTTTACTTTTGACGGAGAGTCCTCTGCAATGTATGGGCTTATGGTCTATGACATTGGTGGCAGAGGTCAAAGCGATGTGAGTTTTGGCAACAAAGCATCCATCGTCGAAACGAGAACAAACAATCGGATTCAGCCGATTTACTTTGGGACGAATTACCACAGCAAGCCACTTGAATTCAAGTTGGTTTTCGGTGCAGAGCGTGAACTCGACCGGTACGAGCTTGAAGACATCGCCTACTGGTTGACTGGACGTAAAGAGTACAAGTGGCTTTCTATCGGGCAACAGGACATGGAGCAACTTCAATTTCGCTGCATGGTCACTGAGTTGACCCCTATCTCACATGGATGGTTACCCGTCGCATTTCAGGCGACCATTCAATGCGATTGTCCCTATGCGTATAGCTACCCGTTTGAAAAGCAGTACACGATTTCTGGCGAGACCACCATTCTGTTCCGCAATGAAAGTTCAGTGCGTGAGTATCTCAAGCCTGAGATTTCGTTCGCACCCGCATCCAGTACAAGTGCTCTATCTCTTGTAAATCTGGACGATGACAATCGAGAGTTCAAGTTGACTGGTATTCCAAGCGGTGCATCCGTTTTTGTCAATAACAGCAACGGTATCATTCAAGAGCTCTCAAGCGGTTACAACTTATACGATGGATTCAATCTCAACTTTTTCCGTTTGGTTCACGGAGACAATAATATCAAAGTAACTGGTGATGGTGTGCTGACTATCTCTGGCAGGTTCTTATACAATGTTGCAGGATAAGGAGGTGTTGCGGATTGTATCTTGATTATTCCAAATTGGCGTTTGATAAAAACGGTACGCCCGAAACGCCTACGCTCGTCCTGAAGACAATGCATGAGGAAACCATTGGCGTTATCCCCGGCGTCTATAATATAAAGCTGTCCATCAAGTTCGCAGAACCAAGCGAAATGACGTTCGATGTTCCTGCTGTCCTTGACGGTGAGAAGAACTGGATTTACGACGAGCTTGTTGGATATAAGGTCATCTACACCGAACACTATGGTATCTACGTTGTTATGAACCCGACGACAAGTGCTGACGGTATTTCTGATGTGAAACACGTTCAGTGCTACTCTTTGGAAAAAGTTCTCGACACAAAGAAATTCTTCCTTGAAGATGGCGACGACGGCAGTACGTTCAAGTTCTTCAATCAGGCAAACCATAACGACCCAGACACTATCATCGGCAGAGTCCTTGAGGTTGCCGATGGTTGGCATATGGGCTATGTTGCCCCGTCTGTTGCCCAGCGCTATCGCACATTCGATGGGTATGATGACTACCTCATGTCCTTCCTGTATGGCGATTGCCAAGACAAGTTCCGCTGTGTGTTTGTGTTTGACCCTTACGAGCGCAGTATCAATGTCTATGACGCCGATATCGAGTTAGAGACACTCCCCATTTATCTGGACTTTGATAATCTGGTTGAGAGCCTCGATATCGAAGAAGTGACCGATGAGCTGGTTACTGCAATCAGACCATATGGTAGTGACGATGTAGATATCCGCGAGGTCAACCCCATCGGCTCCAACTGGATTTACGACCTTAGTTATTTCATTGCGAACGGTGACCTCCCTGATGCCCTTGCTGCAAAATGGGAAACGTGGCAACGTACCGTTCTTAACCGCCAGACATACTACAAAGGCTTGGTAGCGTTACAGGCGTCCGCATCTTCCACATTACTTGCAACACAAGCTGCTCTTGCAGATTTGAAGGGCGAGCTGGATACGCTTACTGCACAGCAAAGTGTGACAATTCAGGCGCTTGCAATGGAAACCACATCAACCGGCAAGGCAAACCAACAGAAGCTGCTTGATGAAATCAATCAGAAGATTGCTGCAAAGAAGGCTGAGATTGCCGCGAAAGAAGATGAAGTTTCTGCGCTTGAGGCAAATGCCAAGTCTTATACGGAGCAGATTCAAGCTGTGGTTAATGAGCTGTCTATCAGCAAGTTTTTCACAGATGAAGAGTACGCGATTTTGCGCAAGTACATCATTGAGCAGGATATTACCGAAGACACTTTTGTTGCCACAAGCGTTGATACAGCCGTATCTGGTAGTTCCTATTCGCTGGCGAACGAGACCATATCTATAAATGGTTCTTCTGTTTCTGAGGTCGATTTGACCAGCGAGTTCCAAAAGAAAATGTATGTACTTTCTGGTGGCAACTTTGCCTTCAGTGGAAGCCACAATATCACTGGTGATGTTATCCGTGGCACACTGGAGGTTGGTTCAGACAACCAGTATGTGCTGAGTCTGTACGCGGGTTCAATCACTGTCAATACTACGAAGGCTTCAAGCGGCACAATTACGCTTGTCGGTTCGTTGTCATCTTTTTCATCTGATATCCGAAACGTGACGGTTGACGGTGTGACCACACGAGAAGGTAGCAGAGTTTCATTCCGCTGCTATTCTGGCTCTATGTACCTGACTGCAAACGTTAGCGATTATCAGAAATACTCTGTGCAGTTGGAGCTGTACGACTATGCGCTGGATGTTTTGGCAGACTTGGCTACACCTACATATGAATTTTCAGTTGACTCTGCAAACTTTGTGTTTGCTCAAGAGTTTGCACCGTTCCGAAATCGTTTGGAGCTTGGTAAGGGTGTGTATCTCAACGTCGGTGGGAAACAGACAATCATGCCATACATCATTGAGTTTGAGCTGGATTTTGAAAAGCATAGCAATTTCTCGATTGTCTTCTCAAATCGGTTCAAGCGAAAAGACTATGTCAATACATTGAAGGACATGGTGGAGACCAGTTACTCTACCAGCCGCAGTTTTGATGCCAGCAAGTATTTGTACAATCAAGCTGCAAATCAAGCGGCGTCAGTCTCGAAGTTTATGAAGAGCTCGTTGGACGCGGCAGTCAATACAATTATTGCTGCCAAGAATCAGAGCGTGGTCATCAATGGCAGCGGTATCCATGTCGGCGGTGACTCCAAATATCAGCTTCGTATCGTGGACAGCATGATTGCTATGACCGATGATAACTGGGCAACTGCTAAACTTGCTATTGGTTTGTTTGCATCCGATGAGGTAGGAACATACTTTGGCGTGAATGCAGAAGTCATCGGTGGCAAACTTATTGTCGGCAATAACCTTGTTATTGAGAATGAAACCGATGATGGTGTCATGCAGTTCAAAGTGGACTCAAGCGGCGCATGGCTGAATAACTCCACATTTGTTCTCCAAAAGGACAATGGTGGCAAGATTCTCATTGACCCTATGTATGGCATTGCTGCTGGTACAGGTGAATTGTATTCTGTCAATGGCACAACCGTTTACCCGTCATTTATCAGCCTTGGGCGCAGTCGTGACAACATTCTGTTCGACGCTGACGGGATGCCTCAGAATGCGAATTTCTACCTCGATATCGATGATGGCAGCGTCTACATTCGTGGCAAGGTCTCCGCTACCTCTGGTAAAATTGGTGGCTTCACTATTGAAGATGATTACCTTCATGCTGGCAGCGGGAATAGCTATGTTGCACTGAATGGCTCTGGAACAAACAGTAACTCCGCCTATGCAATTTGGGCAGGTTCGGATTCTCCTGCATCCGCTAAATTTTGGGTAAAGAAGAATGGCGATATGTATGCAAAGAGTGGTACGTTCCAAGGTACTGTATCTGGAGCATCATTCAAAGACAAGTCTGGTAATTCCATGATGAATAGCAACTACGAGTTCACTGCCAGTTATCTCAATCTCAATGGATTGAACGTCGGCAATGGCAATTTCACAGTTGATTCCAGTGGTAATGTTTCTGTCCGAGGCAAAATCACTATGGCTGCTGGCTCATCAATCAATTGGGCTTCCGTCTCGGAAACAAATTTGGGCAGTAGCGAAGCGTATCAACGAGCAAACAGCGCCTATAATCTTGCTGATACGGCAAAGGATACTGCTGACACGGCAAAAAGTACAGCAGATTCTGCCAATTCGTCAGTAAGAACGCTACGCTCAGATGTCAGGGACATCGTTGATGGCGATTACACTGGTGGTTCATTTATAAATGGCAGTACCATTTACTCGCCGACTTTGATTGGCGCCGAAATATATTGGGGTCGAAACGGGACATACGGAAGTTTGACCCGTGGCTATGGTAACGATGGAGGGGGACAAACCAACATTGTGGAGCTGTATTCTAATGCTGGTATTGTTCTTAATGCATCATCCAATATGCGTTTTGAGGGCAACTCCCTATGGATTAACATGGACGCTTATAACGTTAATGTTAGATATCAGGGTTCGTACTGTTCGCTCGTTAGTTTGATTCAAAAACTTCAATCGTAAAAAAGGAGATTGTATGAAAGATGAAATTATGAACCGGCTGGCTGCTGTGTTGAATGCACTGAATGCGGTTAGCGTAAACGGCAAGCAGAATCTTGCCAATCTTAGTGGCAGTATTGCTGTCATTGAGGAAGTTGCTGCTATGTTGAGTGATGCTTCTATCGGGGAGCCAAATACAGAAGGCAGCAAATGTGAAAAGTAAAGGCGGTGAACCTATATGCCCTGTGATTACAGCCCATATACGCTACCGACCATCGACTTTGTAGCCGGAGAAACGCAGGACTTCGCATTCTACACCTACTTTTATAAGAGCCACCAACCGTTTGCATTAAGTGGGTGTACGGCAAACTTCTCTATTGTTAGCTTTACCAATAAGACGGGTGTGCCAATTCTTACAAAGCCGATGGAATCGCACTTTAACGATGATATTACTGCCGAGAATGTGTTGGCGGTCACATTAGACCCATTGGACACAGTGGATTTATGCGGCAAGTATATCTATCAAATTACAATCAAAGATATCAACGGTAATATCGAGATTCCCAAGCAGGGCATCCTGTTTATTACCAATAATATCAACAAGAGTTTCATCAGGCAATAAGTCGAGATTGTATGTCTCGGCTTTTGCTATGCCCATTTTAAGGAGGACTGCTATATGAATACGACATATTTCTTAAACTGTGCCGCCGGTAACATCTTTAACACAAAGACATCCCCGGCACTTCCGACTAACTACTATATTGGCTTGAGCACAAGTGCACCCACCATCAGTGGCTCTGGCGTGACCGAACCCTCTATCGATGCAGGTTATGCCCGTGTGAGATTAACTTCTTTGAGCGAGCCAAATGATGGTGTCGTTACCAATAGTCAGGCTATCAACTTCAATGAGTCAACTGCAAGTTGGGGTACAATTACTCATTTCGTTATTTTTGATTCTGCTACTGCCGGTAATCTTCTGATGTATGGTACGCTCTCTACTCCGCGTAGCGTTGAGACTGCAACCATTATGACCATCAAGGAAGGCTATCTGTCTCTGTCTGCTCAGAACCCCACCTGATAAGGAGTTGAGTCGCATATGGCAAAAGAGTTTGATATTTACCTAAACAAACGACTTACTGAATGCGACATTATCGTCTACTCCATTCCATTCCGTGATGGCTTGACCGCGACGAACCGCATGATTCTGGAGAGTTGCCTTGAGAGCTATACCCTCCAGAAGTTCATCGCTGTTGAAACTGGCTCTGAGCTGGTCTCTCACATCGACAAAATGATTAAGACCTGCAACGAGCGACTGCATATGGCATCGACTTGGGACATCGATTTGGAGTTCCAAACGCACTATGTTCTCAATCCTGTCCCAACCTTTATTGAGATTGCACCAAACGACGATTTGCAAACGCTTCGGAATATGTTTACAGACGTTGAAGATAAGCTGCAAATCACCGCTGCATCTGTAGATGCTATGGTTGCCAAGTCGTTGGGTGGAGGCAGTTCAAGAATGAATATTGACGCTAAGGTGCGTCAGTCGCTCAAGAACAGCCTTCTCCAGCCAGCAGCGGCTCTTCCGATTGATGCTAATGTACGCCAGATTTCAGAACAGAATTTTCTGACCATTGATGCTCCGGTCGAACCAAGTGCAGAAATCGTTGACCTTTGCTACCGTTTCTATACTGCTGCGGGGACAGCTATGCAAATTGCCGCCGCTGTCATTGAAACAGAGATTCACTTTTCTCTCGGTAGCGGTGAGTCTGGAATTGAGTTCTCAGCAAGCGCAGATGGAACGGCAAAAAAGTATGAGGCAATACAGAGTACAGTCGAAATCCTTGCTGGCATCACGGAGAAAATCACACAATTTATGGCACCGGAAAAGGGTGGCATTTTGTTGTCAGCAGCAGCCACGCCAATCTTGAAGCGGCATAGACTGCTCAGCGAAATGGACGCAGATACGCTGCTGACTTATGACGATATGGCGCTGGAAGACATCGACTACATTATCCTATAACGAACGGAGGTGACGCGAGTGATTTATATCAAGCTGGATGACAGTATGAACCTCGTTATCACTGTGAATGAACCGATTTATAGGGGCGACAACTTGAATCAGAAAATCATTTACCTGATTCCGTTGCAAGTCGGCGAAATCGATATGCTGACTGCGACCCCTTATTTGAGCTACATTCGTGCAGACGGCGTGGCTGACATCGTGCGGCTGGAACGTCAAGACGAGAAATACAAAGAAGCCTACTATCAATATGTGTTTCCGGTCTCTTGCAGACTGACAAAGTTCCCCGGAGAAGTTTGCTCATGGCTCCAAATCTTCTCGGGCACGCCGTCTAACCCGACCATCGCAAAGAGCGGCGAGTGCCTGCTTTATGTCGAGGAATCCAAGAACATGGACGACTATATCTGCGACCATCAGCTTTCGGCTATTTACGAGATGCAGAAGAAGACAGAGGACACGGAGAGCAATATGGACGCCATCCAAGAGGAGATTGACAAGCTCGTTAAAGATGATGACGTTATCCATTTTACAAGCAATAGCGGCAACGACCCAGTGGACGAAGATGCCGTGATTCAATTCTGATTGACGGAGGTGATATGAGATGGGCGTGAGAGTCGCTTACGGAAAGAAAGGTAGAATTTCCGCTGCAATTGCTTCCGGTACTATCCCAAAAGATAGTCTGATTATCACCAGCGACAGCAAAGAGTCCGAACTGTATTTCTACGATGCGAATGGTGAGATGAAAAATATCTCCGAGCGTAAACAGTTTGAGACGTTAACCGAGGCACAGGCGTGGGTTAAGACCTACGATTGTGCTGGACACATTATTTCAGTGCATAACGGTTCTGATTGGGTTCCGTATATCGTTTCTGCTGACGGGAAATTGTCTCCCGTTAATACAGGCGACATTAGCGTTGGCGATGTCAAAGTGATTGATGGCGGCGCCGCGAACGGCATCCAGTGAAACCATTCTGCAAAAATATTTTGAAGGAGGAAAGTTATGCCCAATACTACGATGAAAACCCAAATCCAAGTTCGGCGTGACACAACGGCGAATTGGCTTGCCAACAAAGACGTTGTACCTGCCGCTGGCGAGCCTTGCTTTGACTTGGAGCTTGGCACTCTCAAGATTGGTGACGGCGTTACCACTTATGAGAACTTGAAGGCTATCAGTGGAGCAAGTGCCGCCCATTATGAAGGCGTGAAGGCAGAGGGCGAAAGTGACAACGATGTCATTACTCGCGTCCTGACTGCGGCTGGCGTTACCGCTGAGAAGGATGACATCTTTGTTGTCAAATCTCTGATTGCCGATGGCAAGTATTCTTACACTGCCTACGTCTACGATGGCTCTGTGTGGGCTGCGATGGACGGAAACTACAGCGCCGAGAATGTCTACTTTGCCGATGACCTGACGTACACTGCCGCCATTGGCGTTCTGACCGTTCCGAGCTCTGGCTCTGGCACGATTGCTGCATCCGGCAAGAATGTCAAGGATGTTCTCGCATCTATTCTGGCGAAGGAAAAGAACCCAACTGCTACGCAGCCTGCCGTTACTGCGACCTGTGCGCAGCTCGGCGCATACGAAGTTGGCACTTCTGTTACCCCTGCATATACTGCGACACTGAACGCTGGTAGCTATACATACGGTCCCGCGACGGGTATTACTGCTACCGAGTGGAGTGTTACTGATGGCACAGCGACAAAGGATACCGCAAGCGGTACGTTCGACGAGCTGACTGTTGGTGACAACACGAACTACGGAATCACTGCTACTGCAACGCATGGCGAAGGCGCTGTTCCTGTGACCAACCTCGGCAACGCATATGCGGCTGGCAAGATTGCGTCTGGCTCTAAGAGTGCGGCTGCTTACAAGAGTGCTTCTGCGAAGAGCACCACGAAGATTACTGGCTACCGCAACAGCTTTTATGGAACGCTTGAGGCAAAGGATGGCGAGCTGAACTCTGCTCTCGTCCGTGCCCTGTCTGGTAAGAGCGGCAAGGCTCTGGCGGCTGGTAACAGCTTCAATCTCGCAATCCCCGTTGGCGCTATTCGCGTTGTGTTCGCATATCCAGCAACGCTGCGCGATGTCAGTTCCGTGCAGGACGTAAATGGTATGAACGCGGAAGTCAAGACTGCTTTCACCAAGACCGTTGTTTCTGTTGAGGGTGCGAACGGTTATCAGGCAATCGACTATAAGGTGTATGTGTTCGATATGGCTAATGCCAACGATACTGCAAACACCTATAAAGTGACAATCTAATATGGAGGTGACGCATAATGGCTGATTTTGGCAAACTGAATTTTGCGGTTTCATTTAATCCTCAAACTGCGTTCCCTCTGGACGCACGTTATTACTTCTCTTCTCTGAGTGCTGCTGAAGCTGCCGCCGCTACCGCTGTTGAAGTTGGTAGTTCGGACGGCACTTATTTTTATGGTGAAAATGTCTGCGTCGTAACGGAATCTTCCGCAGACCTGTACATTATTCAGCCGGACAAGACCCTGAAGGCGGTTGGTTCTGCTGTCCTCGGCGATGACAAGTCCATTGAGATTGTTGATGGCAAGGTCACGCTGAAGGGCTTCGGTTCCGCTACTGCGGGTCAGCAGCCTCGTATCAATGCGGCTGGTACTGCTATCGAATGGTACACGCCTGATACCAGCACCGTCTCCGGTCTGGCTGATACCGTCGCTGGTCATACGCAGGATATCCAAAACCTCCAGACCGACAAGGCTGATAAGGCTACCACGCTTGAGGGCTATGGCATTACTGATGCTATGACCGCTACCGCAATCGCGGAGGCAATCAAGACGGCTATCGCCGAGACTGGTCATGCCAGCTTCACGAAGGTTGACGCTGTTCCTACGGCTGCTGAAGCCAAGGACAATGTTCTCTACCTCGTGATGAATGCCGATACTGGCTTCTACGATATCTACGCGAAGGTCGATACCGAAGTTGTTCGTCTGGACGATGTGAGTGTTAATCTTGACAATTACTCCACCACGGAGCAGATGAACGAAGCTATTGCCACTGCCATTGCCAACAAGGTTGACAAGGTCGAAGGCAAGGGTCTTTCAACTGAGGACTTCACGACTGCGCTGAAGGAGAAGCTGGTTGCTCTGCCCGAAGGTGCAGAAGCGAACTACGTCAAGAGTGTTTCTGACGAGTTTACCGTCTCTGAGGAAGGCAAGCTCGAAGTCAAGGAAATCGCCCCAGCTAAGGTCATGGGTCTTCCTGACGCTCTGGCTGGTAAGGTCGATAAGGTTGAGGGCAAGGGTCTGAGTGCCAACGACTATACCGACGAAGAGAAAGAAAAGCTTGGCGGCGTCGATGCGGGTGCGAACAAGAACCTCATTGAGATTATCAAGCTGGCTGGCGCTGCGCTGAATATCTCTGAGAAGGCAGTTGATATCCCGCTTGCCGGTGAGACTGCTGGTGTTGTTACCAGTTCCACTGAAGAGAACAAGGTCGCTGTTGCTAAAGACGGCAGCATGGAGGTCAATAGCCTCAACATGAACAAGCTGGTTCAGTCTGAGGGCGATACCCTGATTCTCGATGGCGGCAATGCCTCTGTCTGATTCAAGGCACAATGAGCGGAGCTTCGTGCTCCGCTCTAACTAAAATCGCATAAAAAGGAAGGTAAGCGTTTATGGCTACTACAACTTTTAATACCCGCATTTCCCTGAAGTATGATACCTATGCCAATTGGGTTGATAAAGACCCCAAACTGCTTGTCGGTGAGGTTGCGGTTGTTGTCGTACCTGCTGAGACTGGTGCCGTAGCGAAGGAGCCTGCGGTTCTGTTCAAGGTTGGCGACGGTTCTCATAAATTCAGCGAGCTGCAGTTCACTGCTGGTCTGGCGGCTGATGTGTACGATTGGGCGAAGGCGGCAAACAAGCCTACTTATTCCGCTTCTGAGATTACCGGTCTGTCTGATTACATCTCTGGCGAGATTCAGGATACCGATACCCAGTACAAGCTGGAAATCGATGCGGACAATGACCGTAAGTTCCATCTGTACTCTCAGGCGAAGGGCACGAGCACTTGGAATCTGGTGAGCACTATCACCATTCCCGATGAGACCGTCTATACGCTGGCTGAGGGTACTGCGAATGGTACTGTCAAGTTCAATGGCGAAGACGTGAAGGTTCACGGTCTTGGCACTGCTGCCTATAAAGACGAAGGCGCTTTTGACGCGGCTGGCGCTGCGACTAAGGCGCTGGAAGATGCAAAGACCTACGCAGATGGTAAGGACGCAGCAATTGCGGCAGCGAAGAAGGCTGGCGATGATGCGCAAACTGCCGTTGACGCTCTGGATGAGCGCGTCGGTGCGTTGCCCGAAGGTGCTACTGCTACGACCGTTGTTGGTTACGTCGATGAGAAAATCGGTAAGATTCCTGCTCAGACCGACTATACCGTAACTGTCACTCCTTCTACCCCGGATGGCGTGGCAAAGCGCTACAACATCAAGCAGACGGCTACCAATCTGGATGTGAATATCGATATCCCCAAGGATATGGTTGTTGAGTCCGGTACGGTTGAGACAAAGGCTGAGGCTGGTGCATGGGGCGAGGCTGGTACATACCTGCATCTGGTTCTTGCCAACGCTACTGAAGACCACATCTACATCAATGTTGGCAGCCTGATTGAGTATGTCACTTCTGGTTCCAAAGTTGGCGACCAGATTGTGATTGATGTCAGCGCCGACCATAAGGTAACTGCTACTCTTACGGAAGGCGCTGTGACTCTGGCACAGCTCCACGCTGATGTGCAGACCGCTATCGGCAAGGCTCATAGCCATACGAATAAGGCTGAGCTGGACAAGATTGTTACTGGCGATAAGGCAAAGTGGGACGCTGCTGAACAGAAGGCTCACGAGCATGGGAATAAGACTATTCTCGACGCTATCTCTCAGGATAAGGTCGATGCGTGGGACGGCGCTGTTACTAAGCAGCATGAGCACGCAAACAAGACTGTGCTTGACGGCATTTCCGCCGAGAAGGTTGCGGATTGGGACAGCAAGGCTGCTGGCAACCATGAGCACGATATTACCGAGCTGAAGCAGGCTTCCGGTTATATTGTGTTCAACTGTGGCAGCGCCTCTGTTAACATCTGAGCATAAATAAAACACAAGCAACCCCGTCGTGTGTTATGCACGGCGGGGCTTTGCTTATAAGGAGGCTACTGTATGGCTGAATATAATGCACGAATCAGACAAAAGCGAGACACGAGCGCAAACTGGACAGCAAAAGACCCCATCCTTTTGGATGGTGAAATCATCATTGTTGATACAGCCAGTGGTAGCGTTCGTAAGAAAGTTGGAGACGGTACAAAGAAGTATTCTCAGCTCCCCTTTGATGATGAAGAGATGCTGACTGCTCTTGCTGAAAAGTGTGATGCAAGCAATGCTGTTACCGCTACGTTGACCGCAGCAGGATGGGCGAGTGGACAGCAGACACTTACCATTGCTGGGCTTGGTGCAACGCAGAATGGTGTTATCGGCTTGTCTCAGAGCATTACCGATGAACAGCTCTCTGCTGCGTCTGAAGCAGAAATGTATATCTGTGGTCAAGCAGCGGGTTCTGTAACGATTGCCGCAAATGGGTCTGTACCCACTTGCGATATTCCAGTCGTTGTTATCTTGCTTGGTTGAAAGGGCGGTGCAGTAAATGAGTAATACACCAAACTACAACCTCTATTTGACCGATGACAGCTCAACTCGCTTTCAGGAATGGCGCAACCAGATGAATGGAACCGAGAACTCCAATATGGTAAAAATCGATGCTGCCCTTGGTGAGAAAGCAAACAGCAGTGTGGCAATCAATACCACTCTGCTTGCGTCTGCATGGGTTGGTGTCGATGCGCCCTACACGCAAACCCTCACGATTAGCGGGCTTACTGCATCGCAGAACGGCACAATCTCTGTTGCTCATAATGCGACTGCAGAACAGCGTGAAATTGCTCGTGAGGCAATGCTCTCAGTTATCGGACAGGCTGATGGTACATTGACTATCGCCGCTGATGGCGAGATGCCAGAGCGTGACATTCCTGTTTACATCATTCTCTTAGGTTAAAGGAGGGGCGTAAAATGCCTATTTTATCTAACTTCCCCGGCGGCGCAGGTTCAGGCAGTGGCGGTCTGACACTTGCGGCTGTCTCCAGTATTACCACGCAGGTTTCTTCTGGGAAAGTCTATGTGAAGTGGACTGACCCCGATGACCTCGTTGTGGCAGGTTCTACGATTGCTGCTTGGGGCGGTACCCTGCTTGTTCGTAAGGCGGGCTCCGCGCCTACAAGCCGTCGTGACGGCACTATCGTTCTCGATAGTAAAACACGAGACGCTTATAAGAATACTTACTTCTGTGACAGTGGTCTGTCCAACGGAACGAAGTATTACTATAAGTTCTTCCCCTATACAACTGCAAATGCCTACACTGACAGCACGGATGACGAATTCAATGCGATTCCGACTGTTCAGGTTGCAGGCATCACAAGCTGGAATGTTACCGGCATGAGTGCCTCTTCTGAAGCAGGCAACGGCAAGATGACCGTTAAGTGGACTGACCCTTCTGCTTCTATCTCTGCCGATGGCGTGACTCTGGCATCGTGGGCAAGCACCACAATTGTTGTGAAGAGCGGCAGCTACCCTACAAGCAAGGATGATTCCGGCGCTGTTTATACGCTAAAGGTCACGACACGCAACCGATATTCCAGCACGCCGTTGACGATTACCGGTCTGACAAACGGAACGAAGTATTACATTGCTTTCTTCCCAGAGACCACGGACGGCGGCATCAACACCTCTACGTCTCAGCGGACGACTGGTACAGCAAACCGTATCACGATTGCAAACGTACCCGCCCAGAGCGGTACACTGACCTACAATAAGTCTTCTCAGTCTCCGAGTTGGAGCAATTATAACACGACTTATATGACGATTGGCGGTACGACATCCGGCACGAACGCAGGCAATTACACGGCTTCTTTTACGCCGAAAACCGACTATCGCTGGTCTGATGGGGCGACTACCGCCAAGAACGTTGTTTGGTCTATTGGCAAAGCGACTGGTACGTTGACTGTGAGTAAGACAACAATCAAGCTTAGCTTGAGTAAGCTTACTGATACGTTCACGATTGGTGGCAACTACGATGGCACGCTGAGCGTGACCTCCAGCGCAACTGGCGTTGCCACTGTTTCCCGTAGCGGGAATACAGTTACCGTTTCTCACGTCCACCAAACAAATGGCGAAGCTACTATCACCGTGAGCTGCACTGCTGGTACGAACTATTCTGCACCGGCAAGTAAGACTGTCAAAGTTACAGCAGAGTTTATTCTTGCTACGCTGAATGACAACTCTTGGGCGGCTATCCACAGTGTTTCTGGTACGGGTGCAAGTTATTGGTCGGTTGGAGACTGCAAAGCTGTGACCGTAAATGGTACTGTTGGCACACAGGCTGTGAACGGTACTTACTATGCCTACATTATTGGCTTTAACCACAATAGCAGCAAGGAAGGTAACGGTATCACATTTGGCACATTCAAAACCGCATTGTCTGGTGGCAAAGATATTTGTTTAGTTGATGGCAAGTACGATGGCTACTCAACAAACGGAACCAAGTATTTCAATATGAACCACAGCTCAAACACCAACTCTGGTGGCTGGAAGGGCTGTGACCTGCGATACGATGTACTCGGCTCAACGAACACGAATGATGGTGATGCCACAGCAACAGCTGCGACAAACCCTGTCGCAAATACGCTAATGGCTGCACTTCCGTCAGACCTCCGCGCTGTGATGCAGCCGATGACTATCTACACAGACAATACGGGCGGTGGTAGTGACAATGCGTCTTATGTTACTAAGACCACAGACTACCTTCCATTGCTGGCTGAGTATGAGATTTTCGGCACACGCACCTATGCGAACTCTGCCGAAAAGAACTATCAGGCGCAGTATGCTTATTACTCTGCTGGAAATTCGAAGGTGAAATACCGTCACAGCGCAACAGGTTCCACTGCTTGGTGGTGGGAGCGTTCTCCTATTTACTACACCAGCAACTACTTCTGCAGTGTGAACGCGAACGGCGACGCGAACGGTAACTCCGCAAGGTGTTCCTTCGGCGTCGCCCCGGCTTTCCGCGTCTAATCCTGCATCAACAGTATCAAGCCCACGGAAGTGGGCGTGCTCAAATCATTAAGGGAGAGGGACGGTACACCCTCTGCGGTAAATGCAAGGGAACCTCGTCCCCCTCCCCATCCTATAATTAGCAAGGGTACACCCTTTGCGATTAGTGGTGAACGGCTCCAGAATAGTGCATTCGGAGCTAATAAATCCAAGAACGAAAGGAGATTCTTATGTCAGTCCTAAAAGCACACAGGTCTGAAAGTAAGGCTGAGTTCGTCAACGTGGCGAACAAAATCTACATCCAAACCATCGCTTTCCTGTCGAGGTTGTCATCTCGGTACTCCCGGCTCGTATCTAAGTCCGTGTCGGAGCTTGCCTCAGAAGTTGTAGACCACGCAGAAAAAGCAAACAGCATCTATCCATCCGATGCGGCACGAAAAGAACTTCGTAAGCAGCATCTGCTCGAAGCGAGAGCCTCCCTGATGGCTCTTGATGTCCACCTTGCTCATTGTTACGACTTGATGATGACGAACCCGTCCGGTTGTTTTACGACCGGTAGCGGAAACTCTGTCGGTGCGTCAGACGCGAAGAAAAAGCTGGAGCGCATGGCGCAGGAACTTGGTGATTTAATCGATGCAGAAAATGGTCTTTTGACCAATGTGTTGAAAAGCGATAAGAGCCGGTAAACGTCTATGAAAATTTATGGGTGTATTTCTGTAAAACCTGTCGGTTGGGAGTCTTTTGCCTCTCTCTGTTCCACTGCTTGGTGGTGGGAGCGTTCTCCTAATTACAACAACAGCAACAACTTCTGCAATGTGAACACGAACGGCAACGCGAACAATAACAACGCAAGGTATTCCAACGGCGTCGCCCCGGATTTCGTAAACCAGAAATGGTCTGGGTCAATCGTAGTAGCCCAAAGGGTGAACTATGACCCTTACGAAAGGAGAAATACTTCCCGTGATGAAAGTCCGAAACTACCCTTTGATATTTTGACACGAACGCCGCCGGAGTCTCCGTGCGTGCATGGCGAGAGATGCATCTTACCTCGTTTCATGTGTCACCAATTAAGCAGATTAGACGATGCCCTACAAGACATCTGTACGGAGGGTGAATAATTTTTATGAGTAGACGTAAAGGACGTTACGAAAGACGCAAGACAAGGCGCGAAGAGAATGGATTAAGGCGTGCCGCCGCAGTTGGCGGTCTGCATGATGTCTTTGGATACGATGATATGTACAAAGCCGGAAAGAAATGCTGCAACGGTGTTCGTTGGAAGAACAGCACCCAACGTTTTGAGATGCACCTGTTCTCTGGAACAGCACGCAGACGACGTTTATTGCTTGAGCGAAAATGGATTCCGGGTGCATATGTACATTTCACGATTTCAGAGCGCGGCAAGACCCGCCCTATTGATGCACCGAGAATCCAAGACCGTCAAGTCCACAAGGTTTATACCAAGAAGGTACTTCTACCGTTGTATCGTCCTGAGATGATTTACAACAACGGCGCCAGTCTTGAAGGCAAGGGCTTTGAGTTCTCAAAGAGAATGTTAAAAGAGGACTTACGCTGGCACTTCCGTCGTTATGGACGAGATGGGAATGTGATTCTGATTGACTTCAAACAGTTCTTCCCATCTGTGTCCCATGAAGAAATCTTCAAGCGGCATGAGAAGCTATTGCTGAACCCAGATATCAGAAAAATCGGAGACGATGTTGTCAACACTGTTTCGGGCGGAGTTGGTCTACCGCTTGGTGTCGAGCCAAGTCAGGCAGAAATGATTGCGTTTCCGTCTGCACTGGACAACTTTATCAAATGCCAGCTCTCTATCAAGTGCGCCGGTCATTACATGGACGATTATTACGTCATTGTTCCGCCTGACCGAGACGCCAAAGAAATCATGGCTCTGATTGTGGCAAAGGCAGAGAGTCTCAAGCTAACTGTTAGCAAATCAAAGTCAAGAATTGTCCCGCTCACAAAGCCCTTCCGTTATTGCAAAGCAAAATTTATTTTGACCGAAACTGGTCGTGTTGTGATGAACGGAAATCGTGATGGAGTAAAGCGAGCACGAAGAAAAATAAAAGCATTCCGTACAAAAATCCAGAATGGAGAAATGTCATACGACGACCTCTGGACTTCCGTAAACGGAATGCTCGCATACTTTGAGTCCTACGACGACCACAATCGTGTGCTTCGGTTGCGTAGGCTTTTTTATTCGGTTTTCGGTTTTTCGCCGGAACGAATTGAAAACTTTAGAGAAAGAGGAAAAAAGGATGAAATATGTTGTGCATAGACGCTTCAAGGACAAAGCAATTTGCGGCGAAGTAAATCTCCCCGCTATGACCATGTGTGAAGAAGCCAATGGATATATCTTCCACGGTGACAAGCTCCTCTGCGTTGTAACAAGCGAGAACGCGCATCAGTTCTTTGCCCGTGACGACGATGGCGCAGGAATGCTCCGTGGAAAATTAACACAAGCCATTCAAAAGACGCTCGCAAAGCGCGATGCGAATTATCAAAATCGATGGGACAAGGTCTGGGAAGACCCAACCTGCCAGCCGTATAAGCGCATTGAGTACGCAGACTTCTGGCTGTGGAACCATGATTTCTTCAACGCCGATATTGACACGCTCCGACACATCGCAAAGTTGGTAGGAGCAAAGGAGGTTGCTTAAATGTATCGAATTATCACACTGGACGGAACCGAGCTTGGTATGACCGACTCCGTTCTGTATATCAAAATTGGCAACAGCGGCAGTTTTACGCCATGCTCTGTTGACGAAGCGATTGGCGTAGCATTCAACAGCGAACCGTATAATCTGGTTGGTCACGACGAAATTGAGGGTGCTGGCACTGTAGTTGTTGCCAAATGTGACGGCGGCTCTTTGGTCGCCCATCAGCGTGACCTCGTTGACGAATTGATTCTTTCCGCGCTGGAGGTGTAATCGATGAAAGAAAAACTGAAAGCCATGTACCAGTCCGGTGCTATCGACATGAATGGTCTTTTGAAGGCTGTCGAACGCGGCTGGGTCACGATGGAAGACGTAATCGAAATTGTCGGAGAGGACAACTCTCTTGCCATTATCAAAGCTGCAAAGATTGCAGAAATTTCTAAGAGCTGTAACGCCATCATCGTTGCGGGTATTGATTTGGAGCTGACACAGGGTGCCGTTCATTTTAATCTCAGCATCGAAGACCAAGCAAATATTGCGAACCTGTTCCGCGTTGTTGAGCTTGGCGGCACAGAGTTCCCATATCAATCAGACGGTGGTGTCTGCCGTATCTACACAGCCGCTGAGATTGCCCAAATCTATATTGCGGCGCAAACTCTTATTACCACTCAGACAACTTATCACAATGCTTTGAAAGCGTATGTACAGTCACTGGAAGGTGCTGAAGAAATCTCTGCTGTTACATACGGCATGACGCTGCCAGAACCGTACCTGTCTGAGATGAACGCAAAGCTTGCTGTTGCACAGGCTCAGATGAACGCTATCACAGAAAAGCTGGGCAACTAATATGAAGCGGCTGAAGGTATGTCTCAAACTGCTTGTGCTTGCCGTTATCGGTGGTGCAATCTATGTCGGCATTGAGATGCTTTGGCGTGGGCACAGTCATCCATCCATGTTTATTCTCGGTGGACTGTGCTTTGTTTCTATTGGTTTAATCAACGAGCTCTTCCCGTGGGAATTAGGAATCGTGTGGCAAGCCTTAATCGGCGGAACAATGGTGACCTGCCTTGAGTTTATCACCGGCGTTATCGTGAATATATGGTTGAAGCTGGGTGTCTGGGATTATTCTGGACTCCCTCTTAACATTTTGGGGCAAGTCTGTCTACCGTTCTATTTTGCGTGGGTTGGCTTATCTGTCGTGGCAATCGTGTTTGACGATTATCTTCGTTATTGGTTTTTCGGCGAAGAGAAGCCGCATTACAAGATTGTCTAATTATAAAACAATGCTTTTATCAAGGAGGTGGTTCGCATGAACGCCGACGAAAAAATCTGGCGCTATTTGAAATCTGCTGGTCTGAATGATTTCGGCGTCGCGGGTTTGATGGGGAATCTTTTTGCAGAGAGCGGACTGAATCCCAAGAACCTCCAAAATACATACGAGAAGAAACTTGGCATGACTGATGAAGAATATACTGCCGCCGTCGATAGCGGCAGTTATTCCAACTTTGTGAAAGACAGTGCCGGTTACGGATTAGCTCAGTGGACGTACTGGTCACGCAAGGACGCTCTCCTTGCCTCCTGTAAAGCCGCAGGAGCGTCCGTAGGGGACATGGATGCCCAGCTCAACTTCCTGCTTAAAGAGCTGTCTGTGGGCTATTCTGGGCTGCTGAGCACCCTCAAGAGCGCATCGTCTGTCCGTGAGGCATCCAATGCTGTTCTTCTCCAATTTGAACGTCCTGCCAATCAGGGACAGAGCGTCCAAGAAAAACGAGCCAGCTACGGGCAAGCTTATTATGACAAGTTCGCTGGTAAAATCCAAATCAATACACCAGAACAGGAAGGAGGATGCAAGTTGAAAATTGTAGACAACCTGACAACGGTTAACTTCCGTTCAGGCAACATGACTCCGAAGTACATCGTCATTCATTATTTCGGTGCGCTCGGAACTGCAAAGAGTGTCTCTGAATATTTCAAGACACCGGGTATTCAAGCGTCTGCCCATTATGCGCTTGACGAGGGCGATACCATCTATCGCTGTGTCCGCGATAAGGACATCGCATGGCACTGTGGTGCGAACAAGTACAAGCACCCTGAGTGCCGCAACTCTAACTCCATCGGGATTGAAGCACGCCCTTCCAAAATCAATCGCAAGAGGGTTATGGCTTCTGATACTGATTGGTATTTCGAACCAAAAGTTGTGGACAACCTCGTATGGTTGACAAAGAAGCTGATGGCTCAGTACAACATTCCTGCAGACCACGTTATCCGTCATTATGATGTGACCGGAAAACTCTGTCCGAGACCGTGGTGTTGCACCGACATGAATGTCTATTACAAGACGAGTGGCGACAAGCAGTGGGAAGAGTTCAAAAAGAGAATCAGCGACGGCAAAGAGGAGGATGAAGATATGACTCTGGACACATTCAAGGAACTGATGAAGGAGTACCGTGCAGAGCTGCAGGACAATGACTGCGGCACTTGGAGCAAGGAAGCTCGTGAGTGGGCTATCTCCAACGGTCTCATCAATGGCACTGGCACTGAGGTGAATGGTGAACCCAACTATGCTTGGGCTGACCAGCTTACCCGTGAACAGGCTGCTGCTTTGTTCTATCGTTTTGCAAAACTGATGGGTAAAGCGTGATGGCTACATATAGCGGCAGCAGACAGCAAGCAAGGCGAAGGAGAAAACGCACAAGCAAACAGGACGCTTTTTCAAAAAAGCTGATTGACGATATCCGCTCCCTTCTGTGGATTGTTACAGTCGGTGGGTTACTTTTAGCGTTCTATTGTGTAAAGCGGAACTATACCGGAGCGCTGCCGTGGATTGGGGCAATGGTTGGATTGCCGTGGTCGGCACATGGCGTGGTATGCGCATTTTATTTGAACCTGTGTAAATCTGACCATTCTGCTGGTGGTATCACATTCGAAAGCGCAAAGGCAAAAGGCTTCGTCGAAGACCCAAGCTGGGAGAGTCCAGCAATCTAAGGTGAAGGGCGGCACCTGAAATCCGCCCCACTACCTTTTAGAGAGGAGTTTGCATATGGAATTTATTGTGGAGAACTGGTATGTAATTGTTACTGGCATTGTGTTTATCGTTGGCGGCGTTATGGCTGTCCTGCGTTGGCGCAACCTGTCTACCGACAAGAAGTACGAGCAGATTCGTGGATGGCTTCTGCAGGCTGTTCTCGGTGCCGAGCGCGAGTTCGGTTCCGGTACGGGCAAACTGAAGCTGTCTTCTGTTTACGACAAGTTCTGCGAGCGTTTCCCTTGGTTGGCAAAGGTCTTGCCATTTGAAACCTTCAGCAAATACGTTGATGACGCCCTTAGCGAAATGAAAGACGTGTTGAAACAGAACTCTGCTATTGCCTCCATAGTGGAGCCGAATGAAGGGAGCAAATAAAACAGAGGAGGTTTCTCTTATGACTGAGCAAGAGACCGTCATGCTGATTGAGACCGAGCAGAGATGCAAGTCCAATACGCACAGAATTGACAACTTGGAAGGTGAGCTGAAGGAAATTCAGAGCGAGCAGAAGGCTATCTACAAAATCGCTACTTCCGTCGAGCTCATTGCGCAGCGTGTCAGTAATATCGAAGGCAAGGTGGATGACACCAATCGCAAGGTAGATGCACAGGCAAAAGCGTGGCAGGAAACCGAGCGTAAGCTGTCTGAGAAAGTTACTGAGACAGAGAATCAACCGTACAAGCAGATTGCAAAGAACGTGAACAGCGTCAAGGTCGCAATCATCACTTGCATTTGTACTTTGCTTGTGTCGGGTATTATCGGAGCAATCATCGCATTTGGAAAATAA